ACGCAGCGCGCAACATAGATGGATGGTGGCAGTCTGGCGGCATACAACCCCCGCTTGACTCGCGCTTGCATGATCTGTCTGATGCGTTTGCGATTCACGGTCCGTTTTCGCAGGCGACAAAGCCTGCCAACTACAGTACAACGACTGCGCAATTCCGCTCGATTGATGGTACGGTTGTTGTCGAGCTCGACCAGCCAAACGGCAAGGTCAATATCAAAGCAGCGCAGGAGATTGATCTCGAGGCGCCAGGCGAGCTCATCAACATCAACGCAGGCACAATCGACATAGCGGGGACAGTCAACATCACGGGGACAGTCCACATCACGGGGGCATTGGTCATTAACGGAACAACGGTGGCGGTGCCATGAGAGTCAGGGCGCAGGATAAGAACGGGGACTACACGTTTGGGCAGAGCCAGGCAAACTTCCTCGTCAACAACGTGCAGGCGGTCGCACAGATCATCGGCACGCGCATGCGCTTGATTGAAGGTGAATGGTTTCTCGATACAGCAGACGGCACCCCCTGGTACACGCAGGTGCTGGGCAAGTACACAGCGCAGACGCGCGATCTAGCGCTACAAGCGCGCGTGCTGGGAACGCCAGATGTCAATGAGATCATAGCTTACCAGAGCCAAGCGCAGTCTCCGTCACGCATATTCGTTTCCGTGATGACAGTCGACACGACATTTGGGCTCGTGCCTGTAGCATCGCCAGACCAACCCATTGCAATCGCAGGTCCCCTATCATGAGCGGCTCGATTACGCTGCCAACGCCTCCCGTCTGCACGATTGACGCGACTGGCATTCACGCACCTTCCTTCACCTCCATTCAGAACTACTTCACGACTGGCTACCAGGCGATCTATGGTGCTGATGTCTACCTTGGGAATGATAGTCAGGATGGCGAGCTCGTAGGCTTCCTGTCGACATCCTACAACGATGTGTGCGCGCAAGCCGTCGCCTGCTACAACTCGTTCTCGCCCTCGACCGCACAAGGTGTTGGCCTGTCGTCGAATGTCAAGATCAACAACATGCGGCGTAAGGTGCCAACGAACAGCGAGATGGATATCACTGTTGTTGGCAATGCGGGCATACCATTGACAAACGCTGTCGTGAGCGACGGTACCAACTCATGGACGTTCTCGACAACGATCCCCATTAGCGGCTCAATCATCGTCACAGCTATCTGCAATGCACCAGGAGCGATAGTCGGGCCGCCGATTGGCACAGTGCTGACGATGTCGACGCCAACGAATGGTTGGCAATCAGCGACTGTCGCAGCAGCAACGTCTGTCGGGCAGCCTGTTGAGATGGATGTCCAGTTGCGGCAGCGGCAAGCTGTCTCGACTGAAACGCCTGAGCAGACGACCGTTGACAATCTGCAAGCGCAGGTGCTTGCGCTGTCGGGTGTGCAAGCTGTCTCACCCTACGAGAACGCGACATCGACAACTGATGCGAATGGCGTGCCGAGGAATAGCATTGCATTCGTTGTACAGGGTGGCATTGCGCTGCAGATTGCGCAAACGATCCAGCTTGGGAAGTCAATCGGCTGCGGTACCTATGGTACGACGTCTGAGACAGTCACAGACGTGAACGGGCTCCCGCAGGTCATCAATTTCTTCCGTCCGTCCGCCGTTGCGCTGAAAGTCGTTGTCACGATCCATCCGCTGCCTGGGTACAACAGCGTCATTGGTTCGAACATCCAAGCGTCGATTGCCAACTACCTTGGACAGCTTCCCATTGGGCAGTCCGTGTTCCTGACGCGGCTCTATGTCCCCGCGCAATTGCAGGGGCCGTACGCGATCACCAACAATGCGAACGACCCCAACACGTTTGAGCTTGAGTCCGTGACGATCACGCGGTCAGCGACGACAACGCTTACGAGCAACATCACCAATTCGCAGACAACCATCCCTGTCGCGTCTGCCGCTAACTTCCCGTCAGCAGGTCAGGGACAGTACATCATTCAGATTGGCACCGAACAGATGCTTGTGACAGGCGGCAATGGTACGCTCGTCTGGACAGTGCAGCGCGGCTACAATGCAACAACACCTGCCTCCGCATTGCTCGGCGCGACTGTGACTGGCGAACCGTCCGCGACGGACATCAGCATGGCGTTCTTTGAACAAGCGTCAATCCTCACCAGCAACATCACGATTGCGACCGTCTAATGCGCACACTCGCCGACTATCTAGCGCTGGTACCCAGCCAGCATCAAGGCAAGCCGAAGTACATGGCGACGCTTGAGCTTGTGCTTGCACCGCAGGTCGCAATGCAGGAGTTCATCAACAACATCCCGCAAGCGTTTGACCTGGACGAGGCGATAGGCGTACAGCTTGATATCGTCGGACAGTGGATTGGTGCGACGCGCTACATCAACGCGCCGATCAACGGCATCTTCTTTTCGTTCGACACATCAGGCCAGGGATTTGACCAAGCCATTTGGTTTGGACCGTTCACACCAACGCAGGGCTTGATTGCGCTGTATGACGATCTCTACCGGGAGTTTCTCTACGCGAAAGCGGCTGCTAACGAGTGGAATGGTGAGCTGACTAGCGCATGGAACATCTACCAAATGCTGCTCGCGCCCTATCCTGGTGCTATGCTGCTTGTGCAGGACAACCAGGACATGACGATGACAGTTGCGATTGGCGGCACGCTGCCACCTGTGCTTGTGCAACTGCTCGTACTCAATGAGCATCTGCCGCTGCGGCCGTCTGGTGTGCAGCAGTTCAGCTATTTGACATCTGTCCCCGGTGCGCCGCTGTTTGGCTTTGATGTCGAGACAGCGCTGATCTCAGGGCTTGATGTCGGTTCGATCGCAGTACCCCCTAGTGTGATGGGATAAGGTCAGGACATGCCCGAACAAGACTTCATCGTGTTTGCAGGCGGCGTTGGTGCTAACGTCATCACGCAAGCTACCTATGTTGCTGCGTCATGGCCGCCAACAGGCTTTGCGTCCGGCCTTGCGCAGTCGAACCAATTCAACAAGGTGTTCAGGCAAGGCTCGATCATGGCTGCTGTCATCGGGCAGATGATTGCAGATGTGCTTGGCGTCAATGTCATTGACGATGGTACGACAGCGACGATCGAGGCCAATCTCATCAAGCTTATCCGCGGGGGTGCGGGAGCATTCGTCACAGACACAGGCGCTGCTAATGCGCTTGTCGGGTTGCTGACACCAGCTCCCGCTAACTTGGCCTCGCTTGTCGGCATACCGATTCTCGTCAAGGCAGCGCACACGAACACCGGCGCGTCGACAATCAACGTCAATGGGTTTGGTGCTGTCAACATCACAACGCAGACTGGCGCTGCGCTAGCTGCGAGCGCGCTCACAGCGAACGGCATCTACTGGCTAGTCTATGACGGGACTGAATTCCAGCTCGTCCTTTAAGGGAGTTTTAGCTCGTGCCCGAACAAGACTTCCTACCCTTTGCCAGTGCGGCTGGTGCGAACGTTATTACGCAAGCGGCCTATGTCGGTCAGCCATGGCAGACAGGTGGCTTCTCGGCTGGTCTCGCTCAGTCCATACAGCTGAACAAGGTCTGGCGCCAGTCATCCATCATTGCATCTGTCGTCGCGCAAGCGATTTGCGATGTCACGGGGCAGACAGTCATTGACGATGGCACGATTGCGACAATCGAAGCTAATCTCATTGGCTTGATCCGCTCGGTCGGTGGCACCTATCAGGTCGACAGTGGCGCTGTCAACGCGCTCGCGATCGTGCTAGCAAATCCGCCTAGCTCCCTCGCCGGTTTGGTCGGGATTCCGCTGCGCATCAAGGTCGCGCACACGAATACAGGAGCCGTGACCCTTACATCGAACAGCTTCACAGCAACGCCGCTTGTGCACCCTGACGGCACGCCGATGTTTGGCGGCGAGTTGCTAGCTGGTGCCATGATCATGGTCGTCTACGATGGCACAAGCTTCCAGCTAGTCAGCGATGCGCCGGTCATTCCTGGACGCTTGCTAAACGTGCAAGCATTCACTGCAAGCGGCACCTACACGCCAACAGTTGGCATGCGCTCGGCGCGCGTGCAGGTGCAGGGAGCAGGTGGGGGTGCTGGTGGTACAGCAACGCCAGGCGTTGGGCAGGATTCAATTAGCTGCGGCGGTCTTGGCGGGCATTGGAGCATTGGTATCTTCTCTGCTGCTGCCATTGGCGCATCGCTCGCTATCACCATTGGTGCTGGCGGTACTGGCGGTGCGGGCGGCGTTTCATCAGGTAGCAATGGCGGGTCTGGTGGTAACACATCTTTTGGTACATTGTTGCAGCAGCCAGGGAACGGCTTTGGTCAGGGCGGCGGACTGTACTCAACGACAGCGACAGTCGTGTTTGCTGGATCAACGGCTGTCAATACGACAAATGCCTATGCATGGCGTGCGGGAGGTCTTACGCAAGGCGGTACGACTGTTTGGCAAGCGGGCGGCGTTAACATCCTCAACATTGCATCGAATGGCGGCACCTCAATGTATAGCGCGGGAGGTGCTGGGTCGGGGCAGTCTGTTGGTCAGCCGGGCAGCGGCTTCGGTGGTGGCGGTGGGGGCACCAATGCTACTGCAAGTAGCGGCCCATTCGCTGGCGGTTCTGGGTCTGGCGGGCTTATCATCGTTGAGGAGTATAGCTGATGCGCAGATGGCGTAAGCAGCCAGGCAGCGTCAAGACCTATAAGATCGACGCAGCATGCGCGCTTGGCAGCACAGTCATTGAGTCCGTGTCGGCAGCTATCGCGCCGAATGGACTTAGCGAAGCAGTGATTGCAGCGCTGACAGTCAACGGGCAATGCGTCGACTTGACGGTGGGTGGCGGTGTGCCTGGACGGTCGTATGTCGTCAAGATCGACGTGACATCGTTTGGCACACCCGTCGCTGAGTATGCGCGTGCGCTCTACATTGATCGTGTGTTCGCGGCATGGCCGATTGGTGATCCAGCTGGCACTGCATTCGGACCGGCCGTTACCTGGCAGTCCAATGCGACGCAACTCAATTTCTCGAAAGCCCGCAACAGTTGGCTTGCTGCAGGCTTGTGTTCCTAAGGTCAGGAGAGGAGAGTACCATGGGTAACTTCTACACAGACTTCCTTGTCAAGGCACCGTTCTACAAGGCAACGGCAAAGGTCAACGATCTTGAGTACCTCGAACCCGTGACGCGCGCGGCTGTGCAAGCGATCATGTCGGAGTCCGCTGCCAATGGTCAGCCGCTCATTCTGTTCGAGACCTACCGGTCTGTGCAGCGGCAGCAGTTCCTGTTTAAGCAGGGGGCGACGACGTTGCAGCAGGTCGGCGTGCATCACTATGGGCTTGCGGCTGATCTCGTCAAGGACATCAACGGTCAGCCATCCTGGGCTGGTGAGTGGGGGTTCCTGCGCGATCTCGCGAACAAGCATGGGCTGATCTCAGGACTCGACTGGGGACTGCCGCAGGAGCACCACAGCTTCGTTGACGCTGATCATGTGCAGCGTGTCGCACTAAAGGACCAAGCGAAGCTGTTCGCTGGCGCATGGTACCCCGAAGACAAGTACACGCCATCCGCTCCGCCGCCTGTACCTGATCCCGTACCGGAGCCAGCTGTCGCTGAAGCAACGGAACACGTCGCGTAGACGAACCCACTGCAAGGTCAGGAGAGTCTCACATGCTTATCTACTATATTCGTCGGATGACAGTGCTAGCGGCATTCGTGCTTCTGGCACTGATCGCTTGCGCTGCTGCGTATGCAGCAACGGCTGTCGATGAAACGGGCAGCGGTGGGAGCATTGACTTCTCGCCGCTCATCACAGCATTCGTGTCGTTCGCTGGCGTTGCTATCCCTGCGATTGGCATTTGGTTGTCAACGCTCATCAAGCAGAAGCTAAAGCTTGATGCCTCGTCCGCTGACTCGCTGCTGATTGATAATGCGGTTCAGCGTGCAGGCGGTCTTGCCTACAACACAATGGTCGAGCTTGCGGGGACTGTGCCGACCATCCCGCTCAAGAACGCTGCGCTGGCAGCAGGGATCAATCACGTGATGGCGTCCATCCCCGATGCGCTAGCGCGCAAGGGGCTGGACAATGCGACCCTCACCCGCATGGTGACAGGCGAGCTTGGGAAGCTACTAGCATCGGATCCCAGCGTCTCCGTAGCTCCCCCTGCGGCTGCTTTGCAGGGGGTTGCGCAGGATCCCCCTGTCCAGGGAGCGCCGCCCGCTGCAACCCCCGTCCAGGGAGCGCCTGGAGCTCCCCTAGCGACTGTTTCGCAGGGGATAGCGCACGTGTCCCAATCAGATACCCGCGCGCCGATCCCGGTCGCTGCGGTGGGTACTCCCCCTCCACCCCCGCCGCCCCCGGCTGCGCCGGCGGGACCGCTCGTCACGACAAAGCAGCAGTGATCATAGGTCAGGAGTACATGCAAATGTTACGACGTAAGCTACTAGCAGGTTCAGCGCTTGCCCTTATGGGGTTTGTGGCTGGGTGCACGACAAGCACAGTCAACGGTGTGACGACCGTGACCATCAACATGCCAACGTTCACGGCATATGCGATGGGAGCCACGGCGCTTGTCACAGCGTTCTTGGGCTTCCCGGGCGTTGCGCCATTGATCGGCGCAGCGGGGCCAGTCATCTCGGGGATTCTGTCGCAGGTCGAAAGCGGCTTCGCTGCTGTCAACACAGCCGCGAATGGTAACGTCAGCTTCTCGTTTGACACGACAAGCGTTCCTGCATTCATCACAGCACTCGAGCAGGATGGCACGAAGCTGACATCGGCGTTGTCGACGGCATTCACTGGTGCTGGCAGTGCGCTGCCTGCGCAAGCGGGGCAGTACTACAATGGCGCTATCGCTGTGTTGTCAGCCATTGCCGCGCTGTTCAGCATCTCGACTGCTGCGTCGATGCGCAAGATCGCGGAGCCGAAGATGGATGTGCCGACTGCGTTGTCGCTCGTACACGTCGCGGTGCCCGCGGGGCGATAACGACTGGCGATGCTGGGCGCTTGATGGCGTTCGCCAGGGTCAGGATGAGTGCCAGGGGTCGTCGTAGCGTTAGAGGTCAGCGTTGCGGTGGTGAGTTTCCTGACCCTTGCCGGCGTGATGCTTGATGGGAGGGCAGTCGCAATTACGCGCGGCTGCCCTTTCTCATTTTGGGAGTCAGGAACATGAGTCAGTCCAATGTAACACGCATGCTTGGGAAGCAGGATGCGGTCGATGATCGCCGCATTGCGCGATTGGAGCGCCTGCTGCCTGTAAGCTTTGCGCCAGGCAAGAGCACGAACTGGCGCGCGCATACGCCTGCGAAGGGTATCCCCATCCTGCGCAACAACATCATCGGCAACTGCGTGATCTGCACAGCATTCCACTACGTGCAGACAGCGCTCGCCTACACGACAAGCATTGACATCGATCCGACAGATGACGAGGCTGTTGGCGAGTACTCCGCGATCACAGGGTATGATCCAGCGCAGACGCAGCAGGATGGTAGCAACCCGACAGACAATGGGACGGTCGTCGCTGGTCCAGGAGGTCTCCTTGAGTACTGGACCAAGACCGGCCTCGTGATTGCAGGTCAGCGCAACTTCCTGAAAGGCGCGACGCGTGTCAATCACAAGAACCTGGATGCCGTCAAGCAAGCGCTATCGCTTGGACCTCTTATGGTCGGCGCGCAGTTGACGCAAGCGAATGTCGACTCAAACTTTATGTGGGTCGCAGGCAACCCCTACATCGGCGGACACGAGTTCCTCGTGCTCGATTGTGAGGAGGTCGCGGGGAAGACCTACTTCGATGTCGAGACATGGGATGGGATGTGGCGGTATGATGAGTCATTCGCTACGCAAAGCGTCGACGAGATTTACATGGTGCTCGATCCGGCGTTCTTCGGCCCGTCGGGGCTGGATCCTGCAGATGTCGATATGGCGATGTTGCAGCGCTCGATGAGCGCGTTAGCTGCGTGACAGAAAAGGAGCTGGGTGCAAACACTCAGCTCCCTCTACTTAGGTACCGCCCACCATATCGCGGAGTAGCGCACATAGGCGAATGTAACCGTGTGCGTATCTCCGTTCGCGATGTTGACGAGATGCAGGTCATCGCGCAGGAAGCGCGCTACCCGCGGATGCTGCCGGTCGTAGCGAAGCTTACCAGACTTCGTTGTCTTCATGCGGTAGGATGTGATCTGCGTGATGCGCCAGCGCGACCCAGGGTCAAGGACGCCCCAGTATGCGAGCTGGTCCCCGACGCGCAGGTCCTCCTTACCAAAGAAGACCTGCTTGATGTAGTCGGGGCGCTGGTCCTGCTTACGCAGTGCGACTGCCTCGGACATTGCTCTATCCCCCTCAGCCGCTGACCGGCGCGACGATGTAGCTGATCGTTCCTTCAGCCAGGCGCGTGAAGCGCTCCATCCCGCGGATCATCTTTTCAGCAAGCGCCTCCGCTGCCTCCTGATTCTCCGCTGAGATGACATTCGACCCCTTTGCTGTGGGGTGCTTCGCATCGCCGCGCCAGTAACGAATTGCATAGTGCATTTGAGTTCTCCCATTGTAACCCTCGTCCACTCTGGCCGAGGTAGAAGCAGCGGCATTGCCGCTGCTTCCATCAAGGTCAGTCGACGTTGAGGCCGCGCAAGCGATCAATTTGCTTGTCGTTGACGCGGTACTTCCAATCGGCCTCAAGCCGCTTGAATTGCGGCAGCGCGCGGATCTCGTCGTTCGTGAGACCGTCACGGATACCGCGCTTGACCAAATTGACTGCTGTGCTGGTGCGCATACGAATTTTTCCCATTTATACGCGCTCCATCTCAAGCTTTTGATCGTGCTCGATGTCCTTGATCAAGGCATCAAGCGTATCCCGCAAGCTACGCGCGCCTACGAGATCGATCCGCTGTTCGATGTTGCCGTTAGCACTGTAGGTGTAGAGTGCGATGACAGGCAGCGCACCGCGGATCGGATGATCTACCCGCTGCAATGCGAGTGTCAGGTTGATCCCCAGTACGATTTCTACTCGCGTACTCATATTCGTTCTCCCATTGTTGTGCCCCTGGTAAACCATCTGGCCCAGGGAGAAGCAGCATGCATGCATGCTGCTTCCCTCGCAGGTCAGGCGTTCGCGGCTACAGCCTCCGCATATGCTTTCGCATTGTCTGGCCATATCTCAGCGACTTTCTCCATGGTCATTTTGCTGAGCTCCCGCTGCCAATAGCGCGTCTCTTGCGTCCAAGCTTTCTCGTCAGCAACGGTTTCCATGTACTCCACGGCGAACATGCACGCAATTGAGTTGGCATCGTTCAGCCCGCTGCGCTTTGCGCGCAGTATGAGCTCCTTGCTTGGGCACCGTTGACCCATGTTGGTCACAGCAAACATCCCAGCAAGCACGCTCGCTTCTTGCTTCGTAAGATTAGCCATTTGAGTTCTCCCATTATCCTGCCCTAGCGCAGGTAGATGCAGCGCGAAACGCTGCATCCATACGCGTTAGGTAGCTGCGAGCACTGCGTCAAGCAATGCGCCGCCGCTGGCTTGGAAGTCATGCTTGTATGACTCATCGCCATTCGCTGTCATCATAGCAATCTCGAACGCACGCGACTTCATGCGATCGCCATCGCCAAACCAAGTGCGCGACAGGCGGAAGTCATCCGACCGCGCGTTCCGCTCGTGATCATAGTATTGCGTGACAGCGTTCAACCATCCCCACGCCGTACCAGCAGCTCCCGGTAACTCCGACCCGATAGCCTCCTCGCCGATTGACAACTCGCCGATCCGCTGGATGGGCTTGTGGTTGTGAAGTAGCTGCATGAGCTCGTCCGGATCCTTGTCCATCGCGGACGGATCATGCAGCGCAATCGTCGCCTCGATCATCTCGATGTCGTTCATCGGCGTGTCAGCCAAGCGGCGGAAGTCTTCCATCGCTTCATCGAAGCCGCTCTGCATTGTGATGCCTAGCTGCTCGTTGACCTCATCCGGACGGAAGGTCGTGCGATGACGGACACGCACTGTCGTCCCGCCGCCTTCTCTCATCCCATACGATAGCGTGTTGTGACAGACAACGCGCTCCGCAAGGAACTTGAGCGTTGTCGGCAGTGACAGGTCAACGCTTGTTGCCATGAGCAACCGCCCCTTGATCCGATCCTTTGCCGATGCGACCGCCTTTTCGTCGCCGATGTTGGCAAGCGCCCAGAGTTGCTTGCCGCCGAACAGCAGCCCAGCCGTTTCGAGCTGAAACCCTGCACGTGTCGCGAGTGAGTCGAAGTAGGCCATGACGTCACTTGGCTGAACGATCTTGAACTGATTGCTCACGATCGACATCGGCGCCAAGGTATCGCCGCGGTAGATGACGAGGCGACTTGGCATCTCGTGCTGCGCTCCATTGTGTTCGAAGCGCACTGTGTCCACGAGATACTGGAAGTCGAAGCCTGCCGCTTTGCACCACTCCTCCTTGCTCGCACCAGCCTCAAGCTTCTGCCCGAGCTTATGCCAAGGCGCACGCCCGACATATGCCATTGCATCACGCCCATCGGCTGTCTGAGCTAGTTCGTGTGACATAACTAAGTTCTCCCATTGCTAACCCTGGTGACCACTATGGCCCAGGGAGAAGCAGCATGCATGCATGCATGCTGCTTCCCTCGCAGGTCACTCGATCGCGCGTTCAGGTAGTTTGTAGCTAGAACCCATCGCCTCAGTGAACGCATTGAAGCGCACATCGTACTCAGGCGGCGTCCAGCACCCTGAGCGGCAGATGAAGACAGCGTCGACATCGCGCCATGGAATGCGCTGCTCGCCAAACTTTACGGCCACTTTGGGGCAGTGCTTCTTTGCCCATGTCCGGGGAAACGTCTCCTTGTACTTCTGACGCCACTCCGGGTAGATCTGCGTCCAGGAGCGCACGCGATTTTGCTGCATGAGGTGAGCGCCCCAATTGCCGCAATGCACGACATCATCTTTGGGCAAGGTACCATAGTGAATGTCGTGATGCGCGTCGACGTTGATGATCTCGAGATCGGTCCGCTGCCCAATCATCTGTAAGATTGTCAGGTGTGACTCAGCGACCGCAACGTCGTAGTTGTGCCAGCGCATAGCTGCCACTTGCAGAAACGCTGGGTCGCCGCGGAACGGCAGGAGCTTTGTCAGGTCACGTCGAATGGGTTCGGCCGTTTGCGTCGCTGGGTCCCATAGGTACCCTTGGCGACGCGTATGCCAGATCATCTCGAGGAACAGGCTTACTTCGCGATGCCCATAGTCAAGCATGGGGTCTTCCTCGACGAAGAAGTCCCAGTCAACCGATAGTATGCGTACCATATTTGTTCTCCCATTGTCCTGCACTAGCGCAGGCGAGTGCAGCGCTGACAAGCGCTGCAACCGTACGCGTTAGTCGCCCGTCACGAGATCATGCAGGAAGCGGTGACCCCATGCGTTGTGTAATATACGCATCACCTCGATCAACTCGGGCAGGGTCACGTGTCCCCGCAGCAGGTCGATCATATCGTGCTCAGCATCAGCATAAGGCTCGCCGATACCTGCGTCGAACATTGCTTGACTTGCTTGCGCAAGCGACCAATTGCGGTTGCTGACACGATCCCAGTCCCGCATGAGCTTGGGGTCGCCCCAGCGCTGGAATGCCCAACTGCCAACGTACATGCCGCATACTGCGCCGATGAATGCTGTGAGCAATCCATCAGCTAAAGCACCGTGCACGTACGCAAAAGCAAGCGCAACAACCAAGCCGCATACCATTAGAATGCTATAGCGCTTCATGACACATGCGCCTCCGTCAGGTTGATCCCCGCCGCCTCGAGCTCAATCGCGGGATCCTTATCCTCGATCGGCTTCGTGACAGTGTGGATAAGGTTGATCTTGCAGTCCTCGCCGAGGAACGCTTTTGCTGCTTTCATCGCCATGCCGCTGGGGTTGTCCTTGGACAGCAGCGCGTCTTCCAGCGCGAACATGAACATGACGGGTTCATGCGTGATCAGGCCGAGCGCAGCCTGCGACCCATCCGCGCGCTGCATGACGAATGTCATGCCTCGGTTGTAGATGAAGTAGCGCGTACCGCTGCGCATGACCATTAGTCTGATAGTCGGTACCATATTCGTTCTCCCATTGTTGTCCTAAGCGACTGGCCTAGGTAGATGCAGCGCGCTTGCGCTGCATCCATCAGGGTCAGGTCCAGAGACGTTTGCCGGTCATGATGCGCCAAATGACGACGCCATTAGCGAAGATGCTAAAGGCACCGGCAGCGATCCCAGCGACGCTCCATACGATCTTGCCGAGTAGCATGAGCATCTCGACTATTTCGTGGTCAGACATCACACCATCTCCTCGCCGCCGACAAAGCCGCACTCAATCTTTTCAGCTTCCTCGATGCAATCGTCGTAGGTCATGTCAAATGCGTCATCCTCGCTTGGAGGAGGAGGAGGCATGCTGTTGCGGTACTGCGGCTGGTTTTCAGGCAAGTAACAGCTTGCGCTATACCGCCAGTACGCAGCATCATCGTACTGAGGCATCGTACCGCGAAAGAAGATCTCTGCGGCGAGCTCTGCATAGTGCCAGCAAAGCTCTTCGTCATGCCTGATACAAGCAGGTACTGCGACATGATCGGCGTACTCTTCGCCTATATATGAACTGCTAGCCATATTCGTTCTCCCATTGGTCATCCCAGGTCTAACCCAGGGAGAAGCAGCATGCGCTACCATGCTGCTTCCCTACAGGTTAGGCTAGCTTGTATACAGGCGTCTCACCCTGCGCCTTTGTGACCGTCAGCGACAGGCCGCGCTTCTTACCAAGCGATTCGAGCACACCCTTCCAATTGAGGACAGTGCCCTCATTGGCAGACGTGAGCTCGGTGCGCTTGGCGCCATCTGGACGCGACGCAAGCTCAATCCACTTGAGTTGCAAGGGACTCAGTGCAGCGCTGCTCGCCCTGCGGCCGCGACCAGTACCATTGGTCATGGACACGCGCGGCTTGCTGGTCGATGGCGGACGTACTGTCGCACCGCGACCGTTGAAGCGTTCGATCAATGCGCCTGTCTCGACATCGCACACGTCAATGACAGTGCGCAGGTAAGCGGCGTAGTATGCCGCCCAGGAGCGAAGCTTGTCTTTCGGTCCCATTGTCGGCAGGCGAATGAACGCCTCATGCGACCGATTGATCATTACGCGCCCAGACGTGTCCCGCGCGAGCAGCGACTCCGTGTCAGGGAGTGGTGTGTCCCCGTCGACGAGTGTTTGGGGAACCTTCGGCCGCGCATCCTCGATATCACCCGCCGCATCCGCTTTCTCATGCGCTGCGACCTTGTCATCGATGTCCGCGACCTTCCCCTTACCCGTCGCAGCGTCCAGCTCGAGAGCACGGCGCGTTGCAGCGCTGCGCTCCTTTGCCTTTGCCGCCTGCGGGATGGTCCCTTTCACAGCAGTAACCTGCTCCTGCAGGCAGACGCCGTTGTCAGGCGCCATTCCAACGATCAGCCCGTTGGTTGTCAATGCCTCAGCATTGGCACCCTGCCGACGAAGCCACTGCTTTGCAGCGGACTCGCTCGCCCAGCGCATTGCGAACAGCTCAGCGCGGACTTGCGGATCTCTAAGTTCTAGTGTCATCTAAGTTCTCCCATTGCGTTACCCTGGACTAACTAACCCAGGGAGAAGCAACGCTGAGCGCTGCGTTGCTTCCCTACAGGTTAGGCTATGCGGCGCATTGTAGGTTGCGCCCGGCCGGCGAGCTGGTCATGCAGACCAACGCGACGACCAGCTTCGTGCCCCGCAAGCGCAGCGCCCGAGTCAATGCGCTTTGCCTTCGAGGTCGTCGTCTTCATTTTCATAGTATTGTCGACCCAAGCTTGGATCTCCTTGCGCTCAGCCTCATACCAATTGACAACGACGAGCGCCGTGCCAGTCGATGATACGCCAGTGTCCTTCATGCGCTGCTGCTTCTCTTCGAGACGCGAGCATACTTCACGCGAGAAGGTCAGACGGAAGGTCTGGTCCGCGCGATAGCGTTCCTTCGCGCTATCGTATATGCGCCGCCGGCTGTACTCGACGTTGGCCTTGAGGCACGCGTTCCAAAGGTATTCCGACCAGCTATTGGCAACAGCAACGTTGTGCTCCTGTCCAATGTACCACATATGATTTTGACTGCCGTCATAGTGGTATGCAGGCTTCACACCATACAGCTTGGCGATACCATGCTGTATGGCAAAGCCAGCGGACCGGTCACGCGGCGACACCTTGAATGCAGTGTTACCGCGCATGAACACCTTGGCCTGCTTTGTCGTCTCCTGCGAGACGCTTTCGAGGTCGATGTTGTACTTGAGCGCAAGCTCTGCAGCCATTGCGGCAGCAGCGGCCGCCTCCTGCGCATTGCTGCCAGGGTGCGTCGCCAGTGCCATGAGCTTGCGGATCTTGTCGTTAAGTGCCATGTAAGTTCTCCCATTGTGATACCCTACGCCATGCTGGCCTAGGTAGATGCAGCGCTTCGAGCGCTGCATCCATCAGGGTCAGAAGATACCGCGTACATCGCCATTGCTGTTGATAAACAGCTTCGAGCCGTCATCGCCTTCGGCTTCGATATAGCCGGGACCGGACTTGACATCATCGATGCAAAAGTAGTCGTTGAGAAAGCTACCAGCCAAACCCGAACCGGGGTTTTGCCTGTAGTGCATGCTGCCTTGCTGGTAGTAAAACGCAATGTCTGCATGCTGACCTTCGAGATGCACGCGCTTTTGCGCCTTGCTGACGCGATCAATTTTCATCGTCTTCAGCACCTTGTTCGTATGCGCGCTGCGGACCATGACGATATCGCCAACCCGAAGTATGCGGCGCGTGGTCGTCGGATCGATCTTCATATTCGTTCTCCCATTGCCCTGCACTAGCGCAGGTAGAAGCAGCGCATTGGCGCTGCTTCCATCCAAGCTAGTTACTTAGCGGATCCATAATGGTCCGGATTGGTCGACGGCCAATCGCTTGACCTTGAGTCGAATGACATGCCCGAGTGTATCGAGCAAGCTGTTGGACAGCTGATCGTCTTCTTGCAGCGTGTACCGCAACTCATGCTTGAGTTGCGATGGCACTTTGCGAAGCACTTTTGGCGGCACCTTGTTGTCGTCGTCTGGCATGATGTCGACCATCACTTCAGCAGTGATCGTGTACTTTACCTTCATATTCGTTCTCCCATTGTATCCCAGGTCTGGCCTAGGTAAATGCAGCATCTCCTTATGCTGCATCCATCAGGGTCAGCCGTAAATTATGACGTCGATGTTGTCCGTCAGGTAGGACAACCCCTCACCCATCTCCTCGCAACCTTTTTGTACGATGACCGCACTAGCGGCATTGATCGCATCGTTGCGGACGGCGTCGGAGACTTGCTTACCTTGCGCAATAGCGATCAGCGCGACGAGCGCTTCCCTTGTGCCGAACGTGCTGCGCTGCATATGCGTCTTGCACGCGAGCTCGAAGTAAGCAGCCTCGCCAAGGTCGAGATCCGTGATTTCAAAGCGTGTTCCAACCATAGCGCATACTCCTTCAGCGGCTGAGAAAGTCCATGGCAGCGGCGACGAGGTCGCCCTCGAAGTAGTGTCCGCCCCAGGGGTTGTTGTCATAGTCAAGCCGCCACGTGACATACTCAGTGCGACGGAACAGCGCGAGCACTATGCGCCGATCAAAGCTTACGTCGCGATATGCCATGACGACCGCCCCATTGCTCAGCTTGTCGCCAAGCTTGAGTGCGCGGCCGATCATTTCAACTTCAACCATTTGAGTTCTCCCATTGCCTGCACTAGCGCAGGTGAATGCAGCGTGAGCGAACGCTGCATCCATACGCGTTAGTCGTCTTTGCGGTCAAAAGCCTTTGCAAGCGTAGCGCAAATGCGCGTTGCTTCGCTGTAGCCAACGTTGCGGCAGAAGTTTTCGATCTCATTGACCGCCCAGCCGAAGCGATCGGACCGGTCGACGTTATCGTTGTTGTCTGCGTTGAGCTGCACTTGATAGCGGTTGAGGTCTTCGATCAATCGCTCGGCATGCTTCTTCATTTTCTCGAGATACCTATTTGCACCGCCCAGCGCATAAGACCGCGCATGCTTGACGCCCTCGGCATGAGCATATACGTCAAAGTCGGCTTGGTACTTCGCTTTGTCCGCATGCGCAGCACTAAGCATCAGTTGGCTAGGGAACACATACTTGTGCGCCCCTTGGATCCAAAGGATGCGCGACGCGAGCTGATAGCGTTGAACGTTCGTCGTGTCTGGGTTGCTGTTCGCAGCGTCAATAGCCATACCCGCCTCTGCAAGCGCTGCGTTCTCCTTTGCAGTCATCTCAGCGCGCGTAAGCTTCCGTGCTTTGTAAGCCATATTTTGTTCTCCCATTGTATCCTGCACTAGCGCAGGCAAATGCAGCGCAATGCGCTGCATCTGTACGCGTTAGTAGCCGTATAGAATCATATGCGCGAGCAATGAGTCAATTTGGTCGTGCCGCAAGCCGCCAGCTGTGCATGCCAATTCCCTTGCGAGTCGTAAAGCATTAGCAAGGTCAGGCGCAGCGTCGCGTAGCGCTTTAGCAGCAGCACGCACGTCCTTATGATGCTTTCTCGTACGCGCAGCGAACGTTTCGACGTCATTTGCTCTTTTCGCTGCTGCAACGCCTTGCTTGTGTCCCTCCAAATACTCCGGGTGATCGTCGCCTGGGACGCGGCCGTTCCAGCCAGCAATGTAGCCGTTAGCGCGATGGTCACGTTCGATCGTCACGCGCTTCGCTTTGAGCATATTTGTTCTCCCATTGTGCACCAGGAATCATCAGTGCAGCGTAAGGTGCTATAGCTGCATAGCGTCAATGCAATTGCATATATCGCCTAATCCCGCGCTGCGGCGCTAGAGGCATATGCAAAAGCATTGACGCTTTCATCAGTAGAACAATGAGAGAGAACTTTATGTTTGCACCCAGCATGAGTCCCAAACCGAGCGTGTGGTCCGTCCTGCTATGCTAAGGCGCGTAGTCCCGCGCTTAGCGCTACCCCACTCCCGCTGCATTGCTGCTAGCTAAGGGGACTCGCGCTGCGCTATGCGCACCGTCGCATGCATTTCGTTGCCTAGAAGCTACTAGGATACTGCACGCTGCCGACTCATGTCTGTCACGGCGGTCCGGCTGGTCCCGTTGCTGGTGCAGACGTCAGCGCACCGAAGCAAGAGGTCCTCGTCAGGTACTCCGTCACCCATTCCCCAATCCCGCGCTGCGCTGCGCTAAGGGGTCCTGGTGGGGAGCAGCTAAGCAGCGCTTAGCTAGTCCGTTGACCGCTGGGAATGGGGGCGGGGGGTCGGACCCCGCGAGCAGCTAGCGCTGCCTCATTCCCCCTCTTTAGGCTGTTATTTAGCTAGGGGATTGACATAAATATACTATCTGCGCGCAGATCTGACTACTAGATAAAAACCCACTACGATTTCAAGGGGTTAGTAGGGGGTCATTGCGCTTCCGCCTAGGCGGAACGGCGCACTTTTGGCTCGCAGCGTTGCGCTAGCTAAAACTAGCCAAACCCCCCACAGTTTTGCGCAGCGCAATTTCCCTGCATATGCCCGTGCATATGCCTATTAGGGCAGCTATTACAGACCAATTTTTCAGCGATGCGCAATGAGCAACGCTACGCTGCTGCGGGACTGCTAGCATGCTGTTGGACGCAATGTCGTGTCCCCGCTCTTTGTCAGGAGAATCAGCTATGCAAGTTGCAGAGTTCGCGCCTGCGCGCGACGAGAACGATCAGCCACGCTACGCGTTGATTGCTGCATATGAGGCAATGGTCGACGTTGGCAACATCAACAATGCAAACGCAGTCCTAGCATTGCTTCAGCAGCGCGTACCCGCTTCTGCGCAGCAAGAAGAGATGTTGCTCACGGACGAGATAGCGGTAGCGATCTACGGCTAAAGCGGCAAGCGCCCCTGGGCTTTACGGCCTGGGGGTTTCTTTTTGCCTAATGCATGCAGGTCAAGCATCTCCCAACTGCGCGGTGCACTCGTCAATGCTTTGAGCGCGTTCTTACCTTCACGTACGAGCTCACGCACTCTGCGTTCGATTGGTGAACAGACGAGGTCGTCAATAATCAGAGGACGCTTGCCGCGCTGCTCAGCTAGCGGACGCGCCTCGGCTTGCGTGCGTGTGATGGGACTGACGGGACTCTCATAAAACAACATGTAGTCAGCGCGATGTAAGTCAATTGACATGCCGCCTTTCGCCGTGTTAGCGACAAGCACGTTGATGTCGCCGCGCTGAAACTTGCCAATCGCGTCCTTGTCCTTTGTGCCGCCGTAGAACCATGCATGCTTGATCTTAGCAGCCTCGAGCAGTCCGCATATGCGGTCCCCTGACTCCGTGAACTCATGAAAGATGATGAGCGCTAAGTCAGGGTCTATCTTCTCGAGCAAGTCCGACAGCCACTCAACCTTCGACGGGTGCGTGAACTGCCGCATATGCTGCTTACCATCGCTGTCCGTGAAGGGTATGAACCCCGACGAGATCTGCCGCAAGCGCACAAACGAGTTCTGAATCTCATGCACATCTCCGCTGTGAATCATGCGTGCACGCTGCACGACCTCGTTGTACGCCTCCGCCTGTTCAAGCGACATGGTCAGCTCGATGACATCAGGCCGCACATCAACAGCGCGTACCTCCTTCAGCTTGTAGCTGATCGCTAGGGTGGCAAGCTTCGCCTGCAGGAGCGGTAGCTTGTCATTGTCAAACACGTAGTCGTAGTTGGCCCAGGTCTCAACGCCAGTCTTCTCGTTTTTGAACAGCCCTTTGTGCCGCCCGAACCAGTTCTTCTTGCGCGCGCTGAAAGCAGCCTCGAAAAATGGGTAGCTTGCGCTGAGCGCTGCTCCTTCATCTAGGAGATAGCTGGACGGCCATATCGCAAGCTTGTTGCGGCCGATTGGTGTGCCAGTCAGTCCCAAGCGAAAGCGGCACCCCTCAATGATCTTGGCAGCGATCTTGAAACGCAGCGACATATGGTTGTTGCACATGTGGATCTCGTCCGCAATGACGAGCCCGAACTCCTCCGCCGCAATGTGCAGCGCTGCATAGAAGGGGTAAAGTTTAGGCTTCCCCGCGCGTCGTCCCCGCTGCGCTAGGCGTTTCTCGGAGAAGATTGCCTGCAAGCCAGACCAAGGTAGCACGATGAGGTCGACATCCGTTGCTAGCGCGTCGATGAACTCTTGCACATCGTTCTGCACATAGCATGCTGATAGATTGGAGTGCTTCGCGATCTCATGCTTCCATACTGACAACCCGACAGGCGAATGCGCGATGACAAGCCCCTTCTTGCCTGCCCGCCAGAGATTGGCTTTGCGCAGGTGCATAGCCCAGTCGAGCGCCATCTTTGTCTTGCCCAACCGAGGGTCGTATTGCAGCACAGCGCGGCGCTGATACAGCGCAAATGCAACGCCATCAAGCTGATGCTTGCGGGGGGTTGTGATTGGTGCGTAGGGTTGTCCTGTCGAGTCGTAGATCAGGCGCATAAGCGCTGCCTCGTCCGCGCCTTTGAATTTGGGCAGATGAGGCAGCGGCTTCGTTAGGAACGCCTCAATCGCTTTCTTGGAGATCGGCATTGCTGGTCAGCGCCTTGATGATGCCTGGGAGCACGCGCGCTGCATGCGCTTTCTCAAGGTCGCCGTTCTCGAGATCGCGCAGCGCTTTGTTGTAACCTTGTTCCTGCGCAGCAGTCACATCGCGCGTGTACTGGGAGCCTAGCTCATAGAACTGTCGATGCGTTGGACTGTCCTCCCGCCGCATTTGCGCAAGCTCTGCATCCTTACTGCGCAGTAGCTCTATGAGGCCAGGCAGATCAGCAGCAAGCTTGCATGCAGGCGCGTCAAGCTCATGCATGCCGAAGTGGATGGCTGCTGCCTCGCGTTTGAAGACTTGATCACAGTGGTAGCAACGATAGAGCCAGTTAGCTTTTTCCGTCATCTTCCTTCTCCCCTGTCATACGCGAATTCTCTTCAGCCGCGAACTTGCTAAAGTAGACACTGTCGAGGCAGAACTGCCCGATGTCATAGGCTTGCGTGATCATGACCGAAAAGTTGTCCCGCGCATTACGCGCACCATCGACAAGCAACCGCGCAAGCCCCTTTGTCTTCTCGCGGGATGTCTGACTGTAGGTGATGATGAGGTCAGCAATGCCAATGACCGTGTAGTCCTCAGATGACATGGTGCTCGTCACTGTCTTCGCCGTCGCTGACCCCCTGTTCCCATGATGCACGCATACTAGCGCCATATTGCGGGACGATGCCACGCCGTGCAGCCGCGCAAAGATCTGCGCAAGGTCTGTACGCAGGTTGCGTGAATCCATTGCCATACGGTTGGGAGAGTCAATGAGTAGCAGGTCAGGCTTAAACTTCTCGACGCGTTCGAGGTAGTCCAGGTAGGCTGTCAACTGCCCAACCGTCAGCGTCGACATGGGGAACTCTTTGATCAGCAGTTTGGGGCGCCGCTCGAACGCCTTCAACTTGCGCGCTATCTTCTCCTTGTTCCCGCGTGAGATCGCTTCGGCCTCAATGGAGTCAAGCTCAATGGACGCGAGCCGTTGCAGGTCGTCCTTCTTGAAGCGCGTCACGCGTATCGTCGCATCAGCGTCTGATGTCATCGCATTGATCGCCTGTGCGTAGCGCTGCGCTGTCAGCTCCCAGCTATTCTCGAGCGTGATGTGCAGCACAGACTTGCGATGCATGAGGTTGCGTTTGCCGCAGTTGACGACGAACCATGACTTACCTTTCTTCGGCGGAGCAAGGAACAGTAGCATCGTCTTGCGGGCTGGTGTCGCGCCGAATTGGTCCAAAGTGTCAACGCCGCTCGTAAAGCCGCTGTCCGCGGATCGGTTGAGAAAGGACAGCATCTTGTCTGCTTCATGCAGATAGACGCCCGGCGAACCCTCCTGCTTGATGCTCTGTTGCTGCTGAATCGCTTCCCTAGCGACCTTGAGCTCCCCGCGCTGCAAGGCGTCAGAAGCTAATTCAATTGCCTTCTGGATCTGGCGCGTCTCAAGGAAGTCGTCCAGGTGCTCGAGCACGAAGCTTGACTGCAGTCTTGGTGCGACCTGCTCCATGCCTTGCAGCAGCATGCGCAGCAGTTGCCCTTCACTGCCGCGCGTCAGGTCCCGCGACAGGAGTTCGGGCATATGGGCGCCGGGCGCTTTGCCGTAGCGCTCGAGATGCGTGATTGCTTGCCGTGCGACACGCTGGTACTGGCGTGATGAGAAGTCTTCAGCTTTTAGGCGGATGATGATCTGCGGTGCTAGTTCATCGCTCCAGACAAGTCCCGTCAGAACTGATTCCTCCAATTCGACGGGGAGGAGGATTTCGTCCTCTTGATCGGTGTCGTCCATGCGTCACGGCAGGTTCGCGTAGAGATGCTGTTGCAGCGACAGGATCGCGCCGTACTTGAGCGCGAGCGCAGCAGCATGTTCGTGATTGCGTTGGTTGGCAGCGCGATCGAGCAATCCCTCTTCCCAGAAGGAGATGCGCTCGTCGTACTCACTGCGCGCCTCAATGCTTGCGTCTGCATCAAGCTTCTTCGGCGGCCGCAGATAGCAGTTCATTGGCGACACGTAGACGCGCCGATGACCGGTCGGCGATGCTTGATAGGCCCAGTTGATTGCCCAATGCGGAATGTCAGTGTAGCCAGCTTCAGTAGCGGACACAATGAACTTGAGGGAGTCGATGCGATCGAGCAGTTTGGTATTCACGCCCATGTACTGCTTGGTGGCTGCGTTGACTTTCGGACTGCAAACAATGTGCGTGCGATGCGGTATATCTTGTAGCCAAAAGCTACCTGCTGTTTCGATTTGCGTACGGCAGCGATGGTTTTGCAGCCGTTGCAGGAAGCGGGGAAGGTTTGCTTGCAGCATAGGCTCGCCGCCTGTCACAACGACAAGCAGTCCCTGCTTCCCCCAAATCGGCGCACCATGCTTCCATGCCTGCTCAGCGAGCGTATCAATGCGCTGCTCGATCTCGTGAAACGTCTGCACATGCCCGCTATCAAACCATGTGTCGCAGAAGGAGCATGCGAGATGGCAGCCAGTCAGCCGCACAAAGACAGCTGGTTGTCCCGCAAATGGTCCCTCACCCTGCAAGGTGTAGAATACGCTTGTGACGAACAGCATATCGCTGTCGAGCATTGCATAGTCGCGGTATGTCCGCTGCTTATTGCCCCCAAACATTGCTCACTCCTGCGCGATGGCAAAGCACTTCCGCGTCTCATCGACCTGCACGCTGACCAAGCGCACACCAGTCCCCTGCAATTGCTTGGGGCCGATAAAGTGCAGGAGATGCAGCGCAATCAACTCAGACGTCGGGTTGAACGGTACTGGGACTATTGACATGTCTATTATGTCCAACACCTCAGCCGAGAAAGCATGCCTTCGATAGCGCAGGTCGTGAAGGAGGGGATCGGATTCCCATAGCAGCATCTTGTGATCCCAGTTGTCCTCGAGCCACATGCAGAGGCGCTTGTTGATGTCGCTGAAGTCAATGACGCGTCCAACGCCATCAAGCTCCTCGGCTGCGCACGCAAAGTGGATGCGTAGGTTGTGACCATGCAGCATGCGACATTTGTTCTCGTGCCCGACGACGCGATGACCAATCGACAGGTCATGGTAGCGGGTGGCTAGTACCTCGGTCATTTAGAGTGCTCCTAAATGCTGCAAGAATTTCGATTGCGTCTAGTGCGCATTGATAAGCTAGCTCCGTCAAGTTAGGAGAGCTTCTCCCGTTTGCGCACCCCTCGCCTACTGCCCAAGACGTCATCCGTGTTGATGCGCTTGCTAGCAACCCGGCTGCGTGATTCAGCTCGCGCAATGCCTCCGAGAACCCCGTTGGCAGCTCCTTTGACATGCGATCCGTCCTCATCCTTCACAATCGTCCAGACCTGATCAAACCCAGCGAATTGCAATGCGCGATGGTCAATCAGCCAGACGCTTTTGTTGGTTGTCTCAGCGCGGCGCGCCAAGCACGATAGCAGGTCTTCGATACCCTCTGATGCAAGCCAATTCGTCGGCTCATCAAACACCTCCATTGCATAGCTTATACCCGACATGCGCTGGATCATGGCGCTGAGACCGAGCGACACAGCTAGTCGGACGCGCTGCAATTCCCCTGGCGACCATTCGCGTCCTGCGGCTGACTCAGGGGCTCCAATCTCAATGTGAATCCCCGGCCGCATGCTTCCGCTTTTAGTCTCGATCTCTGTTGAGAAGGCGATGGTCCAGCCAAGTAAGCCCAAAGCGCTAGCCGCGTTGGCGACCTCAAGTTGTAGAAAGTCCAGAGTGCGCTTGATTTGGAATAGCCGCACACGCTTGAAGCCATCCTTCCAGTACTCCATAAGTTCGCGCTCTGACTGCAAACGCAGGAACGCATTGTTAGCCTTGCGCAGCGCTTCCTTCGTTTCGCGCCGTTCCTGCTGCACCTTATCGAGACGCGTGCCCCAAGGATTGCTCTCCTTCATCAGCGCATTCGCAGTATGTTCATCCTGCTCAACAACGCTAAGGAGATGATCGACAGCCGTTGCTGCAGATGCGAGCTTGATGCGTGCTTCAGTGTTTGCCTTCTCTGCTGCCGCACGGCCAACGCGAATCTCGTCAAGCTTCTCGCGGTCCGCAGTGATCTGCGCATTCAGCGTCACCATGCGCGCACGAGCCTCGCCTCGCACTGCATCATAGTTAATGCGCTGGCGGTCAGCGAAGGTCGTCGAAATCTCTTGTTCACACGTCGGGCAGTTGCGATGATGCAGGAAGAACTCGCCGAGCTGCTCTGCATTGTCTGCCGCTTCTTGCGCTTTGCCGACTGCGACGCGCGCATCAAGGATGCGGTCCTCGATGGCGTCGGTCTTTATGATAGGGGCAACGTCACTTGTTTTGCGATAGGCGGCATGCAGGCGCTTGTGCAGCTTCTGCGCTTCATCGTGCTTTGCTTCGCTAGCAGCAAGCGCTGCTATTGCATTCTTGACAACCTTCGCATGATCAGCTTCCCAGGTATCGAATGCTTCCTGGAGCTGCGCCTCGTCTTCCAGCGCATCAAGCTTACCCTCAAGCCGTGCAATGGCGCGATCAGCCTCTGCTTCTTCATTCTCCAGTGCTCGCGCCTTCTTAGCAGCAAGTGCAGACAGCTCCAGCCAGCGCTCAAGCTGCAAGACCTCGTCCAGCAATATGCCGCGCTGTGGGACCGGCATGTCATAGAATAGCGGGACTGTCTGGCCATAGATGATTGCCTGGCGGAAGCTAGCAGCGGGGAGAAAGATTGCGTCGACATTCGCTTGCTCGACTGGCTCGTCATTGATCGTCAGCCGTTCAGGCGGTCCCATGCGGCAGACGTGCATGAGCTTACCATCGACAAGCCAGCTTGTCTCGATGCGCGCTTTCTTGAGTCCCCATGACACAAGGTCTGACGTACGCTTACCGCGAATCGATGTGCCATACAGGCACCAATGGACAGCATCGGTAAAAAGACTGCTCTTACCTGCACCATTTGCGCCCAGTCGCGCATTCGTTTCGTTAATCCCACTGACCAAGCGGAAGCCGGCTGTTTTTGGGAAGTGAACAGTCGTCTCATTGCGAAAGCTCTTGAAGCCGCTCAGCGTAATGCTTAGTAGCTGAATCATCAGCGCATATCCGCAGGATTAGCAGGTGGCCAAGAGCCTAGAATGGTTATCGGACCGTGGTAGTGTTGATCATAGTCCTTATTGATCTCGTCCCATGTAGGGTGCCATATTCCAGCTTCGCAGTGCAAGATCTCATGCGCAATCGTTTTTGCTAGTTGGAAGTCAGTGAACGAAGCAAAGCCTAACTCGGCTACTCCCCGGACGATGAATCCATCGGGAATGGTGATCTCGCAAAGCGGATGACCCTTCTCCGCATAATGCGTGTACCCGTTGATAGCGCTGCCATTCTGCTTATAGAACTGATCGCGCGGCTGAATGCGCAGCAGGATGGTCATGGGACCAATCGGTTGATAGAACGGCTGCTCGCTTAGCTGCCGCTTGTTGAGCGGGTGCGGGGGGTTCCAACCAGGCGCAGGGTCTTCATGTGGCGCGGGAAAGAGCAATGCAAAAGCGCCAACCGCAGCTAAGGCAAACGCAATCCAATGCGGCTTCATGTCAGTGCCTCCGCTCGAGACGTTCGATCCAAGCCAAGTACTTGCGCGCTTGCTCATAGGTACTAAACGCAAGCTCTAAACGACCTATCTTGGTTTCGCTGCTCTCGCTGAGACGGGTCATGTAAGGCCCTATCGCACCGCCCAAGCTGAAGCGATCTATTTGCTTCAAGCACTCGTCAAGCGCTACTTCATCAGTTGGACCTTCGCCCTTGACATAGCGGCCGGATGGGTGCGTCAGAAGCCAAAATGTATGCCGGTTTCCATTGAGGCGATAGTCATTGTGCACTGCGACGGCCCAACCGCTTGCGCGTAGAACGTCAAGAGATGCGATCATCCTTCTGACTCCTCGAGAAGCTCTAGCCCGACCTCGATCCGCCGCTTGTCCAGACCTTCCGCCTTCGCATACGCGTGCAATACAGCTTTCGGGTCCGCGCCGAGCGCAGGCGCTTGTTGGCGCTGCTCTTCCGCATCCATCTCAACGGTCGCCTCGATGCTAGCAATGCGCAACCCCTTGTCTGCTGCCCAAGCTGCAATAGCCTGCTGTTCGACCGGCCATTGTTCCATCTTCGATGAGGGAATGTTGATGCGGATCTGCGCCTGGTCCCCTTCGTTCACCTTCATGCTTTTGAGTTGGGCGAGTGAATTGACAGTCAGCACATGCTTGCGCGGCGGGTAGAGCTTGACCTCCTCCTTGATCACATAGCGGTCGTTAAGGATGAGTATGCGCGATGAATAGTCATCGCCGAACTTGACAGGATGCGGTGCCCCGACATACACAATGCCGCGCACAGTCTGCTGCACATGCACATCCCCTGAGTAGACCTTCAGCCCCTTGGGGAACTCAACCATGCCTGGCGACTCTTCCAGCATCACGCTATGCTGCGCACCCTTGACGGTCTGATGCATGAATGCGGCTTGGTAGTGCGTGAAGTCGATGTCTGCCCAGTCTTTGCTTGGATTGGTCGAAGATGGCAGCAGCACGAGACTACCGCGTACAACCGGCTTCGTGATGAACCGCACATGCGGCAGCTCATTAAGAAACGACCAGAAGGGGGTGCCGCGCAGCGGTGCATCATGGTTGCCCATGAGTATGATAATGGACTCCGCCTTAAGCGCAGCGAATGTGCGGACAAGCTGGTTGACCAACTCACCGCTATGCCGATCCTTGCGGTCGCACAGGTCGCCGAGAATGAACAGCTCAGTCTCATTCGTCTCGCGCAGAATCTCGTCAATGGTATCGAAGACAAGCCAGCGGTATAGGTTGTCTGGGTTGTCATCGAGGTGAAGGTCGGTCGTCAGGATCATCGGCGCAGCAGTCCGTAGATGACAACGAGCGTGAACAGTATGATCGCAATGCTGAGTATGCGCCGCGCAATTGCCGTGCGCTGGATTGGATAGAACAGATCGTTGATCAGTGCATCGTCTTCTGGCGGCGGGAAGCGCGGCAGGGGGATTTCGTAGAAGGGTGTACGCTCGGGATGTTGACAGCCAGGCAAGCCCCAGCAGTCGTCACCGCACCGCCAAGGTTCGCATTTGCGTTCGCTCGTCATTTGCGCAGGCTTTTTAGCCAGTCAAACCACGGCCGCTTGAACGCGCGCTTACGCTCTCTGCGATCCATTATGGCTCGCATGTTGAGTGCTAGGTACTCGACTGCGAGAAAGCTGATGGCAGAAACGTCAGCAAGCTCATCTTGCAGTGCATCGCGGTTAAGCTTGCCGGTTGCGGGATCCTTCTCATCCAGTCCGCCCTGTGCAATGCAGCGTGAGCAAATAGTCGCAAGTTCTCCTGACTCTTCACCAAGCTTTGCTAGCAGACCAACGAGCAGTGGATCAGTCGCAGGCAGCCAGTCCGACGCATGACCTGTCTCCGGAATGTCTTCAGTCTCCATAGTAAACCTCCTATGCGTTGCGTCCCTCAACATGCGCGACCCAGCGTAGCACGACCAACAGCATTGCCTCGATGCAGAGCGCGATCATACTAGCGAAACTTGGGGCGTGCATGACAGCCGATACGATCAGTATCGCGAAGCAGAGCCAGACCGATGCGCGGTTCTGCACAAGAAACCCGTGGAATGCGGATGCTTCTGGTTTAGCAGTAGGCACGCCTGCCTCCATTGAATAAGTGCCGTGGCTTGCTGCCCACGGCTGCAGTTAGGCCGAGAGACTGTTTACTGGACGATGCGGTGCTTCAGTTCGACGATCGCGCCGCTCTTCAGATGGTAGAATTGTACTGCCGACAGCAGCGCAATTGCGAGCGACAAGAACGACCATGCCAATGTGGCAATGGACACGATACCTGTCGACTCACGGTTGATCATGTGCATGAAGTACCAATTGCCCGCCGCATAGAGCGTCAGGATAGCGCAGTAGAGGTACTCCGCTGCGCCAAGCTTTTCGAAGCCGACGACCTCGTCATGCGTGTCGGCGATGCGTGCATGTACTGTCGATGCTGAGCCCGTTGCTGGGCGGAAGCACTGATACAGTGCATAGGCGATCAGCAAGCCGTCGACCATCGTTTTGTAGTAGAACATGTCCGACTGACTGCCGGTCGTGAGGGTATTGCCGATGAAGTCCAGCACAACGAGCGGGGCAAGCCAGATGATGACGAGGACATTGTAGCCAGTTCGTGTCAAGTGCATCGCTATCTCCTATGGTTGGCGATGAAGGTGTCGGTTACGCACGGCATCCAAGAACTTAGCAGGGTCAGCGCGCATGAAGCTCGCTAACGGCATAAGCATTATACGCTCATTGTGCAGAAGGTGATACTGGAAGGAGCGCGGCTTGTAGAGAATGCAGGCGGCGATTGCGCGGTCCATGACAACGAGTGCTTCACATCTGTTCTGCTGCGCAATCACAAGATAGCTCTTGCCTGCTAGGCGGGCTTGGTGGCGCGTGTCTTCAATGATGCGCCCGAATGGTGAATCGCCAAGCGGCTTCAGCAGTAGCTGCTCGAGATACAGCGAGCGATGGTGCTTGCACTCGACTGCGAACAGCGCAAGGAATGGTGCTGCAAGGGGGTCAACGCCAGTGATGTCGCCGGGACTGCCGCGCTTACCTTTAGCGACGGTGAATTGTCCGCCCGACAAGACGTTCCGCGAGAACAGGTCGTCGCGTGCACCTGCTGTCAGCCAGCTTGACAGAGCGCGGCATATGCGCCGCTCAAAGCCCGCCCCCTTAGCGTGACCACCGCCCGGCCTCATTTGCCATAGACCTTCTCAACGAGTGTAGCGATTGCATACCATCGACGCTTGCCGTCCGGCCCGCATAGTTTGATCAGGTGCTTGTTTGGGGAGTAGCCGTGTACACGGCATTCCTTGCGTAGGTGGTTTGCTGACGTCATGTATGCAAGCGCATAGATCTCACCCTCGCGCGTGATCTCATAGGCTAACCCCATGTCGGGAATGGGACGGCGCTCGCTCATTGCTTGACCTTCTTGAGTATCTCGCGCGCTTTCGCCAAGCGCGCATCGAACTCGTCAACAGCAGTCATCGTCAACCCGCGTCGGCTCTCAATCATGAGTGCAATCTGACCACCGATGTAGGAGACATGCGAGAAGACATCGACGAGCATTCGCATGCGGTCTGTCTTTGGCGCATCCCGCGCTGCGTCAAGCTGTTCTTCAAACAGGCTTGCGCGCTGCGGCTTGAGCGCGACGCGCTTCATTATCTCTCTCCATGATCAGTTCGTCGAAGCGTTCCAAGACCAGCGCCTTCACCGATGGCGGGATGTCAGCATCAACCTCCGCTGCTGCCCGCGCTGCTTGTAGCTCGGGGATAGGCATGCGCTGCACACCCGCCATATAGGTGCGCGCAAGCCGATCACGCTCAAGCGCGTTGCGGCGGTTCTTGCTGTTGAGCGCGATTATTGCAACCACAGGAGGTCCGCCTTCTCGCCATCTGTGAGAAGGTGGCGCAAGCGTTCCATGCAAGCGAGTGAGTCCAGGTAGTGATCGGTGCGGAGATGGGGACCGCGGACGATTTCGCGCAGTGCATTGAAATACCAGCGCGCCTTCTCGAGATCCTTCGCCCCATCCTTCTTGCGGCGGATGTACTTGAGCACATTGCTCGCCGCAAAGTACATGCCCCAACCCTGTTCGACTATGATATCCCAGGGTTGCTTGCCGTCGCCGTAGTAGCTTTGGCGGACAGTACCATCAGCAGCAATGAATGTGTTGATGCCAGTCGGGTCAGTCAAGCGCGGGGACATGACACAGTACTCCCCGAAGCTTGTATGCCCCTCAACCCCCATGTCATACCAGTAGCCGCGTTCGTGCCACTCAGCAATGTGAATCCCGGGGTACTCAGGATTGATTGACTGCACCCAGTAGTAGCCAGGCTCGAGGTCCATGTTAGCGATCTCCTACATACTCATTAGGCAGCATCTTACGATACTGCCGCCAGCCAACGAAGTTGGCATGCTGCTCTTGATGACGCCATAGATCAGTTCGGAAGCCGTCGGACATGCGAGTATCAGGCGTTGCTTGATGCTCTGCAGGTGATGCATGCAATGGCTCGCTGCCGACCAACCGATCATATAGCGCGAGGTCTTCACCAAAGGTTGGCGTTCTACCTTCTTGCGTCAAGTAACTCACGCGAGCGCAGCGCGCCACGGATGCCTTGATGAAGGTGAGCCAATCTTTATGGTCTGGCTGACCAGCCGTGTATCCCCCCAGCGCGTTTAGTTCATCGTCAGTCACATAAGGTAGATGCCATTCACCCGGTTTGAGGAACCTTGGATTGCTTGCTTTGCGCGCATCCCGCATAGCTTCAGCGAGTGCGCGCATTTCGGGTTGAGCAGCGGGATGGCAGCGCAGCGCATCAAAGTTGGCCCACTCGGTCGACGTGACTACAACGTTGATATGGCACCAGGGCTCAATCATGCGGTTGACTAGCTGCTTATGCAGCCCATTGCGGCTCATCATCGAAGCTTGCTTGACGGCCATGTCGCGAAGTTCGAGCCACCATTCGATCATAGCATCGCGTTCATTGTCTGTGAATTCTTCGATGGCCTGCATGCCTGGCATGTTCTTACCCCAGTATATGGGGATCGCAGGATCTGAGATTACATCTTGAATGAGGCGCTTGACTGGGATAGCACGCGATGATGACGCGTTGCGGCTGAACTTGCGGTGCGTCATGAACTCGCCATGGATAAACTTCGGATAGCGAAGCTGCATCGTTGTCAGGCGGATACCCCACTCTGCTATGCTGTTACCCCACTCTGCTATGCTGTCGCATATGACTTTGGCCGTGATGGTCATTTAGTGTCTCCCCTTCAGCCGCACTTATTCCAGTCGCAATTGAGGCAGCGCAGGCATCCCTGCTCATGGACGAGTGGCGTTGAGTAGCATTGCGGGCAGGTGTCTACTCCAACGATGCCAGGCGCAAACGCTGACGCGTTGCCTCCGCCATTCCCTCCAACGCCGCCTGCATAGATCGTAACACCGACTGTGCGCGGAGCAACGAACGCTGATGTGCCGCCATCGCCTTGAGTCGGGACGCTTACTGTACGGCCGCCAGGCTCGGGTTCAGATACTGATTCAGGCAGACTAAACAACCCAAGCTCACGGAACTCGGTCTCAAGGATGCCGCCAATCGCTGCAACGATTGAGGGGCGGTGCTTGTGCTGCTCCTTGATGAAGGCCCCGCCGCTTGATGAGCATATCGCAGCGAGTTCGTTGACGAGGAACTTGATATCACCCCCTCGCCGCAGGACAGCAGTCAGCAAGCGGCTGGTAGCTTGGATCCATTCAGTGCTCTCAGCAGCCTTCTCCCCGCTGCCAACGATGAAGACCTCCGACGGGTAGTTGTCTTCGTCATGGTTGATGGTGATGTACCAATTGGCGCCGGTCGTTGGCCATTTCAGCTTGTAAGTATGTCCTGCAAGCACGCTAGCGCGCGGCGCTACTGGGTAGGTAGTCTCCCGCAAGTCGTTTTGAATGACTGCCTCCAACGCATCGACTGTTGCCTTGATTGCTTCAGAATTGAAAGCTCCAGCTACACCTATGATATTGGCATCTTGCAGAAGCCTCTCTACGACTACGTGATCACCAGACGGTGTGTCAATAGAGAGTACCGAACCGCGGCCTGAATCGGGGTCAGGACGGTAGGTCGTGCAGCCTTTGCAGTCGAGCTGATAGGCTTCCATGTAGACGTTGACAAAGTCCGCGAAGGAGAGCGATGTTGGGCAGTTGACGGTCTTCGAGATGCTGGCATCGATACCCTCCTGACAGGCAGCCTGCATGCGAATGTGTTCGCTCGGCGTGAGCTGCTCTGCGCCAACGAAGTAGGCGGGCGTTGTATGGTTGGGAAACTTCGCAGCGTACATGCGCTCAGCATAGTTCAGCACCTTATAGTCGATGAGCTTGCCATCAGGTTGGCGCACCTTGCGATTGTATCCGCCGAATGCGTAGACGGGTTCAATGCCTTGCCCCGTGTTGCCGCTGTAGGTCGAGATCGTCCCATTAGGCGCGACTGTGTTGAGCACGCCATTGCGGATGCCATGCTTCTCAATGAGTGCGCGCGTGCTTGACTCAAGTGCTTGCACATTCGGCGACTTCATGAAGTCGTCCCGGTTGTACAGCGGGAACGGGCTGCGCTCAGAAGCAAGCTTCGCTGATGTGATATAGGATGACTCGCGCAAGCGATGGGATAGCTGCCGCATGAAGTCGATAGCATCCCAGCTACCGTAGCGCAGGCGCAGTTGCGCGCAAGCATCAGCGACGCCAGTCAGACCAAGACCAATGCGCCGCTTGTTCATCGACTCACGCTGCTGCTGTTCGAGCGGATAGGTCGCGATATCCAGCACATTGTCGAGGAAGCGGACGCCGATACCCGTTACACCGTGAAACGTATTCCAGTCAAAGCGTGCATTCTCAGTGAATGGGTCCAGCACCATAAATGCGGCATTGACAGACCCTAAGCAGCAGCACCCGAATGGCGGGAGCGGCTGTTCGCCGCAAGGGTTGGTTGCGACTATGTCTTCGCAGTAGCTCAGGTTGTTGCGGGCATTAATTTTGTCGATGTAGAGGACGCCAGGCTCTGCGTACTTGTAGGTCGCTTCCATGATGTCATGCCAAATGCGCTGCGCAGGCACACGCTGGTAGACATAGAAGGGATGCATCTCGCCTTGCTTCTTGAGCTTTGCGCCGTGCACAGGATGCAGATCGTTGTCAAGCTCGAGTTCGTCGTAGGGGAACCGCCGCTCATACACGTCGACATGCTTACCGTCGGCGCGCGGCACCCAATGCCCCATGTCCCAATGATCACCTCTGTGGACGGCCTGCATGAATGAGTCTGACACGAGTACTGAGATGTTCGTCTGCGTCAGTCGTCCCTGCTGCCGCTTGACGCTGATGAAACTAGGGTTGAATAGCTTGGGGCGCCCGTTGTAGTCGTTGAACGTCTCGAACTGATTCTCATGCCAGAGATCAGGGTGCCAGTCGGCAAGCGTCATCATCATTGCGCCGCGCCGTTCGCCAGCCGAACACACGGTCTCAGACATCGCGGACATTTGGTCCATGTAAGGGATGGGGCCAGACGCGACTGATCCCGTCCGCCGGACTATAGCGCCTGCTGGGCGGAGCGTTGAGAAGTCATGCCCAATCCCGCCGCCTTGTTGCAGCGTGAATGCAGCACGCATGATTGCGCGCTGAATGCCCTGCATGGAGTCTTGGATCGTTTCCCCGACATAGCAGTTCAGTAGCGTCACGCGCCGACTGGTACCTGCGCCTGCGTTGATGCGGCCGCCAGGGAGAAAGTACCCCTGCTGTAGCGCAAGGAATGCGTCAACGCGTGCGTTGTTGCTTGGGTCATTAGCGTAGACCGCGTTGATCACGCGCGTCTGCGATGCAGCGATACTTGCTTCGCTGCTACCGTCGAGTGACTTCCAGCGGTACTTGTTCTCCCATACGTTTTGCACCAGTGGGTCAGACAGTACTTCGGCGCGAAATGCCTCGAGGTCGAAATCAGCCACGGTATTCCCCTTGGTTCTGGTAGTCAGTTTAAGCGATCAGGTCGTTGAGCGTTGTCCATCTGGTAGCTTTGCTTGGCGCTTGCCATGCACTCTTCAAACCGTTCCCCCGCCAGATCAAGCGCTGCACGAATGAGATGCGCTGCATTCTGCATGCGGCACCCTTCACAACTACAGTCAACGGCTTTGACGCTATCGCGACCGCCGGGAGGGGAGTTGTCACCTTCGAACGTGACAAACCACATGCGCACGCGCTTCATGCGATAGTCACGCAGCAGATCACGGAAGAATGCAGGGGGATGCGTTGACACCTATGCATACTTTCGCATGGGGGGTTCGATCTGCGCCTCGATACCCATCCAGTGTGAGATGACATCCTCAGCGAGCAGTTCGCGCAAATGATCGACATGCTCGCGGTCCTGCGCCTCACGCGCCTTGACGATAGCACGCTGCACGCTCTCCAATTTGTCAGCGCCTGTCCATGCTTTGTACTTCTTCAGATACTCGATCATGGACATTTCATCGTCGATGCCGTAGTTGAATATGAGCTGGATGTCAGCCTCGCGGAACGGCAGTCCGACTTTGTTCTTCGTCGCCCGCACGCGCACCTCAATCCCATAGGTGCGCTCAACGCCGCGCACTGTGCGCTTTAGTTGGCGTAGCTGACTTAGCCAGAGTATCTGCGACGCATAGAAGTCCAGCGCTTTGCCGCCAGACCGCTTGGTCTTCGGGCCGAACTTGACGCCGATGTTGTCGCGCACCTGGCTGATGACAAAGAGTGAGCAGTCTTCGTGTTCGAGGCGGCTCGTCAGCTTGCGGAACAGCTTGGATAGCTGCTTCGCTTTGTCCTGACCATAGGTCGCCTCTTCCATGCCGCGATCCATCTCCGCTGCGTCTGATAGCGCATCAAGTGAGTCCAGCACATAGAACAGCGGCTTGACCTTGATACCCTTCTTGAGGAATGCATCGAGGTCATCATGGAATTGCTCGACTGTCTCAAGCGGATCAGTCGGACGCGTGATACCCTTTGGCATGCCAAGCATCTCTGCATAGGCATCATCAAATGCAGACTCAGCCTCGCCATAGCGGCAGCATTTGGAACTACCGACGCGCGCAAAGTTAGCGCACGCTTCAATTGCCAACCCCGTCTTACCGACTGAACGATCTCCAACTATGTTCATGATGCGTCCGCGCGGCCATCCCCCACCCAGGACGAGGTCTAGGAGGGTTGAGCCGGAGCTGACATAGAAGTCAGGAGCCGCCTTGCGGGGCGACTCCTTCTCCTCACTACCGAGGGATACGCGCTGCATCAGTCGCGCCGGTTACGCTCTTTGAAGGCGCGGCTAAGCTCCTCCGCGCGGGAGCTCCCAGAGCGCCTTGCAGGGGGGTCGTCATCCTCTCCCCTGCTACGACGGGGACGATCCTCGTCATCCGCGTCCCGGGAGCGCCTGGAGCTCGCGCGATCCTCGTCCGGATCGTCCTTCCCATTCCCCTTCCCGCGTTCCTTCCCCTCCAACCGATCCCAGGGGACATCATCATCGTCCAGGTCCTTGTTGCGGCGGGAAGACCTTGGGGGCGGATCGTCGTCCTCCTTATCCAGCTTCTCGCGTGTCGTCCTGCGCGGCGCAGGCGCGTCATCATCGTCTTCACGCCGACTGCGACGGGCTGTTGTTGGTCTGCGGTCGTCTGCATCATCGTCATCGTCACGGCGAGTGCGACGAGGCGGCTCATCGTCTTCCTCGCGTCGACGAGCGGACCGCGCATCGTCATCATCGTCTTCGCGCCGCGGTCTGCGTGGACGATCATCGTCGTCATCATCATCCCGCCGACGACGCGCTGGTGGGGCATCATCGTCGTCGCGTGACCTGTTACGCGCTGGTCTGCGATCATCGTCATCATCGTCGCGAGAACGTCCGCGCGCTGGACGATCATCGTCCTTGTCGTCATCGTCCGCTGTGCCGCCCTCATATAGCGCGAGCATTTCCGTGTAGTTGCGCCAACGCAGAACAGTATCGAGCGGGTTCTTGACGACATATTCCATCCACTTGCCGGCAACCTTTGACGGTCGTCGTGCAACCTGCACGCCGTTGTACTTCGTCGTCAGGCGACTGCCCTCCTTGTCGAAGTAGACATCATGTCCCTCGACTGGGTCGTCGATGTTGAGAGTCGCATGCGTCTGTCGGTCTTCAGTCGCCTTGGTGATGTCCTTGTCCAGACTGGCCGGCATCGCCCAAAGCTGCGGTCCCTTTGCTTCGTCATCGCGATCGAGGATCCAGACGAGCACACGGCGATTGACCTTCAGCGCCTTTGCGGACTCTTCGTCGCCGTCCTTGTCCGCCGCGACCTGCGCTTCACATAGCGGGCATTTGCGATTTTTGTGGCTGCGCAGGCAAAGCACGACAGCGCGACCAGGGCCGACGTTGTTGTGAATGAAGACGTCCATGCCATAGTGGTCGGGCGCATCCCATGTCGGCGGGAAGATGCGGACATTGTTGGCGCCGTCACGCACCTTGTAGACTGGGAAGTCGCTGAGGATGACGCCTTGGAAGTCCCCGCCGACCTTTTGATTGCGACGCTTGTCCCAATCCTGCTTTGAACGTTCCTGATAACGGTATGGCATAGTCTACTCCTCGTTGTTGGTCGTCGTCACGGTACCTGGGTTACTGAACTCTTGCTTGGAGCGGTACCAAGCGGCCCCCGCAAGCCGAAACGCCAGGTAGACAAGCAGCAGCCCAACAAGGACTGCTGCTAGCACCGCGCTGACGGTTGCGATTGAGATCACGTTGCCTCTCGTTCCCTTGTCCTGCGCTGACGCGCTTCATTCAAATTGCGCCGTCCCTCCTTATATACCGTGTCCTTTGTGAGGTAGCCAGTTATGACAAGCTCAGCTACCCGATGTACTGCCCGATCTTTTGTGCGCGATGCATCCTGCAATGCGCGCCACAATGCGACGTCATGCGCCGCGTTAGCGACAGCAGTGGCTGCGTCAATCACCTTCTCATGCAGCGGTAACTCTGCTTTGATCTGCGCTTCAGAACGCGTCTTTGTCGCTGTGTCGCCGCTCGCTTTGGTAGGAGCGGGAATTGGCTTGCGGCGCAGCAGGTCAGCGACATCAGCCTCGACGATCTCGAGTTCGTGTTCAGCCGCGCCATGCTCCTTGATTGCATCCGCATGGTGTTCGCCGATCTCCATGACGAACATTGGCAGCTCTATGAGGTCTTCTTCGAGATGCAACGTACTGACAGTCAGGCGTGCCTTGAGTCGGTCAAAGATGACCTTTTGTTCGCGCGTCATTTCATACTCCATACATAGCGGCTGATTGCTGCGAGGAACTGCACCTTGGGGTCGAATGTCGCTGCTGGCGCCGCGAATGCCTCGATGAGCGACAGCGCGCGTTGTGCAGTCGATGCGTTCTCGGACTTGATAGCAACGGCTGCGATGTAACGCCCGCATATCGTCAGGCCGGGCTGGTAGTCATCGTCATTGACGCGTTGCAGCATGCGCTGAATGAGTTCCCAGTTCGTCTTGCCTGCAATCAGGAACTGGCAGAGCTCGATCAGCGGGCTGTTGTCCTGGTCGATTAGCCCTGCAATGCGCGTAACCTCATCGCTTGACTCAGCATCGTACGCCGACTGTAGGATTGACAGCGCGAGGCGGGGTTGACCATTGGACGCGTTGACGATTGCATTAAACACATCGTCAACGACTTCCCACCCTTCGGCTGCTATGACAGCCTCGAGGAGCGTCTCAATGTCCTTGTGTCCAACAGATCGCAGCAGCACGCGATAGGAGCGTGTGTTGACAGCATCCGGCACCTTGTCTGGTTCAGTCGTCGTCAGCGCGAAGTAGAGATGCGGCGGGGGTTCCTCGAGCGTTGTCAGCAGCGCATCCCATGCAGCCTTTGACAGCCGCTGCACCTCGTTCATGAGTATGAGGCGCTTGCCTGCACCTGATAGCGACATGTGGCGGCCGGTCTCGATGAGCTGCTTCATCTCGTCTTTGCCGCTGTAGGTCGCAGCATCGACTTCCAGCACTTCAGCTTCGAACTCCTGTGCGATTAGGCGGGCAATCGTTGTCTTCCCGACGCCAGACGGCCCGACCAGCAAATATGCATGTGCATGGCTGTTTGATTGGATCGTGCGGCGAAGCTTGGGGATCGCTTCCTCGTGCCCAATGAGTTCCCCCCACATCTGCGGGCGGTAAGCAGTGATCAGTGGTTCGGCGACCTTGATCGGCGGTGCTTCTTGGAGAACCTCATCATCTTCGACTGCAACCCGCGCACGCTTTGCCACAATGCTACTCCTTGTTACTGGTACTGGCTGGTTCGTGGAGTTTGAGCCACGCACTGCCGATCATACGGAAGTCGGCCACAGTCACCATCATTTCATCATCAGCTTGCAATCGCAGCGCAGCGGTTGTCAGTGCATACAATTGCGCAGCGGCAGAGTAGTGTTCTGAATAGCAGTTGCTATTCGCACGATGTAGGCGCGTCTGCCGATACAGTCGTTCCGCTCGTTCTTTTGAGCGCTTGCCGAACCAGCCGCTTTGGGCCGCTTCAATCGCTTGCGCATGCAGCTCGGTGCGATGCTGATCAATGTTGGTGAGCGTTGCATGTGCTGCATCGCGCACAGCAGAGACAGGCAGCGCAACGAAGCTGCCGCCTGTCTCGGGTGGAATCCAGTCGCTCATGCGCGCGACGCTAAGGTATAGAAGCCATCCTTACCAAGTTGGATGTAGCCTTCTCCGGCCAAGCGCGCGAGGATATTGTATACGCGGCGCTTGTTGGTAGGTGACCTCGCGCCGACCCTTTCGCATATGACCTTCGCAGGTATAGCACCAGATGTCTTTTGCATGCAGATATCGATCTTGGCGGCGAGGCGCTGGTTGAACTTAGGCGCAAGCTTGAAATGCAGCTCAGGCATCTTGTTTCGTGCTATAAGATCTAATTGGTGCTGTGCGGCATCGCGCACCAAACCCATACCGTTCAGGTAACGGTCTTTAGTCCGTGGGCGCGTTGGACGCTCAAACTGTTCAACGTAGCCCTCTGGGATTGCATGCTTTGATGCCCGTGCGCACCAGTACAGCTTACCTTTGAACTTGAAGGTGCGCAGTTGCTCAGCAATGTCAGGATTGCTCCAGTTTTTGATCCAGCACCGCCAGCGCCCCTGCGGCAACCCTATGGCTTGACTGGCAGCATCCACCTGCTGCTTGTCCCATAGGCGCCCATTGTAAAATGTGGCGTTCCATGCATGTACCATATCGTTGAGTAGTGCACCGGAGTGCTGCCTAAACACCAAGGCAGTAGGCGGCAAAGCGCACAGTATGTTTTGCGCTTCGGCTTGCGCCAATGCTTGTACGGTCTGCCGTGGCAGACTCCATTCTACTTCATCAAAGCGCGGCTCCTTCTCGAGCTCAGCCGTTGCTTCCAAAGAGCGCATGAAACGCCCAATGATCCGCGGGTTGTCGATGGCTGTGCGAATCTCGCCGCTTAGCCTGCGGACAAGCTTGAGCTCATCTTCCAAGCGAAGTTCTTGGCGCTTGGTAGCGCCATACATATTGTGCAGCACGTCTTCGCCTGCTTGCTCGAGCGATGTACTTGTCGCGCCATTCAACAGCACAGCATTAGCTGGACCGTCGATATCGTCTTCGTAGGTCCAGACGCGATACCTGTCGTCGGACGGATGCTTCTGGATCAACCATATGCGATCCATGGCGCGATAAGATTCAGGAATCTTACTCATCTCATATAGTCCCCCGTGAACGTATGGACCTCAGTTAGGTCCGCCCAGTTGGTGCCAAGCTGAACCTCCAAGCTCAAGGGGCATATTTGCCAGTCGTAGCGCACCTTCAGCATGACCTCAGCTATCTCCTCAATATACCCCATGAGCCGGTTGTCATCGGGTAGTATGAAGGTCAGGTCATCATGCACGCTGATGCGCGGTAGGTAGTGCTTGTCGCCGGTCTCACGCGCCTTCGTCGCCAACTCAGCTTGCGCTTCAAGGACTATCTGCGCTTCGCCCATTTGGATCGGCGTGTTAAGCGGCTCATTGCCCCACAAGATTGCATGGCGCGTTTCACCAGACAGTCCGGTGATCGAGCCTGTGTCCGCGTATTGCTTGCGCTGCCTATTCTGCCAGTCCTTCACACCTTTGAACTCGAGGAAGAACTCGCCTTGCAGTTCCCTTGATAGGCGCTCAGGGATGCCTGTTGTGCGCGCGATGCCTTTGTATCCCCCGCCGAACAGACTGTAGAAGACGAAGTCTGTCTTGATGATATTGCGGCCGTACTTACGGATCTTCTTCTCGTCCTTCTCGCCGACCTTCTGCGCGAGGCGGTCTATGTAGTCGGGATAGATGTCGATCGTGTTGTTCAGCCAGTCTGTGTGCGTGTCATGCCCCTCAACGAGATTCTTGATCAGCTTCTTGTCGCCAGACGCCATTGCGATAATGCGTACCTGAATCTGCCCCTGGTCCATTGGGACGAGAACGTAACCTTCTGGCACCTCAATCATGCTGCGTACCTCACGCGTCGCAGCGCTGCGCTTCGGCCAGTTCTGAATGTTGGGGTCGTCTGACGACAAGCGGAAGGTCGACACGAGCATTGTGTTGTAACCGGGATGCAGCATGCCATCCTTGTAGATGGTTGGCACCTCGATCACACACAGCGTATAGGTCGAACGCACCTTCGTTGCTTCACGCCAACTCAGCACTGCTTTCGCTAATGGATGATCGGGGCACTCCGCATTGAGGATCTCATCCTTCGTGTTGTACTGCTTCCCTTTCTCGGTCTTCGGCAGGTTGATCTTGCCGTGCAGCACAAGCGCTTCACCGACCTGCGCTGGCTTGCTGATGGAGAATGCTACCTGCGCAGCGGCCTCATAAGCGCGTACCTCATGCAGCTTCTTAGCAGCCTCTTCAGCCTCATCTGCTTTAGCTTTCCATTTCACCGCTAGCTTCTCAGCTACCTCAATCGACACAGGCAGGCCTGCAAGCTCCATGTCAACGACAGAGTATGTGCGGCCCATGATCTGCTCGTACAGCATGGGGTCGACGCGCTTATGCAGTTTGCGATGGATGAGGGCTGTTGCTAGTGCATCCAACCCATTGTACTGCAAAACCTCCTCGATTGGGTAGGCATCAAGACGCGTTGTGTTGATCTCCATGATCTGTTTGACATCAACGCCGAGATGTATGCGCGAGATCGCAGCGAGCGACAGGAGAGTTTCGCGCTGATGGTAAATGCGCGCAAGCGCCATGGTATCTTGGCATCGTTTGAGCGGACGATTGCGCCGCATTGTCTGCGACATGTAGATCAGCCAGGCTAGCTCATAGCTGGCATTCTGCGCGATCCATTCGTGCTCCTCTGCAATTTGTAGCAGGAAGTCCAGTCCCCATTCGTTACCGTCAACTGCGAACGCGAAGGTTGTCTTCCCGTCACTAATTGCTGCTGATACGAGTTTGGCGCCGATCATATAGGGCTTTGGTACGCGGTCTGGATGCGGCGATGACGTTTCAAGATCAAGACCGACCGGAGCATGCATCTTAGCGAGCAGCGCCTCGGCCTCATCGCGCGTCCGCGGTAGCAGCACATCCTTTGGACTCATAGGCGTGATGACTGGACGCGGCCATGAGTCGACTTCCGCAAAGAAGCGCTTCATGTCAGCGCGGAACACAGGCATCGCAGGACCTTCACCCCGCCCTTCGTTGCTATCGCCCATACGCATGACAAACGAGGGGTGCATCACAGGGTAGTACCATAACGTCTCACCGTTGATCTCGACGGGGAAGCGCACGCCGTGGATCGCAAGGATGGATGCTGTCTTGCCGCGCACGAAGCGGGAGAGCGGAACACCTCCAACGCCGAGGATATAACCAACGCCTAGCTGCTTTATGTCAGCGTCGACGTGAATGCTGCATGCATGTAGCTCGGCAGCGTCAGGCGTTTGATTGTCGTCTGGGCGGCAACGCACAGCATTTTGGAATGCTAAGCGGTCGCGAAACCTACCAGGGATAAATTGGCGCAGGAGCTTGCCGCTCTTGCCTATGAACACTTCTCCCTCTGCATCCTCTTCCTCGCCCGGCCCCTCGCCAAGCACTAAGATGTCGGGGTCGTCTGTGTTCCCGCATGCAGGCATGCGTGGGGATGTGAGGCGGGGCCACGTTTCGCGCAGGGGGCAGTGATCGCATCCTCGTTCAGTTGGGCTAAGCTGGCGCTTCGCGCGTGCTACGCCGCCACCTGAGCGACGCGTCTTTGGGATGGTCGTTGGTAATGGAATGTCCTCAAATAGACTACCGTTGAGTGGTAGCGCCATCTTTGCGCTCCTGCGTAGAGTGAGAATAAGCGCTATTGAGGTCGCCCATCGCACAGCTATTGCTGATGAACCGGATCCCCATAAAAATACTAGCGATAGCTGCTGCTATCGCTAGTCCAGTTGCAATGCGCGTCATTTCAGCGCGTAGGCATTGCAGGGATTGGCAGCTCTTTCGCTTCCCAGTGCTTGCCGCCAGGACCGCAGAACCCATCCTTGCTGCGAGCGGTATTGCAGTCGCTGTTGGCGGACGCGCCGGTCACAGGGTCCAGCGCTGATGGATGTGTGCACTTGTAGGTCTGGTAGGCGACGACTAGTTCGCAGTACTTGCAGTCCTTGCAAAAGTTCATGATTGTGACTCCCTTTGCGTTGTTGGGCAGGACTCTTGCTCGCCGCTCGTCCATGCTTTGAACGCGCGCAGTTTCTCTGGCTCAAGCCACCATGCTGACCAGTCGCCGCGGAACTGTATTGCGCGGTCGTCAATGATGAGGAAAGCAGGCGGCTTCTCATGCGCAAATGTGAAGTCGGAGAGATAAGGCGGGAGTTCAATGCTGACTATGTTGCTGGTCTTCCAGCTAGTCAACTGCGTGCCGAGCCATTCTAGCATCGCAGCGAGCCCTTCGGAGTACTTGGATCGCGACGAGTAGATCACAAGCTCGAAGTGATCGCGCGCTTTCGCAGCCCACTCAAAGAACCCAGGGACAACATCATCATAGATGACGTCAACGCCTTTCCATCCCTGCGAATAGCGATGAACGACGCCGTCAAAGTCGAGGCAGAGAATGGGCTTACCAGGCATTGGTGTCTCCTTTGGGTGCAGTTGGTAGATCATGGCTTTTTACGGCTTTTGTGATAGGTCGTCATGAGTGCGCGAATGATTATGTCGGGGTCAGCTTTTTGCGGTGTAAGAAAGAAGAACATCTCCCTGTGCGATGCGCCAAGGAACTTATGCAGCGCATAGTGCACTGCTTGTAGCTCAGGCTGCGGTAGCGTGAGACCATATGCAGTCACGGGGTAGTAATTTGTCTGCACGTACCGCCGATGCACTTGGATCGTTGGGTCTACCTCGACCCAATCACCATCATGCAGACCGCCGACTGTCAGCGCGCGAACGAGTGTCATTTCGGGGAATGGCCTGCAATGATGTAGCCGAACCCATCGCCGCGCAGTACGACAGCACGTTTGTCGATGTAGTCCAGTACGACGCGATCAACGTGCTCAAGCGCTCGCCCAAGCTTGATTGCATTGAGGCGGACGGGCTCAAGATCGGGGATCTTCTTGAGGCTCTCGACGAGGTAGTACTCGTCGGTCGTTACGACGCCTTCCATAAACCCCAATGTCAGGCGACCCTTCTTGGCGCCGAGTTCAACGTATGCATCGTAGCGGCTCTCCGCCAGCGCTGCGATGCGCTTGATGAACGCGCGCACACGCTCCCGCGGTAGTTCGGCTGTGACCTTCTCGCCGGAGTACTCCTTCACGGTCTTAGCGAGATCACGCGTCAATGCTTTCGCTTGCGGGATAGCGCAGCGCAGCTTCGTGTCAGAGTAGTACATGTGCGCTGGGTCGCCTGCTTTACCCGCCGCTTGGAATGCGAGATCACCCTCATCTGCCGTGATCACGCTCGCGAGCAAGCGCATACCGTCTGGCGGCATCGTCACGAGATCCGGCCAGTCCTTGAACCCAAGGTCTAGGCTTGCAACGCTGAGCGTCGTTGCGTCTGACGACGCGATAGTCAGGTCGCCGCGGTTGTCAATGACAACGCCCCGCAGTCCTGACGAGTCCGTAGTCTGGTCAGCGCATGAGAGCGCACCAAGTTCGAGTGCTTGCTTGAATGCGTCTGTTGGTGTGAACGCTGCATTACCTGTGCGCGGCCAGGGGACCTTTGGGATGTCGATTGCAGCGAGTGCTAGGCGGCCGGACGCCGAACCGCACTTCCATGCGAGGACGTTCTCGTTGGCTTCAAGCGTCAGGTCGCTGTTGCTTGGCAGCGAGTCGACAACTGCAAGGAAGATACGTGTGTCAACGCAGATCTCGCGTTCAAGCGGCAAGTCGACTGCTGCATCCAAATGCGCGAAGCTTGCTTCTCCTCGTATGCGCTTCGCTGACACAGCGAGGGAGCGGTAGATTGGCGAGAGCGCATTGTTGTTTGCGATCTGCCGAAACGGCTTGAGAGCTGCATTGAGCTCAGAGCTATTCATGAGTACCTCTTTATGACTATGTCGAGATGGTCGATGACGTGTTGCGGTTGGATTCTGTCAGCGGTGCCGACGAGCTCCTCATAATTACGCGGCAGCGTCAGGAACTTGGCGTCGGGCAGCTTAATGTTGAAGAAGTTCGCTAGTGCGACTGACCCTACCCTGTCGCTGTAAGCTGGCATCTCCATAAAGATTCCGAGTCCCTCAGCCTGAAACAGCGGATCTCGCGCGCACCAACCGCCAAAGCAAGCGGCAGTCTGGCAGTCATGCGCATACTCTGGATCAGATGGCGCAAACCACGTCGCCATATTGAATGGCCGCTGCTCATCACGCACCTGCTCCATCACTTTACGCGCATGCAACAAGCGCTGCATGTTCGCGCTGCTCTTACGCTGCTGCCGGCGCTTTAACGAGCTTGTCGATGACATCGTAGTACCCTTTCAGATGCTCTGCTGTTTGACAGGTCTTGAGAGGATTATACACGAAGTCGCGAAGTGTCGCGTAGTGCGCAAACTCGAGGATGTGAAAGAATGACACAAGGGCGTTTGTCCCGCCTGCATGCGCAAACACAGCTTGCGCTGACGCATTGCCGCCAAGCACGAGATGCAGGTTGAATGCGTTAAGCCGAATGCCCGGCAGCTTCACCTTTGGGCGCCCAAACAAGGATGTCGGATGGAAAGCAATCGGCTGCATGCCGCGTATGTACTTCTCCAACCAAAGGAAGTACTTGCAGGTCAAATAGGTGCGAATGGTGTAGGCGGGGCGACCTGAACGCTCCTTGAAGCTTTCCCAGTCAATCCCTTCGTCTGCCAGTATGCGGCTAAACTCGCCGTGATCATGTTTGGCGAGTGATAGGATGTCGGGTTCGCGTTCGGTATGCAGACCGTCAGCACGGAACTGCACATCACGCCCGCCAATAAGCTTGACACGTCCGCTGCGCTGCGACGCATAAATCCAGCTCGCGCTGTCAGCGGAGTACCAGGGGAAGCGCTGCATAGCTTCCTGCCGCCCCTCGCCGAACGCATGCGTCTTGACGATGGGATTACCCTGACTGTCAACGAGATGCGACCAGACCTCCGCATACCAGTCGTCCGCCATGCCGCCTGGACGATGCCCTAACATGGATGAGGAAATCCCCAGGTAGTCACACTTCGCATCGAGATAGCGATAGGTCCACTTGATGTCCTCGCCTGCGTGCACAACAGGGATGGGATTGAGTCCCTTGCGCCGCATGCACTTAAAGTTCTCGAAGCCTGCTGCTGCTGCCTTCTCAGGGTCTTCCGGGATGATGACATCCATGTTGACATAGCCGTTGATCCAGTCGAGATTGGCTTTCAAGAAGTCGCAGTACTGATCGAGGTTGACTGGCTTCTTCAATCGCCACGCTGAGTAGGCGCCGCTATCTATGAGCATGCAGACTTTCGGCGTGCCCGCCTTGCGCTTAGAGGGCATCGATCACATCGAAGTAACGCTTCGCCTCCACAAAGGGTGCTGCCGATTGCGTGATAGGTCGCCCGACGACGTAGTAGTCGACACGTCGGTCTGTCGGTTCGTGCACGCGCGCATGGTCCTTGACCATACGAAGGTCGCTGTTGCCCATGCGGATGCCGGGCACGATTAGCTTGAGCGCCGGGAACATCGTCTTCAGGAAATGCACAGAATCCATACTGCAACTTAGATAGTTGATACCTGTCTCCAGCGCCATCGTAGCAAGCTCGACATTGCGCGATAGTTCCTCAATCCCTCTTGCTGCATGATCGGTTGTCATTACGCCAACTGCGAACAGCTCCGTGTTCGTCCCCGCCGCCGCGGCATATGCAGCATTGAGCATCTCGCGCCCTCCTGCCGCATGCACAGACAGAAAGGCGGGTTCAAAGTGGTGCGTCAAATCGCTGACAATCTTATAGACCTTGTCTGGCGTATCGAACAGCTTGACATCCAGCATGTGGCCAGCGAACGTCGTCGCAGCGGTCGCAGCAAGCACCTGCAACCAACCGATCTTCAACATGCATGGAGGCATCAGGCTCGATTGCTGAAACAGCTTGAAGATGATGTTGTCGTCAATGGAGATTACAAGCTTACTCATAGTGCTCTCCTATTTAGGATGCGCTAAGCGCAGGAACTCGGACCGCGTTTCAGGGTTGTCAAAGAATGCCCCCTTCAGCGCTGACGTAACGGTCTCAGCCTCCGCCTCATTCACGCCACGCGTACACATGCAGGTATGCTTGGCACATATGATGACGCCAGCCCCGAGATCGGTGATCTTGTCCATGATGAAGTCTACGATCTCGTAGGTCAGGCGTTCCTGCACCTGCAAGCGGCGGGAGAAGTGATCAACGATGCGCGCAAGCTTCGAGATGCCAACGACATGTCGCGCGTCTTTCGGCAGGTAGCCGACATGCGCGTAGCCGATGAATGGTGCCATGTGGTGCTCGCACATGCTGCGCACACGAATGTGTCGCACGATGACCATGGAGTCATAGAAGGGCTGCTCTTCCTCGAACAGCCGGGCAAACTTGCTGGGGTCTTCACGATACCCGCGCCCCCATTCGCGTTCCCATGCGCGCAACACGCGGTCTGGCGTTTCAAGCAAGCCTGGTCGCAAGGGGTCTTCGCCTATGTAACGCAGTATGGTGCGCATAGCGGCTAGCGCGTCAAACTTGGAAGGGCGCTCAAGCGAGCGCTCAAGCGGGAGCGCGAAGTCATCGGGGTGCATTGACATGACGGTCCTGCAAATGGGGTCCAGCTAAGCAATATACCCCCATCGCGAGCGAGCTAGGACGGGGGGCTCCGCAGCTTCCAGCATTAGGGGCGCTGTCATGCTAGGGGTAGGCTGCAAAAGAAAGGGGGCGGCCTCGCTCAAGGACCGCCCCCTCCCGCCAACCTCTACGCTGTCCTGGGAGAACTAGAGACGCGGAGGTTAACTCGATAGCACGCCCATCTCGATCATGTCGCGAATGACGCTTCGCGTGAATCCCGCGGTTGCGGCGATTGTGGCTGCACTGATGTCCTCGAACTTGGCGGCGACCTTCTCCGCGACTTCCTCGTTTGTGATGTTGTGCTTTTTGATGACGAGTTGCCGCATGAACTGCGCAGCCGACAGTTCCTTCTTCGGCTTCGTCGCAGCAGCAGCCTTCTTCGGTGCAGCTTCCTTCTTGGCAGCCGCCTTCTTCGCCGGGGCAGCCTGCTTTTTAGCTGCTTCCTTCTTTGCAGGTGCAGCCGCCTTCTTGCCAGCCGCCTTCTTGGCGGTCGTCTCAGCGAGTGCCTCAGCACCGGACTTCTTGCGCGCTGCCTTCTCCGGCACAGGCGCTGCCTCGTAACCGTCTGGCAGGTCGACATCCTTCCGCTTTTTGCGCGCGATCGCCGCGTCGTTGAACCAGCTCTGCGCGTCTTCGTCGAGCCCGTTCCAGACTTCCTCGTCTGCTTCCGAGATGACGGTCATCATGCGCGCGAGATACTTCTGGTCGGTCTCCTTCTCGGTGCGCTCCTCGAAGTCAGCATCCTGCTCCTTCACGAAGGCGAGCAGCAGGTCGTAGACAGTCTTGTTAGCCATCGCTTAGCTCCTGACTCATTGTGTTCCCGACTTAGCAATATACCAAGCACAGGTCGTCCTAGTGCACTTGCTTAGGTAGATGCAAGTGCCTCGCGTCGGCGGCGCTTGACAGGCCGCGGCGTGATCTTCTTACTCAGTTGGTTCTCGTTCCAGCGCTCTAACCAGACATCCCATAGCTTGCGGTCGAGGCAGATGCCGTGACCAAAGCCTGACACTGCATACACGCATGTGCGCTGCATGTCGCGCGCTGCGTTAAAGGCGCTGGGCAGATCGGAGAACACCGCCCTATCGCGTCTACCACCGCCATAGACCGTGACGCATGAGAAGCTTGTCGCGCTATCGAACACGCGCAGTTCCCATGCATCGTACTTGCCGCTGAAGTCATGAGATGTGTCGGTCATAGCTTCACCCGCACAAGCCGCACGCGCTTGCGGATCTGCCGCACATGCGTTGGCCGCCCATCAAGCCCAATGTTAGCAAGGTCGGCGAGGCGCATGACCGACTCGCGGAACGATGCATTACCAGGCACATCGATCAACTCAGACACGATGACCTGAAACTTCTCATCTGAGACATGCTTTCGCACTATGCGTACGACTGCCTCAATTGAGCTTACGCTCGCAACCATGATTACTGTTCTCCCATTAGGCTGCGCAAGCTAGTAGCTATGCGCAGCGCTATGCAAGCAAATTCCTTAGCCGCAGGAACTTGAGTACATCCTTGTCCTCATCGCCTCGATACTTGCCTTCCTGCATGCGCGGCAGCAGTTCATGAAACCAGTCTTGGCGCCAGAAGTCATCCTCGAAGTAACCCCGCGGCACTTCGATATAGTTGTTCTCGAGCGCGACGCGTTTGCGGAAGCAAGGCTTGCAGATGCCGCAATGCTTGGGTTGCCCGCGGTAGCAGGAGTAGGATGTCAGCAGCGCAAGGTGGTCACCTCCGCGAGACAAGTAGCGGTCGACAAGCGTTGATTTCGTCCACATCTTGAAGGGACTTGAGATACGGAAGCGCCGGCGCTTTGTCCAATGCTGCTCATCCCACATATGCCCGAGTAGCATTTCCATCAGGCGGTAGAACTTCTCATCCTTGTCGTTGGATCGATCGCCATAGACCGAACTGAGATAGATCTGGTCGCCATAGTTGCTTGCGAGTAGGACGAGATGCGCATTGCGGTTGGGCACGATTGCGTCATCGCGCTCCCATTGCGAGAGATCGAGCACATTGGCATCGAGTGTCACAAGCTCACCTTTGATCTTGTCCTGCGCCTCGAGTTTCTCGACGCAGTAGTCTTCGCATGCAGCATAGGGCGCTTTGTTGCGCACATACAGGCAAACGTCAGGCAAGAGCAGGTTGTCAAAGCAGACGCTATCCATGCCGCCTGAGTAGAGCAATACGCGCTTAGCGAGGGGGCCAGCGCGATTCGAGGTGATCATTTCAGCCATAGTCAGAATTCCTTTCTGCCTGCTTCCTTGCCGAATTGGTGCACGACCTCCGCACCTGCGGGCGTGAGTTGGTATATGAAGGGCCGATTGAACTTATCCAATTGCACGCACTCAAACCTGATTGCATCAAGCATGCGGGCTGAAACCTGCGCATCATCAGGATGCGTAAGCCTATTTGCTACTTGTGATGTGGTCCCGCGTGCAAAAGGGAGCTCGTTTAGGGCTGACAATGTGCGGATAGTCTGCGCCCCGACGCGCACAGGTTTGCCGTTGATTATGGCGGCAAATGATCTTGGCGAAACGCCAACAACGCGCGTGTATTTGGACTTTTTGCCTGCCGGTGCATGAGTCTCTTTGATCTGCGTGTAGACTGCCCGCACGTCTGCATCGTTCATGACGACAACTTGGTCGTCTGGCATGATTAGCAGCCAATCGCCTATCTCGGCGATGACCTCATCGCGTAACTTGATAGCGACGGTCGGCGCGACCATCTTCGGCGTTAGTCTGACCATGGGTGTGCCTCCTGACTACAGAGGCATTATACCCACATTGCTACCTATGCGTGTAGTAACGCACGCAGCTCCCCGAGAATGTCAGGCTTACCAGGCAGATTGGCCCAGCGGCGAAACCTGCGATTGCGCCGCGTGTCGGAGATCCTATTGTTGAGCAGCTCTTGCAGGACTTCCGCCGGCGCGTCCGCAATTATGCGCAGTACTGCTTTCGCTTCGGACGATGCACGGGACCAGGCGACTGCGATCTCAGCCGCGCCTGCGACGTTATCCTCTGCCTGAGGGTCAGCTACGAGTAGCGCGAGCGAGTCGTCGGGCTGCTCTTCAATGATCGGTAGTAGACATCGACGCTGGCCCTTCTCGGCGAGCTTGATCCAATGCGTTGCTAGCATGCGCTTGTACAGCGCCATGAACCATGCATCATTGTTGACCTTGTGCGCATAGCGCTTGTAGCAGTCGGCGAAGACCATCGCGCACTCCTGCTCAGCGTCTTGCACTGTCTCGCAATGCTTGCGCACCTTCCAGTAGTTTATGCGCGCGTACTTGCGGGCGTATTCCTCGAATGTGCCTGACCACTGCGGCCCGACATAAAGACTCGCGCGTTTGCGCGTATTGCGTTTTGGATCCACTTCTGCGCGTCCCCCAAAGACATTGCCCCTGGATCTTCCTGACCGACGGGCACATGAAGGCGCGCAACATAGCACCAGCGCAATGCTTGCGCAACCAGCATAATAGAATGGCTGGCAACGCCAACAGAGACATCAGGATCAAGCGCAAGCAAGATTAGCCTTCTGCTTTTGCCGAGCACATGTGCTAGGCGCAATAGACGGTCTGCGCTGTCAAGGTTCTTACCGCTCAGGCCGATCACACCGACGGAATCGCGTTCTGTTGCAACTGCGATCTTGAGTGCATCGAATTGCCCTTCGACGATCACAACGGTCTGTTCAGTCGTGATGACGCGCGGCACATAGATCAATCCAGGAGGACTTGGATCATACATACGATAGCGAGGACGTAGGTAACTCGTAGTCGCGCGCCCAGCCCAACTGACGACTATCCCATCAACTGCAAATGGTATGAGCACACGCTGCGCCCAATCGCCCGCCCTGGCATAGCGCAAATCGTAGTCAATAGCTGTCTGCATGGGATTAGTGAAGCCGCGCCCTTTCAGGTAGCGCATGCTATGCGGTGCGTCTTCGGCTGGCGGGAAGCGCTGCCAGATGTCGGTCAGGTCTTCAATGGCGCGCGGCTTTGGCGGGAGCGGCTTCTTGTCCAGCTTATGCTCATGCAGGAGTACTTGCGCTTCGGTGCGGCTATATCCTAAGGCGACCAGTAGGCGCACCATATGCGAGCCGTTGTGCCTGCTGTCGCGTAGGCAACGGTAGCCATCAAACGTTTCGCTAAGCTGGAAATGAAAGCTTGGATCGTCGCCGCAAAATGGGCACTCGATTGACACATTCCCTTTGGATGTGTTGGGACCTTTCACGCGCCAGGGGATGCGCGCTTGGTCCAGCAGAGAGCGCCAATCGTAGGGCATGACCTAAACGGTCGTTTCAATTTTCGCCACGTAGATTTTCCTTCCGATGCAGCCTTTCGAGAAATCTGGCGACCTCTTGCGTGTTCATCTTCTGCGTTGGCCGATCAGCCATAGCCTTCCAACGCGCCGCTGCCTCCACAAACACACGAAGTTTCACGCCCTTGCTGAACCGCATTCCAGGCACCCGGATTTCACACGGTAGGGGCATATCGAGAGGGTCGGTCGTATTAGTTTTACCGTTGGCCATTTTCAATCTCCGAAGTCCACCATGAATGTGCCGCAGTGAGGGCAGCATCTACCGTGTTCGGAGAAGGCGTAGTTAGGATGATCACATGCGTTATCTCCAACAATCACGCGGATACGAGCGATAGCATCTTCCGTGATGCAGATGCGTTTGACTCTCTTGCCCATTTCGGCGTGACGATGCCAAAGAGACTCGTCCATGGCGGATAGTAGGTTGCGCAACTCCTTCTCTGCTGCGATTAACTTGTCTTCCTGCCGGCATAGGACTGCGGCAGCGGCAACAGGATCAGCTGCAATCTTCTCGGCAATCTCTGCTTCAGTGACTTCAGCGCGACCCATCTCGCGTTCCCGCCGCTGCAACGCGGCCTTAGCCGCAGCTTCCCATTCACTCATTGCGCATAGAACCCTGTGAACCATGTGTGTGCGGGATTGCCATCGATCACGCACTCATCCTTACCGTCAGCGGATGTCGTATACATGAACAGTCGAAATGCTGTCATGCCATCTGCCTTTGCGAGAATGCCGGCATTCCCAGAACCACCTGTGCCGGGGTATCCAGCGGGGTTGAACCCCGGCGCTGCTTTGACCTGCTGCCAGGATGCGCCTCGATCGCGGCTCGAGTGTATCTTGCCGCACTGCGCAAACCCTTCGCCAGGCGGAAACGTGACACGCCCTGCTGAGTCCGCCATGATAGGCGCGCATGCGTTAGCGTTGATCCACACATTGAATGCCATGATGACTAGCCCGACGGCTGGCGGCATCCACCAGTTGTTGGCAAGGTCATAGCCTGCGTCATTGAAGTCCGTGTTGCGCATACCGACTGCCGTATACGCAAGGTTCATGCATCCCATTTGGTTGACACCATCGAGATGCGCACTGAAGCCGACAAGCATACTGTAGTCTCCTGCATACGCATTGCAGTCAGCGCGCGGATTGCCGAACCCGCATAGTGCGAGTCCCATGACTGTATTGCGGCGTGTTAAGCTAAGGGGATCTGGACCGGGCACTGCACTACCAACTGCTAGAGGGAGTGAAGGGTGCGTAGCGTACAGTCGGGCTGTTGCGGCCCTACGCACCCTTCTCCTTAGCGACTCTCACGGAAGCACAAGAGCCGCCACGGATCACTGCCTTTGGGGGGCACAGCGATCCGATCCGTGCTGGCGGGAGGGTTCATCAGCACACCACTCATTTCCCACCAGCGCAGACAATAGCCAATATACCCTATGCAGCCTCGAGCATCGGAGCTAGGTAGTGCAACATGCGGTTCTCGAGATACCCCGGGTACGCTTCGTTAAGGGCATGCTCAAGGTTGTTGTCGATCTGCATAATCAAGTTGGCGGCGGAGACAGGGATGCCCCATTCCTCCATCGCCTCCGCAAGACAGCTAAGCGCCTCGTAGGCAAGCGCCAGCATTTGCGGCCGCCGCAGCGTACCGTCACTACCATTCTTCAACGTCGTGAATAGCTGCGTAGCCGCACGCTTGTAACCGTTCCGCCCATGGATTTTCTTGTGCGTCGCGAGCTCAAGCTTTGGCAACAACCGCCCATTCATCACGCGGTGCAGGGCCGTGTAGAAGTCGTCTTCCTGTGATGTGAATGGGGCGACCTTGCCTTGCTTGGCATCGAATCGATGAAGGAGCTGCTTATGGATCCTGAGCGCGTCGCGCTGAGACAGCGCCGCTATCAGTTCATCGAGAGTCGCCTTCTCTGCCATGGTCCTATGGATCCGCACGGGGTGCTAGCTACGCTTCTTACTATACCTGGCGCGCATAGCATCGTGCAGTATGCCCTTTCCCTGTTTCAAACAGTCCAGTACATAGTCAATGCAGGCGGTTGTGCGCAAGTCAGATAATTCTGACAGGCGTGATTGCAATGAGATCAAGCGCTTAACGCCAATGCACCGCTACCAACTGGCAATATGAATGCAATGTCGGGTATATGCTAAGGGCTGATGTATGCGAGCGGCGCTGCCGCCTCAGGACCATATCGCTAGCGGGGTCGATCCAGAATACAGGACTGGGTGCCTCGACTGTCCTAGAGCACATTAGCTGAATGGAGGCTTTGACTATGCCTCAGTGATCTGGGCTCTGAGAGAAAGCAACCCAGAGCAAGGACAGGCGGGTAGTGTCCGGTTGTTCTTGCGCCGTCAGATACGTACTGCTCCCACCGGACTCCCTCCCACTTGCAACGCGGCAGAAACCGCGGGGAGATGTATCGACTTGTGAGACCGCTGACCTGCACAAGGAGGGGCTTGGCACTACTGTCCTGCGGGATACTACGTACTCCGGCATGGGGTACGTGTGTCCTGATAGCTTTGGAATCGTTTGAACGATCCCTTCAGCTACCGCAACTCATGCTTAGACAACCAATGACTGGACGCACGACCTGCAAGGTCGTGCAGGTCCCCACGAACAAGCGGAGCGAAGCGCAGCGCAGTGACAATGGGGGTCGGTTTGGCTACCGAGACTGGATGTAGGGGGTACCATGTCTAGGCCGCTAGACCTACTACTAGCACACGCATGCATGACGATGTTCCTTTCGCGTATACGCTGCGCTTCGCTTGCGTATACGCTTCGGAACATGCGACGGGGCAAGCGCCCCGTCGCCAGCGTATTGGTATTGGTGGGGACAGGGGTATATTGCATGCGAGCCTATGGAGTGTCAGGAGATGCCGAGTGCCAGTGATTGCATCGTGTTAGTTGCCAAGCATGCCTATACGAAAGCTGAAGTGATCGCCAGATGGGGAGCTGCTGCATGGCATGCAGGAACCCCACCATTGCCAGCCACCATTGTGCTGGCACTCGTTGTTGCATGCCCACCACCAGCAACAGCACAGTTCCCAACACCTCCTGTCCCACCAGTAGGTATGGCTGCGCCGCCTCCCTTGTCCAATGCAGACAATGGCAACGCAGCATGGTGGCCGCCATTTGGATTCCCTGTACCGCAAGCACCCTTCGGGTTTGGCGGCGGGGAGTTACCAGGGGGCGCGTTCATACCAGCATTCCCGCTGTTCGGCATAATCACGCCAGGTATTGTCGCCATTGAGACAACGCCTGTCGAGGATCATCCGTGTCAACCAGCTCATCATTGGGATGCTGCGCTGCACGAATGCGTTGAGGGTACTCCTCTCCCGCCTTCAATTGGCACGCCTGAACCGCGCAGTGCGTTCATACTAGCATTAGCGCTTGGCGCGCTAGCGCTTGTGCGGCGGGTACATCATGGATGATTTCAGGGATGTGCTGCTGTTGGTAGCAGCCAGTATCTATGCCGCGTTGCTCGCGAAGCACTACTCGCCTGAGAGCGGCCGAATCCAAGGGCTTACCGATGATGAGGCGGACCGCTTGCGCGCTTTCGCGCATCAAGAGGCGCGAGCACTACATAGCTGGCAACCATGAGCCCCTGGCCACCAATCGTTCACTTCGGCTACGACAATCGCAAGGAGATCCCCATGTCTGACTTCAGAGCAGGTTCACGCGTCACAATCAAGGAAGTCCCGCCAAATCCCGTTGGCGGCATGCAGCAGAACCGTCATTTGGTCATGCTCGCGCAGCGCCAGGAGATAGGTATGCTTGAGCGTCTCGACCCACAGACGAACACATGGAGCGTACTGTTCCAAATCCCTTCGATCGGCGACATTCGCTGCTGGTTGACTGAAGAGTACCTCGATCTCGTCGAGATCAAGCCGCGCCCTGCCGTAGGTCCAAAGCAGCAACCGCCTGTTGCATCCGTCATGATCAAGGGGCAGCGCGTACTCATTGAGCCCCTCCTGACTGCGACGCGACGTTACACGACCGGCACAAGCTATCAGGTCGGTGACGTGTTGCTTGCGCGCAACGCACTGCCTGACGACCTGCAGAATCACCTGACGGTCGTGCTCGAGCGTAAGGAGCGCGGCGAGTATCTCGCACTATCGCACAACAGCGATGGCTACGCCTACCATGTGATTCACGGTATGGACTATGAGAAGGTCGGCGAGTTGAAGGATGGGCACTTCATCGGTCCGCAGACGTGATAGATCTGTCTGCACCATCCATTCCCTTCCTCATACTGGGGGGTAGCTTCTACTTGAGCGGGTGCTTCATCGCGACTTTCACCCGCTATTATGATGTAGCCAAAGGAGGCTTTCTCATGGCTATCTTTTGGATGCTAGTCGCGATCTACTTCAAGCTATAGTCAGACTAGCACTAGCAGTATGCAGGCGTAGTAAATGCTGCACCAAAAACAAAGCGTTGCAGCCAAACCAAAATGGTCGCTATAAGGTTCCCCCGTTCACAGCTTGGCGGGGCTACAGTCGGTCGTACCGCTGTGGTCTGCGGCAGCTACTTAGCTGTCGGACGGGGGATAGTGCTGCATGGCGATCGAATGGTATTGCGTATACACGCTGCCTAGATCCGAGTTCCTAGCTGTCGCGCATATGATGCAGCAGGGGTTTGAGGCGTTCTGCCCGACCTACCTGCGGCGCTACACGAGTAAGAAGGCGCCAGCGATTAAGCCATTGTTCTCGCGGTACGCTTTTGTTGCATTCGACCTGCTGTCCGATCCATGGAAGAAGATAGTATCAACGCGCGGCGTACGCCAGTTGTTCTCCCACAGCGAGAACTGTCCCGTCGCACTGCCGCCTGGCGCGATCGACGAGATCAAGTCCATGTCCAATATGGACGATCCCGAGCGCCCTATTCTGTTCGAGGGGTGCAGGGTACGCATACTAAAGGGAGCATTCGCAGTCGATCATCAGACTGGTATGCTGCGCGAGGGGTTCGTCACATGGACCGATCAGCAACGGGTAGCGCTGCTCATGAGTTGGATGCAGCGCGAGGTCGTGCTGATGTTTGATCGAGCCAATGTTGAGCTCGTGCAATAGGGAGTGTGACGTCATGATCAACGAGTTGATCTACCTGCTGATCTATCTACTCATTGTCGGACTGCTTGTCGGGCTCGTCCTGTGGGTGTTGCAGCAAATCCCGCTACCTCAACCTTTCGCTACTGCTGCACGCGTTGTTGTCGTCGTGATTGCGTGCTTGATAGTCATTCTCATGCTACTCAATTTGGTTGGCGGCACCATTCACAGCTTGCCGCTGCTGCGATGAAGACACTACGCGCATACTTGGATCTGTTCGCGCAGTCATTCGCTACGGTATTCGGCATTGGTTGCGCCATCATGTTGCTAGCAGTGCTTTGGCGCTGCATTCACTAAGGGGGAGTATCGACTATGTCGTGGAGCTTCTACAAGGTAACCGGCCGGCCGCCACTCGTCATGGCGGAGATCAAGCGGCAAGCATCATCGATGAAGATGGCTGAACCTGAACAGTCCATCATGCTGAAAGCCGTTGACATCATCGAGGCAGCACTCGATGCATATCCGCCGATGATGCCAGTGCAGGTTGATGCATCAGGCAGCCAAGCGTCATGGGATGGTGGGGCAAGCAACCAGCTCCGCATTGAGATCACGCCAGTGTTCTCCTTCCTCGACCATCCAACGGCGATGGCAGCACCCTAAAGCCTTTGCGGGACTATGGACTATGAAGCGTCAATCACTGCCGCGCATGGCGGGTAAGTACCCCAAGGGGCATTTCGGCCGCAAGCGCAAGTACGAGATGAAGGAGCGTCCTGTGGGGCGCCCTACATTGTATCGCGAGGGGTATGCGGATCTTGTACGCAAGTTACGCATGTGCGGCTTATCCCACCAGCGCATATGTGAGATCTTTGAAGTCAGTCCGCAGACGATAGAAGACTGGCGTAGTAGTATCGCAGAATTCGCGAGTAGTTGGAATGAAGGTGGTGACCTCGCTGATGGTGTTGTAGCGCATGCGCTCTACCATCGTGCCAAGGGGTATGAGCATGCGGCGGAGAAGCTTTGGTACGACAGTAAGACGGGTGATATCAAGCGTGCCTCGTACATAGAGCATTACCCGCCTGATGTCGGTGCTATTGAGTTGTGGCTGACCAACCGTCAGAAGGATACGTGGAAGAAGCGCGGTCAGGTCGACATCAACAACCCAGATGGTAATCTGCGTCCGCCACCTACGCTGATCTTTGACTTCAATGGTCCGGCGCAGGGTGAGATCCTCGATGGTGAGTTTGAAGAGACATGACTAGCGAGCAATTGCTCGAGACCATCACACGCGTTGTGCGTGAGCAGCGCCGCAAGCGTCGCATTGACATGTTGATCTTGTGGGGATCGCTGGTAGCAGCCAACGTTGTTTTCGACTGCTTTATCAAGCACGACTTTGTGCATGCCTTGGATAGCTCTTTCTATGAAGGCGTTGGGCTAGGTCTTGCTGCCTGGAAGTGTGCGTGATGGTTGAGGTGCACGTGTGGTTAGATGCGACTAGCCTTAAGCATGCAGTAGCTGAAGGGCATACTGATTATGCTGATCCAGGCACCATGGAGCTGCATGTGCCAAAAGGGCATCCTTACAAGGTCATGTCGAAGAAACGTATGGGCAATCGTACGCACGTTGTCGCGCACTTGCTGCCAAAATGAAAGCATTTGTCGCAGCGTGGACGCTCATGGAGCGCGAACGTGCGACGCGCAGGCTTACCGCTGACACGCAATACCGCTGGTGGCGCGCTAGGTACAACACGTGCTTGCGTCGAGCGCATAGGCGCAACGCAGCGATCGCGCAGGCGAATATGATCGGCTGGGCTAGTGCGTGTCATGATGCGTCCCCTGCGCCCGAGGCCATTGCCTATCGTTACCAGTGCTCACTACGCGGCGCCTGTCTCTATCCCGCCATGTGCAGCATAGTGCGGACATGCGTTGAACGTCGGGTATATGCTCCCTTAGCTGAGGGAGAGTCAAATGCCGCAGAAGGGTGACGAGATCGTTGATCTCACCTTGGACTACGTTCACGAGACCGATCTTGCATGGCTCGTGAGCGATGGCGATAAGAAGGTATGGTTACCTAAGGCGCTCGTTGAGCGTGACGGCGATGTATATACCATCCCAACTGGGATCGCGCGAGAGAAGGGACTGATCTGATGCCGAAAGGGAATAGCCTACGCCGCTATCGCGCTGAACGTCGCAATAGCATGCGCCGCACACGCTCCAACGGTAAGCTTGGCGGCATTGGACCGCGCACGTTGCGTGAGGTGACTGGTTTGATGCTACCGAAAGGCGATGGCAGCTTCATCAACTCGCTCTTGGGTGCCTTCTTCAAGGACAAGTAGCGTGCGCGGCTTGCTTGCAGGTATAGTCCTGATCACGGTGAGCAGCCATGGGGTTGCCATCAAGGATGGTTGGGCAAACCTGCAGGCGTGTGATCTAGCAGCGCAGTGGATACAAGCGACGCAGCTAGCATCAGCGCACTGCTTTGTGATGGGGGCTGAGAAGACACGATAATGGTCACCTACTCGAAGGGTGCTGGCATCAACCGCATACATGCGGTGATCGAGGGCGCCGCAAAGGCGCTGACGACTTTCACATCGATGCCTGCATCAGCAGTCGATGATCTCGCGGACATTGCGCTTGAGTGCTACACGTGCGACGCGGACGAGCCAACCGATGCGCAGAAGGCGCAGCGCTACTCGATGGTGCTGACGTTCAAGTGGGATGCGGACAAGTTCGTTCGTCTCGTGCATGAGCGTTACTCGCTGCCATTGGATGCGTTGCAGGATGTAGTCAAATGCGCGCACTAGCTTTGCTTGCCGCTCTCCTGACGATTGCTGCGTCGCCTGCGCCGGAATGCACTATGGTGTGGGATAATGTCAAGGGTATGATCACGCTGTGCGATGAGGGGGCGTTGAACGATCCGCCTTGGCCTCAGCAGAATTCCCCGCCTGCTGGGTCAGTGCTGACGACCGCACCTCCATCACGCACGATGCTCATTGAGTGCGAGAACGGCGTGAACATTGCCGTTGAGAAGAACTACTGGCCGACGACTGATCCATGCTCGCATCCATGGGCGACGTACAAGTGAGCTGGCATCGGCCGCCGCGCACGGATGAAGACAAAGAGATCACGCATGTCGCTACCTATCGCATGCGTCGCGCAATTCGCGTTGAGTGGGCGAAAGCAGGCTTTGTGCCGCGCGCTGACTTGCAGCACATGGTAGTGCGTGAAGGCAGCGATGTGCAGACGCTTGGGTTGATGATGTATGCGGAGTCGGATGGTGTGCGCAAGCGCGACTTCGCTTCTTGGTTAGCGCATGCGTCATTGTTTGAACTACTCCATGCAGTGCGTCATGCAAAAGTCGAACAACGTGCGCGCATCAAGCGCGAGTCACTATAAGGCGCAGCTAAGCGCTCAACGAAGCAGAGGCTGAGCGACCCTTTGGTCGCGCTGGCGTTCCTCCCCCGGCTCCCCTGACGACTGAAGGTCCCGAACCGGCGCTCAGCCTCTGCACTTGCAAGGAACATAGGACGAATGATCAATAGCTTTCGTGCTGGACCCAATGGTAGTTTGTCGCAGATGGGCATCCCCCACGGTCCTGTCGGCGGCTACACGAAGATGCAGGGCCGCACTGACTTCAACTTTGCTGGCGTGAAGGGCTATGACACAGGCGGCGAGTGGGACAACGTCAACTTCCAGTGGAAGCCGCAAGCCGGTCATATTGACTGGTGCGCACAGGGTTGGGTCATGAACTTTGGCGCGCCGCTAATGGTCAATCTCAACCTCGTGCTATCTGTGCATAAGAATGGCGTCGACTTTTGGGCAGCGCTTGGCGGCGAGGCCTACGACACATTCGTCAACTCGGGGGCAGTCATCAATTGTGGCTGTGACTATGCGAATGGCGAGGACATCTACGACTTCCGCATCTACATGACAACGATCGATGGGTTGTCGTCAGGGTATCTCAATAGCGACCCCAGACATATATGGTTGTCGGGGAAGTCGTATGGCCAAGAGGCGCAAGGCAATTGAGTCATGCCTCTCGACGCTCTCACAGATTCAGAAGGTCCTGGTCCTCTTCGCATCCGCTTCCCGCCGCGCTTTCGCAAGCTGTTATCCGCGAGCACGACCGACGCGGGTGAGGCGGTAAGATATCGGGTCGCCTGGGGCGGTCGAGGCGGGGCTAAGAGCCGATCATTTGCACGTGCGGCAATTGGGCGTGCGATGGTGCAGAAACATTTGATACTCTGCACGCGTGAGTTCCAGACGAGTATCGCTGACAGCGTGCATCGTGTCATTGCAGGTCAGATACGCGCACTCGGACTAGCAGCGTTCTTCGAGATCACCGACCGCACGATACGATGCAAGCTGACGGGTAGTGAGTTCATCTTCCGCGGACTCAAGCGTAACATCGCTGAGATACGATCGCTTGAAGGTGTGACGATTTGCTGGATTGAGGAAGGGCAGACGACATCACGCGAGTCCATGCTGCTCCTCGACCCAACGATCAGAGGCGAGCGTGGCGGTATCAACCCGGAGATTTGGATCAGCTTCAATGCCGTTGATCCCGACGACTACATGTATGCGACGTTTGTCACAGGTCATTCGACAGACGCACTCGTCGAGAAGGTAGGCTGGCAGGACAATCCATGGTTCCCTGAGTCGCTCAATCGTCTGCGCAAGCAAATGATGCTGACAGACGCAGACGCGTACGACTGGGTGTGGGAGGGTATGTGCCGGCATATTTCGTCAGCAGCTATCTTCAAGGACCGCTATGCGATCGAAGGGTTCGAGGAACCTGAGATCGTCGACAAGTACTTCTACGGCGTCGACTTTGGCTTTGCGAACGATCCGCTGTGCGGCATACGCAGCTACATCCACAACAACGACTTGTGGATCACGCATGAGTTCTTCGGCGTTGGCGTTGAGTTGGAAGACATCCCCTACGCGCTGAAGGGCGGCCGCGCACCAATCAGCGGCATGCAGTACGAGGGCATTCCTGGTATCACTGACTGGCCGGTGAAGGCGGACAACGCGCGGCCGGAGACGATCAGCTATGTATTGCGGCAAGGCATCAACATGTCTGCTGCACTCAAGTGGCAGGGGTGCGTTGAAGACCGCATCTCGCACCTGAAGGGCTTTGGCAAGATTCACATTCACGAGCGCTGCGTCGGTATGGCGCAGGAGGCGAGGCTCTATTCCTACAAGACTGACGAGAAGCGTATTGATCCAGTCACAAAGCAGCCGCTGATACTGCCGATAGTAGTCGACGCGCACAACCATGGGTGGGATGCGGTCGGTTACTCGCTTGACGGGTATATTACCAAGCGTGGTGGTCTTGGCGTTTGGGAGAAATTGGCAGGATGATACGCTATACAGTCTACATGTTCCGCGATGGCAGGTGGGAGATCTGCATCACGACATCGCAGGAAGCAAGTGCGCTCTGGCATCAGCAATGGAATGAGTATCGGCTGGGGCGGCGGATGAGCTATGTCCGGTACCGGTTATGATCCGCGCGCTGCTCACGTGGGTCGTGGTAGCGCTGCTAGGCGGCGCATCTATAGTAATGTTCGTGAGCGCAGTCGATGATCCGCCGCCTGTGCATGCGTCTGTGCTGTCAGCCATAGTACGTTCGTCAGCGCCGCCTGCTACGATTGGCAGGAGTAGCGGCAAGGTCGCATGCGCTGGTGAAGCGCTGCTGTCTGATGGTACTGTCGCCGAGATCGTCTGGGCTGAGGCGGGTGATACTTGTCACGAGCTCGCAGAAGTGAAGCCGCGCTGATGGATGACGAGTGGCCGGAGACGCCGAAAGATGAGCGGACGTACGCTATGCGCTACGACCGTGTGTCCGAGAAGTGGTCGTATGTTGAGGTGCGTGATCTCAAGGCGGGTGATGTGTTTCGCATGTACTCGCCGCGAGGCATGCAACTTCGCACGCCTCCTCAAGGTGGGCGGTATGCCTACGCGCATGGTGCCGCTAAAGCCTATGTGATGTTTGCGCATGCTAATGCGCGGCAAGCAGTTGAACGCGGCGAAGGGTATGGCGTTGATTGCACATGGGGTGAACTCACGCTTGCTGAGGCGCTCAAGATGGGTACGCAATGATGTATGTGCATCGACACGGCAAACTGCAACGCGTGCTGCCGCCTATCATCAATGAGAAGCATGCGCCGCGCGGTCTTTGGGCGTTGATCACAACCATAGCGCTCATGGTGCTATTCTTCTGCGGCGCATGGACTGTGCAGTTTCTCGATGACCATGTCGCACCGTTTGCGCCGCAATTGGTTGCTGATCCGACTATCAAGCATCAGCAGGAAGGCGACTACTCATCCTGCTCAAAGCAAGTGCTGCTAGCGAACGGCACGCGTGCTTGGATGGTCTGGTATGAGGTTGGCGATATATGCCATGCGATTGCGAAAGTGCCTTAGGGATGCGCGCTAATGCCTATACGTGGATCGTCTTTGTACTGGCCTAAGCGTGATGCTGAGCTAATAGCTCTCTGCAATCTCCGCCCGCCCCTGCGTAACACTGACATAGCTGAACGCATGGGTATCAACGTACACACGATTGCTGACCGCCGCTTACGCTTGGGATTACCGAGTCATACTCAGATCACGCAAGCATTGGCAGCTAATGCCGCGCCGCCCCCGACAACGCCTGACTGGAAGCGCATGTACTTGCCGCCCAATAGCAATGAGATGGTTGATCGTGTGCGCGGCGAGATACCTTTCGGCACGCGCACCGTACCATTGCTGCCTTCTGAGGGGGGATCAAATGAGGACTGGCTTACAAGTGCAAGCGTTCGAGGTGCCAGCGACGTCGACAGACATCATCAAGCGCCAGCCGGGTGCGTTCCACTTCTTGTACTGGGATGACGATGAAACGCCATCCGCTGTCCGCTTTGCATGCCCGTGTGGTTGTGGTCGGCACGGTCTTATACATTTTGTTGGTCATGGGCGCGGACGTCCTGAGTGGACAGTGCGCGGGGAATGGCCTAATGTCACTCTCAACACGCCTGTGTTTGTATCTCCGGTAAGCGAGGCAGGCATCTGGCATTGGTACGGCACGCTGATTCAAGGCATGTTCTTTGGCATGATCCAGCCTCGGATCACGCACAAGGAGTCAATTCTTAGCGACCTGCATTAGCTAGCAATATGTCGCCCCGCTTTGGGGCGCTAAGGTCCGGGAGCTATCATTTAAGCAACGCGAGCGGCGAGCAGCATTTTTGTTGCTCGCTCAACCCAATGCTGAAGGAGGCTTCCGATGCAACTGGCGTCGATCATCAAACTTGATGAGGTAGTTAACCGCGAGCCAAAGACATGGGGCAAAAAAGTGGTTGATGGAGCTCGGCAACATTTCGAACGTAACGCGTCGGCATGGCAAGCGGTCGCAATCATCATTGGCGCTGCTGCTGCGACGCTGACGCTCATCCTTGGCTTGTCTGGCGTGTTCTCGCGGGATGACGTCAATGCCGCGAAGACGGCCGCGCAGGTGCAGACGATCAATGAGCGTGTGACTATGGTGACAGCCTCAATGCAAGAGCTCGCAAAGCAGACACAAGCACTAGCAGCAGCCGTTGGTGCTGGTCCGCGCGCTGATCAGCTGGATGTCTTGCGTCAGCAGATTGCGTCACTGCAGGCGGAGCAGGGCGAATCAAGCAAGCGCCTCAATACGCTTGAACAGCATGACGTCAATCACGAGGTACGCGTTGAGCAGATTGAGAAGGCAAGCAACACACCGCTGACTGGCAGAGGGCACTGATCCTTGCGTCTGGTTCCTGCAAGCCTGTTGATGATGTTTAGCTGCTGCACGCATGCGCCGCAGCAAGCAACGACTGCGCCTTACATGCACCTTCCTGCAGATCTCGAGCAGGGGTGCGCGCCGCATCCCGCTGCTATCGTGAAGCCTAAACAACCCCGGACCTTCGACTCCATCATTGAGTACGCTAACAAGAACGAGGATGTGCGTGCGCTGACTGCCGACCGCCTTGACGAGTGCAGCAGCAAGCTGAGCCAAGCGCTGGCATTACTACGTCAGCAGCAGCAGGAGATGTCAAGCAAGTGAGTGACGCGCCTATCGCACCTATCAAGCCGCGCGTGCGCGTGCAGGCATACACGAGCGACTCCATCGCGCGTGTGCGTACAGCAGACAGCTTCCAGAACTTTGCTGCTAACCTTGGGTATGGCACGAACAACCTTTCGTCCGCGTCGACCTATGGGTTTAATCCGCTCAGCCGCAACCATACGCTACTCGAGTGGATGTATCGTGGCGCATGGCTCGTGCGCAAGGTCGTTGACGTAGTCGCTGACGACATGACGCGGGAAGGGGTCAACATTGAGTCGGACATGCCGCCCGACCGCATTGACTCGCTGAACCAGTATTGGAACGACTTGCAGATTTGGTCGCGGCTCAATAGTGTGCTCAAGTGGTCGCGCCTGTATGGCGGTGCGCTTGGCGTCATCATGATTGAGGGGCAGGACATCTCAACCCCCTTGCGCGTTGAGACTGTCAGCAAAAATCAGTTCAAGGGAATACTCGTCCTCGATCGCTGGATGGTATGGCCGCATATCGAAAACCCCGTGACTGACTTCGGGCCTGACTTTGGTATGCCAAAGTTCTATGACACGGTCGCTGATGCGCGGTCAATCCCCAATATGAAGATTCACCATTCGCGTTGCATACGCTTGGATGGCATTGAGCTGCCCTACTGGCAGTTGATCACTGAGAATGGTTGGGGTGCGTCGGTGATCGAGCCGGTGTTCGATCGCATGATCGCATTCGACTCGTCAACGCAAGGCGCTGCGCAGCTCATCTACAAAGCGCACCTACGCGTACTCAAGATTGAGAACCTGCGGGAGATCATCGCTGCTGGCGGCAAGATGGCGGATGCTGTCAAGCAGTTCATGCAGCTCATACGTGTCATGCAGTCGATTGAGGGCATGACGGTCCTTGACAAAGCCGACGACTTTGAGTCGCAGTCATACACGTTTGCTGGGCTGTCCGACATGATGCTGCAATTCGGGCAGCAGGTCGCGGGTGCCGCTGACATTCCCATGACGCGCTTGTTCGCGCAGTCGCCTGCAGGACTGAACTCGACTGGCGATAGCGACCTGCGCAATTACTATGATGGTACGCGCAGCCAACAGGAAGCGCGCTTGCGGCGGTTTGTCACACGCCTATTCCACATCACGCATCAGTCGCATTTTGGTGAACCGCTGCCAGATGGGTTCAACTACAAGTTTGCGCCGCTATGGCAGTTGACTGAGCTCGAGAAGTCGCAGATCGCCGGCACGATCGCAGGTGCGACGAGCAATCTACTGCAGGATCGCGTCTTCACGCTGAAGACCGCTATGATGGAGATTCGCCAGTCCTCGCGCATCACAGGGTTTGGCAGCAACATCACGGACGAAGATCTCGACATGGCGGAACAGGCCGACGCATTAGCGCCTCTGCCTGGACAGCCAGAGGTCGATCCGCAGACAGGGATGCCAATGCAGGGAGGTCCAGGCATGAGCGGCGCTGCTCCCGCGATGCCTGAAAGCACCCAGACCCCCGCTGCTGGTGAGAACACAGAACCGCTGCTCGAGGGACCGCAGGCTGAAAGCGAGAAACCCGACGACACAGACGATCAAGGCATCCCGTTGTCAGGCAATGCGCTACTCCTGCGCCACATCATTCGCGCGCGGCAGATGGATGCGCTCAGCATGGTCGATGTCGGGCCGCTGACATGCATCATCGAGACGCCGAAAGGCGAGGCGCGCAAAGGGTATGGCTGGTCGACAGTGATGCCTGCGCATTATGGGTATATTAGTGGCACATCATCGGCTGAAGGTCCTCGCGAGCAAATGGATTGCTTCATCGGCGACGACGAGAAGCAGGAGCAGTGTTGGGTGATCGAGCAATTGAACCCAGATAGCGGTGTGTTCGATGAGCACAAGTGCATGCTGCGCTTCTCGTCGCGCGAGCAAGCGCTGACTGCATACAAAGCAGCGTTCTCTGATGGTCGGGGATCAGACCGCATCGGCACTATTCGCCAGATGACTGTCGCAGCGCTCAAGGGATGGCTTGACAACCATCGCTATGGGCGAGGTGAGCCGCCAGTTCGCGCCGTGAAGTAGAGGAGGGAGAGTAGCATGAACCAGATGAACCAAGCCGGACAAACAGAAGATCGCGCATTCAACCTTGCGGAAGAGCTGTCTGAGCAGCTCATGTCCGCATCGAATCTGCGCGATCGGTTGGACACACTTCTTGTTGAAGTGCGCGGCACGCATTTGCAAGCTGTGAGCAGCGTTAGCGAGAAGAAAGCGGCGCAACCTACTGTGCAGCATCGTGCTCGTACTCTCACCGAGCTTTTGAATGACTCGCACAAGCGTATGCTAGAGCTTGAGTCACTGCTCTGTGATCGCGTGCCTACGCCATCGATCAGATAGAGGTTAGTGGCAGAGGAGATCGCCGATGCCTCTATTTAGACTACCCTGGGCGACACCTGCACAGTTGGCCATAGTCCAGGGGGAGGTGGCCAACCTTCAACAGCAACTACAGAAGGTGATACAGATGTCCGACAACTTGCAGAACGAACTGACGACTGAAGCGGCAAACGTTGCGACGCTGACGACTGCCGTGACTGGAGCTGCTACTGAGATCTCTTCGCTTGCTGCGCAGGTCGTCACCTTGCAGCAGGAAGTCGCGTCAGGTGGCGGTACTGCAACGCCAGCCCAGCTCGCGCAGATGGCATCGCTGTCCAGTCAGCTCTCGACGTTGACAAATGACCTCAATGCGGCTGTGGCAGCAGCGACGCCTCCGCCTCCGCCCCCGGCCGCTGCGTAAAGTCAAGCGATGCCTGATGCTCTCCCGCCGTTGTCGTTGCCCGCAGCTAGAGTGGGTGACGCGCGGCGGGATACGCGCAAGGAGCGCGAGGCATTTGCTAGAGTACGCAATGCTGAGGTTAAGTTCACGGTGCAGTTACGCAGCGTTGCAAAGCACATAGGCGATCTCGTCAAGGGTATGGCGAGCGGTAGTCCGCATGACCTGGACACATTGACGCGTTTGCTTGATCGGTATTCCGTCATCCTGCGTCCCTGGGCGCGCGCGATATCCGCGTCACTACTTGCTGACGTGTCACGTCGCGATGAGAAAGCATGGGCGCAGTACGCGCGCTTCATGGGGCTTGAGCTGCGCAAGGAGCTCGCTGAAACGCCGACTGGCGAGATCATGCGGCAGTTGCTTGATGAGCAGGTTGACTTGATCACATCGCTGCCCCTTGAAGCAGCGAAGCGTGTGCAAGCCATTGCGACGGGTCAGCTCTATAGCGGTCAGCGGGCAGAAGTACTTGCAAAGCAGATCATGTTGTCGGGTGAGGTTGCTAAGTCGCGCGCTGACACGATAGCGCGCACTGAAACGACTCGCGCTGCGACAACGCTCACGCAAGCGCGCGCTAAGCAGATCGGGTCTGAGGGATATATCTGGCGTACGGCCCACGACTGGAATGTGCGTCCGCTGCATAAGAAGCTTGAGGGTACGTTTCATCGCTGGGATGCCCCGCCAATCGCTGGTAGCAACGGCGAACGCGCGCATCCCGGTGCTATCTACAACTGTCGCTGCTATCCGGAGCCTGTCATTCCAAATGCCTAGCGTGCACCTCTGGCTAGATAGTAAGGGATCGCTTGTGCATGTTGTCGACGTCTCATGGGAGTCGTCGCAGCATCCGCGGGGTCAACCGGAGAACGCTGGCGAGTTTGCACCCAAAGGCGGCGGTGCTAGCGGGCACACGTCAGCGGAGAAGACCCCCAACGGCTTCAAGGCGAAGGGTGGCGGTGAGCTGCCAGCGCACATAGCCAAGCTACGCATCCCTCCCGCATGGAAGGATGTCACCTATAGTGAAGACCCCCAGGCGCCGTTGCAGGTGACGGGCAAGGATGCGGCGGGACGCACGCAATACGTCTACTCCGAGTCGCATGCAGCGAAGCAGGCGGCTGCTAAGTTCGCACGCATCAAGACACTTGACGCGAAGCTGTCTACCATTCGCTTGCAGAATGAGAAGATGCGTAAGTCCAGCAACCCGACGCATCGTGCATTGGGCGATGTTACAGCGCTCATCATGGATATGGGCGTGCGTCCTGGGTCGGACACGGACACGCAGGCGAAGGTGAAGGCATATGGTGCGACGACACTTGAGGGGCAGCATGTAGTCGTCATGGGTAATAAGGTGTCGCTCAAGTTTGTTGGTAAGAAGGGCGTTGCGTTGGACCTACCAGTTGAAGACCCATCGCTCAGCAAGATGCTGCGCGAGCGTAAGCAGGCAGCGGGAAACAACGGCCGCCTGTTTGGTAACGTCAATCAGAAGAGCTTGCTCGACTACGTGCACTCATTCGGCGGCGGGTTCAAGACGAAAGACTTTCGCACACTCGTTGGCACCAAGACTGCGATGAAGGAAGTCACGAAGGTCGCACCGCCTGCAAATGCGACGGGCTACAAGAAGGCTGTCATGCAGGTAGCGAAAGTCGTCGCAGCGAAGCTTGGCAACACGCCAACCGTCGCGCTGCAAAGCTACATCTCGCCTGTCGTGTTTGCGCCGTGGGGCAATGCAAATGTCTGACGACCTACCTGACGTGCATGTTGGCGCAATCAGCGAGCAGCAGGTGATGCCGTCCGAAGATGACAGTTCGGATGATGATGAGCCGCTAGCGAAGACGCCAGACGATGTAGTCGCGTTGCTTGGCTTTGATCCGCTTGCTGCTGATGATGATGAAGCAGCGACTGCTGCGCCTGCAGTCAAAAAGCTCAAGCCAAAGCGCGGCATACACATTCACTTTCACAAGGGTGTGTGATGGCGGATGTGCCGCTCAAGCTTGTCGACTATCGAGTGCTGTTTCTCGAGTACGAGGAGCGGCACTATGAAGATGGCGTATACTACCGTCGCGACTTAGAACCTGGCACAGGCGTCTGGATGCGCGGATCGGATGGTAAGATTGCGTCGTTGTGGTTCACATGTCCATGCGGGTGCGGCGCTATCGCAGCGGTCACAGTCAATCCTGCATATGGGAAGGCATGGGCATGGAACGGAAGTGAAGACAAGCCAACGACTACACCATCTATTTTGCGTACGCATGGATGCAAATGGCATGGGTGGCTGACAGACGGTATCTTTCGCGGAACATAGGGGGATAGCATGGACGAACTTCTGATGGAGCTGACAGTAGAGCAAGCGCGGCGGGTGTGGGTCCTTGAGTTCATCGGTCCGGCGCAGGTAGTCGCGCTTGTGCAAGCTAATCGACTGCAGATGACAGTCGATTCAATCATGCGCCTGATCCAGGATGGTCGCATTGAGCCGATGACTGCCCTTGAGGCAGTCAAGGAGCTCGGCGACTATCCAGTCGATTCATCGTTACTCCCTCCTAAGGTCATCAAGACATGGGAGGGGTTTGGTGCTGCTGTGCCGCCTCTTGGTCCGTCCGATGGCTATTCGACAGGGACGGGTATCGCGGGGGCGCTTGCAGAACTACGAGGGGAGATCCCTCTGATCTCACGTTGACTACCAACTTTCATAAGGAGCTTTGATCATGAGGCGTTTCCTCCTCGGAGCCGTTGCTGCATTGGCAGTCGCTGTTGCGCTGCCAGCAATGGCGTATGACAACGTCGTCACCATCCCATCGTCCTACCCGACATACTCGGCGATCTTCACCGGCTTGACGCCTGCTGCGTCCCCGACTGACATCCTGACATTGTCCGGATCGTCCAACCCGTCGTTGTTCGTGCATGTGCGGCATGTGTCATGCTTTGGTGCGTCGACGGCAAACGGCGCGGACCTCGTTGAGCTCATCCTGCGCAGCACGGCAAATACCGGTGGTACATCGGCTGCCGTCACGCCAACGCCTTATGACTCGCGTGATCCGACATCGACTGCAACCGTCGCGAAGTACACGGCCAACCCTGCGTCGCTTGGCACATCACTCGGCATCGTGCGCGCTGGTCTGCTTGGCACAACTGTGCTCGCGTCGTCCGGCCCGTCCAATGCAGCAATCTTCGACATGGCGCGGGACTCAGCGACCGACAAGGACATCATCATCAAGCCCGGCAACTTCCTTGCGATCAACGGCGCAGCCACGTCGTTCCAAGCTGGGTCGTCCATTGGGTGCGAGGTCGTCTGGACAGAGCGTCCGACCTAACGCATCCTACGCTGAAGCCGTGGTCTTAGTCAGCAGTGGGTTGCACGGCACCTGCATGCTGCTGGCGTCCTGTTTTCTCCTTCCTCGACTACCCCGATCGATACTCGGGGGTTGCCACGCCGCTTCTGAGGGGTAGTGCGGGTTAGCGGCACCCGTCACGCTACCCCTCCTCTTTTCACCATAGGGTGAGCATTCCATGAGCGAATCGGTTTCAGCGCGCTTGATCGCGAGCGCTGCTGCTATTCAATTGAATAGCGGTACTGTCGCGGCACCCGGCGTCATCCCCTGGCCAGCGACGATTGCGGCGAGCGGCACCTTCGGCCCTGTTGTCGTTGCTACTGGCGGCAACCCGCACATTGCGATTGGCGGCACGCTGTCGAATGCGGGGACGCTTACCATCCAGCCGTGCTTAGATGTGTTGGGCAACATCAACAACGGCGCAGCAATCACAGCAGCGCTCGTAGCGGCGACAGCATTCATCAGCGACACGAAGCTGACTGTCGTTGCGCAGAGCCTCAAGATTTCAATCGTCAATGGTGCGGCGAGCGTTGCCAACCTGACGAATCCCATTGCTGTCGTAGCGAATAGCTGAGATGGCAGGGCCAACGCAGAGGTTCTATGTAACCTCGACGCTCTCCGACCATAGGGCTCTGACGCCTGAGGGGTTCTTGCTGATCACGGATGTGCCAATCGCGCGCATTGGCACACAAGTCTATGCAGCAAATGAACTCCCGGCAGTCGAGGCTGGGAAGGATGGGCTGATTATAGTCGAACGCGATGCGGAGGAGGTGTTCGCGCCTCAGACGCTTGCGAGCTACAATGGGAAACCGTTCGTTGACGACCACCCTCCCATTGGTATGCTGACGCCCGACAACTGCCACGACTATCAAATGGGGACCATCCTCAATCCCCGTCGTGGCGATGGGCTGCAGTATGACAACGACTTCATGTTCGGTGACATCCTGGTCACCAACAAGAAGGCGATTGAGGCAATCAACTCAGGCAAGAAGGAGATTTCGGCCGGATACGACGCAGAGTATGAGCAGCTTGGGCCCGGCCGCGCACGCTGCCTCAACATTGTCGGCAACCACGTCGCACTCGTCGACAGGGGGCGGTGCGGTCCTCATTGTGCAATTGGAGATCAAGCTATGGCACTTCCAAAGTCTGTTCAGCGTGCGCGTTTCATGGATCGGTTTCGCAGGGCTGTCAAGCGGGGTAGCGTTGTCGACGCCCTCGCTGCCGTGACAGAGGCTGAGCACGACCCTGAGATGCTTGGTGAGATCATCTCGGATGAGATGATGGGCGGCGAGAGCGGGGGCGGGGTTCACGTGCACCTGCATAATGGCGGGGGTGCTGTTGAGCGTCCTGCTGACGATGCCGAGGAAGGTGGCGGTGCTGCCGCAGGCGGCGCTGCTGCTGGCGGTGACCCCATGGCGAATGTCTTGCAGCGTCTCGATGCGATCGAGAAGATCCTGACGATGCTCGCGCAGGAGGAAGGGGCGGAACCCGACGACGACGATGACGAGGACGGCGATCGCGAAGAGATGGGCGATCGCCGGCGTACGCGTGATCGCAGTCGGCGCACGCGTGACCGTCGCAGCCGCGATGCGCGCATGCGTGACGAGTCGGAGAGCGAGCTCGAGGGCGAAGAAGAGTCCGGTCGTCGGCGTGAGCGCAACAAGGAGGAGGCGGAAGACTCCGAAGGTTGGACCGAGATCGATGTCAGCGAAGCCTATGGTCGCCATATACCAAGCTTGCCGCGTGCAAGCGGTACAAGCGATCGCCGTCGCCGGGCAGCGGTCGGTGATTCGACCAACCTGCGCGCACCATTCGATGACATGGTCTCCAAAGCGGAGAAGCTTGTGCCAGGCATGACGTTCCCGACGTTTGTTGCGGACGCGGCTGCCAACAAGACATTCGACGCAATGTGCAGCTTCAAGCGTCGCGTGCTCGATGCTGCCTACAAGGCGGAGAAGACGCAGCAGGTCGTCAAGGATGTCATCGGCACGCGCCGTCCGGCGTTCAATGACACTGCATGGACGTGTGACGCGATTTCGATCGCATTCAATGCAGCGTCAACGATGGCTGGCATGCAGAACTCAGCGCACACGTTCGGCGGCGGTCGTACTGCTGACACTGCTGCCAAGACTGTCGCATCCATCAACGAGATGAACAGAAAGGCATACGGCACCGCCTGAGACTACCGCGGCTACGAGTCTTCACATTCATTGGAGAGTAGGTAAGGATCATGACTGCATTTTTGACTCGCATGCCAGCGGGCATCGTTGGCGAAGTGAATCGCGTTTGGGCTGCGACGATTGAGGCGCAGGTCATCACGCCAGCAGGTACGACTGGTGCGCCGACGGGCTATGGCGTACCAATGGTTGTCGACGCGACGGCAGGCAATGTCGGCAACATGCGCACGCTGCAGGCTGCTGACACGCATGTCTATGGCATTCTTGCGCGTCCCTATCCGACGCAGTCGTCGGCATGGCCGCAGGATGGCTTCGGTGGTGGGTCGCCGCCTGGCTTGCAGGGTCCCTGCGACATTCTGCGCGAGGGGTACATCAGCGTGCTGCTGTCAGGGTCGACAGCCGCCGTGAAAGGCGGTCAGGTCTATGTCTGGACCGCTGCGCCGTCTGGTACGCATATCACCGGCGGTTGGGAGGCTGCGAACCCTGGCGGCAGTGGTTTCGCAGTCGATGGCTGCACCTTCATGGGGCCGGCTGATGCAAGCGGCTTCACGGAGATCAGCTTCAACGGTCGTATCCCGTAATTCAACCTTGGCTGCTTGAGCGGCAGTCGTTTCGTCCAACAGTCATTGAGAGGTAAAGGTTATGAGCAATCTCCGCCGCATTGAGTATGCGGATACGACCATGCTTTCACGCCCAGCAATCATCCGTCCTCGTGTGCGACAGTTCACGAAGGACCAGATGATGACTTACGATGCAGCCACCCAGATGACGATCGACAGTACGGGTGCGTTTCTCATCGGCGAACTTGAGCGGCTCGACCAGACTCTGCATGAGCCCCTCGTTCAGGTCTCCTGGGGTCGTGACATCGATCTGCGGGAAGACGTGACAGCAGCGGACGAGTTTTCGTCCTACACGATCTCGACCTTCGCCGCGCCTGGTGGTATCAACCCGGCCGGTAAGAACTGGATCGGCAAGGAGTCGACTGCGATCTCCGGCATCTCGCTGGACATCGGCAAGGTCGTCAACCCGCTGCTGCTGTGGGGCACCGAACTGAAGTGGACGTTGCCCGAACTGCAGTCGGCTGAGAAGACCGGTCGTCCGGTTGATCAGCAGAAGTACGCGGGCATGAAGCTCAAGTACCAGATGGACATCGACCAGATGGTGTATGTCGGTGATACCGACTACAACAAGACGGGCATGTTCAACAGCGCGCTCGTGACGCCCTACAACGTGCCGCTTGGCACACAAGGCGTAACGACGTGGGTGACAGCGACTGGTGTGATCACAAAGTCGCCAGACGAAATCGTCGCCGACGTAAACTTCCTGTTGACGCAGGCTTGGACGAACGCTGGATATGCGTTGATCCCCACGCACCTGCGACTGCCGCCGATCCACTTCAGCACCTTGTCGTCGCAGAAGGTGTCGAACGCCGGCAATATCTCCATCATCGAGTACATCAAGAAGAACAGCATCACCAACTCTTCTTATGGGCGCGAGCTGGACATTCAGCCAGTCAAATGGCTGCCGGGCCTAGGGGCTGGCGGTACCAACCGCATGGTCGCGTACACGAAGGACAAGGACCGTGTGCGCTATCCGCTCGTGCCGCTACAGCGTACCCCCATTCAGTTCCGCGGCCTTCATCAGGTCGTTGAGTACTGGGGCCGCTTGGGCGTCATCGAGCTCGTGTACCCTGAGACGATGCAGTACGCGGACGGCATCTGAGGGGTCAAACTGCGAAAGGAGTAACGAGCATGGCAGACGAACCGCAGGGCGGCGCAGGTCAGGGTGGAGCGCCGCCCAATGAGGGGGGAGGTGATCCCGCGGTGCAGACGCAGCCGGACCCCCAGGCTGGTGCAGGCAATGCGGCAAACGCTGCCGCTACCGCCTCTGAGAGCGCGCAAGACGCTGCGCAGGAGCAGGAGGTGCCTGCTGATCAGGTCCCAACGCCAGAGGGCATGACGCGCGTGCATATTGTCTCGCGCTTCATGCTGAACAGGGAGGACCATACGCAGGAGTTGTTCGATCCCAAGGGAACGAACTGCGGGTTGCCGGGTTACTATGACGTGTCGGAGAAGGACGCGAGTCACTTCTACCTACTCGCGCATACCGACAACCCTCCCCCGCCAATTCCTCCCGCGCCTGGCACGATCAAGGACCAGGAAGAGAAGCGGCATGAGGCGACGCGACGGCAGCGCATTCAGGCAGCGCTTGATCAAGAGGAGATTCAGGCCGCTGACGACCTGAAGCGCAATCGTCAAAAGCGAACGCGCGTGGCGTTGGAGGAGAGCGACTCCAACTTCACCAACACCTGAGTACAACTGCGCTGGGAGACTGGCGCAGTTTTTCCTTTGAGGGAATAGAGCGATGCCATTGTCAGCCAAGGGACGTAAGATACTTCGATCCATGCGCAGCCAGTATGGCGAGAAGGAAGGCACGTCCGTGTTCTACGCATCGAAGAACAAGGGGACGATCACTGGCGTCGACTCGCAGGGCGGTCCTTGGGCGCTGTGGCAGAGCTTGCTTGGTGATCTCGTCGCAGGTCCTCCCCCGTCCGCGTCGACAGCAGCAATGTGTGATGCATTCCTGAAGCGTGCGAAGCGTATGCAGGATGATATGCAGGAGGGTTCGCGCGAAGACAACCCGCAAGCGGCATTTGGTACTGGCGACCGTCGTACGCGTGATATCGACCCGCCGATGATAAGGGAAGGTAGCAACTGGGGATCAAATCCCGCGCTCGAGATGTCATGGGAAGGGGGACGCGAAGGTCCAATTTTCTATCGCACAGGACTACTCGACGTGTTCACGAAGGGTAGCGGCATCAAGCTACTGCGTGATCGGTTGCGCCGCAGTAAGGGACGTGATCGCATTCGTGATGCGCTCGGCAGCATGAAGGGCGGCACCTGGGGCAGCATTCCCGCGACGCATAATGCTGAGTGGGATGCAGCGGGTAGTGAGTCCAGTAGCGTTGGGGCTGAGTCGTGGTTCGGCAACAAGAAGAACTCGACGGGCTACGCGATCAATGCTGATGCTGTAGCGCGCATTCGCGATACCATCCGCAGGCATCGCCAGGCACAGGATGACGACATGGAAAGCGGTGCGGGGGCAGAACCGAGTGGTACGCCGCCCCCTGGATCAGCGCCTGGTTGGACAGCCGGAGCTACCTAAATGCCGAACATCACTGGCACGATCCAAGAGTATGTGCTGACTGTCACAGCGACTGACAGTCAGATCTATGCCGGCGCGACCATCACGTCAGGTGCAGCAGCGTCGACAAAGATCGATGGCTTTTTGACAGCTGATGGTGAGACCGGCACCTATCACGTCACGATCGCGCAGACGATTGCCAGTCCGACTGCAATGGTGCTGCAGAATCCAGCGACGCCGAGCTCACCATACATAAGCAACGCGCGCTTCCGCCAGGACTTCCCTGCATTCAAGGATCCGGAGAAGTATCAGGACTCAACGCTCTCCATGTACCTGACACTCGCCGGTAACGTGCTGCCTGCAAACGTGTGGGCGGACTACTGGACATTGGGGCAGGAGCTGTTCGCTGCGCACTTCCTCCTGATCGATGAACTCGATGCAGAGCGTGTCGAACGCGGACAGAACACTAATGCGGGGCCGATCTCAAGCAAGTCGCTAGGGGGTGCGTCCGTGTCGTTCTCCGCTGACGCGATGGAAACGAACGCTGGGCATTGGAACACAACCTCATTCGGTCGCCGTTTCATTCGCTTTGCGCGCATGGCGGGAGCTGGTGGTTGGCAGCTTGGTGGTGATGCAGGTGCAATTCAAATTCAACCTGGCGGACTAGCAGCCGGGTTCTTCATCGTTTGAGCTTTTCTTCTTAAAGGGGCAGCGCTTCATGCGTTGGTTGCGAGCAGCATTGATCGTGCTAGCAGGCTTGTGCGCGGCGCATGGGGCGGAAGCCTCGTGCACTGGCGCATGGCCGCAGACGTGTCAGCGTGTCACGACTGTGAACCCGCAGGATTTGATCCAAGGGGCGCAGAACGGGCTGACAGTCGCATTCACGGTGCAGCAAATCGCTGACGCGATAGCTGGCGGATCATTTGACGCTGCGACATTGCAGGGCGGCACCTGGGGATCGCCTGGCGTCATCGGCGGATCAGTTCCCAATCAAGGGTTGTTCACGCTGCTGTCCGCGTCAGGTGTTGTCAGCGGAGCAGGCTTTATCAACTATTTCGCAACGCCGCCGCCCCTTGGCATCACAACGCCAAACACCATCAAAGCGACGACGATCACAGCGCAATCATTGACGCTGTCCGCTGCGCAATCGCAGAACAGCTTTTATGGAGCGCCGGCGGGGTCTGGCGGCGCGCCTAGCTTCCGCTTGCTCGTTGGCGCAGACTTGCCGCTCCCGACATTGTCGAGCTTGGGCGGGATCGAAGCAATCGCGCCCGTCACCCATCAATTTGTCGCGTACATTGACACGGCCGGTAACGCGCATTTGACGCAACCGACTGCCGCCGACGTGTCGGGGTTGGGCGCGCTTGCGACACTCAGTGTCGGTGCTGGGCTTACAAGCTCGCTTGGCAACCTTGCAGCTAACGTCGTCAGCGTGTTTGGCCGCATGGGAGCTGTGACGCTGACGTCCGGTGATGTCACAGGGGCATTGGGGTACACGCCGCAAGGGAGCGCCCTTGCCAATGCGGACATCCTCATCGGAAACAACTTCGGTATAGCAACGCCTGTTGCTGTCACGGGTGACGCATCGCTCAATAATGCAGGCGCCCTGACAGTGAGCAATCTATCGCATGTGACCAATGGGTCGCTAGCGAATGCAGGGTTGGCGAATGCGGGGTTGACGCTTGGCAGCACTGCATTGACGCTGGGCGCGACGACGACAACGATCGCAGGTCTCACGCTTAGCGTGCCAACAATGTCTGGCGGCACAATCGACAACGCAGTGCTAGGCGGGAGCGTACCAGCAGCCGCGAACGTCACAACGTTGACTGCAAGCGGCGCTGTAACAGGCACTGGGATTACAGCGCTCTTCTCGTCACCCCTGCCGATCGGCAATGTAGCGCCAGGGACTGGCGCATTCACTACGTTGTCCGCGAATGGTGCTGCATCCTTCACGGGGTCAGGCACAGGGCTGACCGTAACGAATGGTGCCACGTTCAACGGCGTTGCGACGTTCAATGCGACAGGGTCTAACGGCTCGATCCTAGGCGGAAGCGGTCAAGCGCTCATCATTAGTCCTGGTAGCACGAATCAGAACATTCAATTTGGCGCGGGGTCCTTCGGCGTTGGCTCCATAGCGACGATGACCTTCTCGTCCGCTGGGTTGCCCGTCAATGGTACAACCGGCCATGTCCTTACTGTCAACAACCTACTGAATGCGCAGTTCTATCGTTCGCCCGGCTCGACCTATACGCTGAGCAGCACGACCATTCCTTACCCCGCGCTATTCTCCGCAAGCTTCACAGGCACCTATAGCGGTGGTCAGGATGCCTTCATGAAGTTTACGGTCCCCACAGACAACGTGAACTCAACTGTGCAAGCGATTGCCGATACTGCTGTCTATGCAAACTTTGGTGGCAGTGCATTTGCTGGTGCTCGCATCGGCAACCTTTCACAGATGAACCAGAACGGCAATATGGCCAGCGGCGCATCGATCAACGCGCAAGCATCTTGGCTATTCGCTGGATGTGCTGGATGCACGAATCCATTAGCGAAGTACTATGCAGGCGGTGTGCAGACAGTTGTCGCTGCGAACACAACAGCTTATGGCGCGTTTGGTGCCGAGGACAATATCAAGGTCCTTGGCGGATCAGTGCTCAGCTACAAGGCAATCAGGACGTTCATCAATGAGACTGGTGATGCGGTTCAAGGCGGCCTGTATGACACCTTCATCGGCATCTCAAGTCAGAACAACGTCGCAGCGAGTAGCACTGTCGGCGGTTTGAATCTTGTCGCGTTTGGGCGTCCGGACGGACAGTACCCCGGTGATTCCGGCGGCACGCAAATCGGCGAGTATCGCCAGACGGCCAACGCTTCTGACAACACTGTGCCCTTCAAGCCGATGGCATCCGCCTGCGGGTATTGCCAGCCTGATGTGCACTTCACGGGTAACTTCCTGCAATCAGCCGGGTTCAATGTCGCAGGTACAGGGGCGTTGTCATCGGGCGCGCTCACCATCGCGCTGCTATCCAATGGCGCTACGATTGACGTCACGCGCAATCAGCTAACTGCATCGTCAGTTGCCGCAGGCGGCAACAACTACATCCAAGGTGAGGATGTGTATGACGCGAATGGCAACAGCTGGAACCTGACCAACGTCATTGGCGGTGTGGTGCAAGCAGGCGGCATAGCGCTTAAGAATGTTGGTTATGGTGCGACGACTTCAGGCACCTATGCGGCATCCAATGGGCATGGATCGGGGCTGACGATTGCTGAGACCTGGAGTGCGCCTACAACGTTGAACCTTGGTACTGGCGTTGCGACTGCAATCAACATTGGCAACAGCAGCGCTGTCATATCCATTGCGAACAAGACGTTTGCACCAGCATTTGAGTCAGCTAATACGACGAACTTAATCGTGTCGCCTGGCGGCAACGGGACGCACATCACGTTCGGTGACCCAAGCTATGGTATCGGCAGCATTGCTGTCATGAACTTTAGCAATGCGGGGAGCACGTTCGTAGTCACAGGCGGCAGCAGCCAGATCCAGACGAACTCGCTGTACGCAGGCGTTGGTGGGACGTTGACCTTCTCTGGCACGCAAGCTGGTATCGGCACGCAGTATGGGTTCCTCGAATCGCTTAATCTTGCGGGGTCTGTGTCATCTGGCACGATCGCAGCCAACAAGATAGTCATCAATCAGGACATCTCTGCTATCCCGAATGCATCGCAAGGTGCGACGTGGTTTTTGATCGGCGGTGCATATGGCGGCGCACCCTGGCAGCAGAGCACGGCTTATGTGACGGGGAACAATCGCGCAGCCAATGGGAATTACTACACAGAGACTGCTGCCTCCTGCACATCAAGCAGCAGCGGCACAGGTCCTACAGGCACCGGTACTGGCATTGCCGACGGTACCTGCACTTGGAACTACGTCAGCTTGAATGGTAGCGGTTCGCGCTCTGCGCAGAACGTATCGCTCAACATTCAGTCGTTCATCGGCAGCACATCCGATACTGGTCGTCAGTGGCAAGCGCAGGTTTTGACGACTGCGATCTCAGCTAACCAAGGCGGCACAGCACCTAATGGCGGATCGTCAGCCGGCTTCGTATATGCTGGCGGCGACCAGATGTGGTGCTTCGCTGGCGCTACCAACTTGTCCGGATGCGCGGGGCGCGAGATTGACGTCGGCATTTACACAGGCGCATCGGCTGCGACGCGCTATGGTCTGCATGTCGTCGGGTACGGCAACTTGCAAGGGAACGAAATAGACCAAGCTATCTCCGTTACGGGAGGCACTGCTCCTTTCAACCTTGTGTACGCAGTAGGCGGGGGAAACACCTTCGCAGCGACTGCAGGTGGCACGCTCTTTGGGTACAACCCGGGAGCGCCTGATCAGTTCTCAGGCTTTGGTAGCTATGTGAATCCGCAGACAGGCCGCGGTATCGACTTGTCCGGCGTTGAGTTCACGGACTCAGCGTTCCGTTTGACTGGCGGGTTCAAGGTCAGCAACCTTGGGCAGCTCCTCGTACAGTCTATGAAGATATCGACGTCCGGTTCGACTGCGACGATCGATGTTGGTGGGGGAGAGGTCAACGCTGCGACAGTACCGAGCGGTGTCACCGGGACCAACTACCGATCGACGGATCACCTGTATGACCCATCGACAGGCACGATACTGTCGATCTCAGTGAACGGCAGCAATCAGATCGTTGGGTACACAATCGTCACGCCTGGTCACTACGCAAGCGCAGCGCCGACCAATCCTGTCACGCTCCTTGGCGGCACAGGCACTGGCGCACAGGTAAACTTTGCCTATGCAATTGCAAATGCCATTGGCGTCGGCACGACCAGCGCGACTGCGACCAACATCGGCAACGCTAGTGCGGTAACCAACTTTGCTGGCGAGAGCACCTGGGCGCACATTGCGGCTGGTCCGACCATCGCGCGTACGGGAAATGGGGCTGTGCTGTCCAATGCCAATCCCACCGCATGGTTGAGCGAGACAGGCTTTGTGACAGGATCGATCACGTCAGGCACTGCATTCGCATGGAATGCGCGGATCAGCGATTCGTTCACGTCGACCTCAACGAACGCCCCGCAGCTCTTCAACCTTGAGGACGATATCGCGCCGAATGGTTCGGTCGCGGTCGGCAATCGCATTGGCCTCAATGCATTCGTCAACATCCTCGGCAATGCGCAGACGCGCGGCACGTTTACTGGCGTCATAGCAAGCGGTCTCTTGACCGTCAGCGCATACTCTGGGTCACCGCTCCTCATTGGTCAGACGATCACCTATTCAGGTGCACCTGTTCCGCTGACGATCGTGTCATTTGGTACAGGCACCGGTGGGAACGGCACCTACAACCTAAGCCAGTCAATCAGCGCTAGCTCGCAAAGCATGACAGCAGTTGGCACGCACACCAACCCTGGGATTGACCAAGCGATCAACACGGCGATTTGGATCCAAAGCAATGAGGGCGGTTCAGCAACCGTCTACCAGGGAGCGCACACGACCTATGGATCCTATTGCGAAGAGTTAGCTGGTACATCGTTTGTGCATGGTTGCGCAAACTACGAGAACGACTTGCTTGCGGTGTCTGGCGTCACCTACATGCGCAACACGCAAGGACTATACGTTCACATTGGCGGCTCAACGCCAAACGCTGCACTCGGTGCTTTGGGACCAGACCTTGGGTTGGTATGGGGGGAGCAGTCGGGCGTAGTCGTCACAGGCTACAAGTGCATCATGTGCTTGGGGCAGGAGTATGGCGGGTTCCCCAACAATGCATTCGGCGCAATCATTCAGTCGCAGGGTGGCCCTGGTAGCTCGCTTGGGTCGGCTGTTGATGTCGCATCGACGACCTTCAGCAATTGTGACTATCGCGCACCGCATATAGTCGCTTGCACGATCCAGGCGACAGGCATCACGGGCAACACGCGCCTGACAAGCAATGGGCAGGCAGCGAGCTCCTACATCTATAACGTCTACCGACCTTTGGGCGGTACTGGCTACACGTCGTTACCGACGATCACAGTTACTGGCTGCACGGGTGCCATCGTCAATGGTGATCTCGGTGCTGGCGGTACGCTTGGCAACATTGGCGTCAACAATCCAGGAACGGGTTGCGTTGCAGAGGCGACTGCAGCCGTGTCAGGTGGTGGGGGATCAGGCGCGACGGTCACACTGCAGATTGCAGGCAACACGCTTAACTTCCCGCCGCACTCGACTGTGAACGTTGTCTGCACTGTCGCAGCTACAAGCTTGAATCACGGTGGTAGCGATGCGATTGGTTGGCATGTCGCATTTGGTGCGCAGATGGGTGCGACAGCATCGACAACGCAAATCATAGGGCTCCCCACATCATGGACGCAGGACTACGCGACATCGAGTGCAGGCGGGCGTATCTCCATTGCGGCACCTGCTGCTGACACAACGCTTGGCGCAATTGATCTCGAGATCACGCCGACCGTGAACACATGGGATATTGGCGGACGCTGCACCATGACGCGCAGCTCGCAAATCTAAATTCATATGAGGTGTTTGCATCATGGCTGATACAACCACAACGGTTCAAGTCATCGATGGCCTTGGAGACGAGCGTCCATTCCAAGCAGTCGCAGACAGTAGCGGTAACCTTGCGTTTCAGACAGCGCAGCGCGTCAATGGCGCGCCAGTCGGTCCGACCAACCCGCTACCGACATCGCACGGCACGCTCGCCTACCTGCCGCAAGGCTCCATACTGGAGGCAACGACAGTTGGCGGCGTGACGACCGCTATCGTTGCTGCTGGCGTGATCACGCGTCTTGTGACCATATTCAATACAACGACTTCAACGTCCCCTGGGGCTGGTGATCCGCCGGGAACCGTGTGGATCACCGTCGATGGTAGTGCTGCGCAGGTAGGTGTCGGTGCGCCGATCTATCCAGGTGGTGGTTCGTTCACTGTCGACCCCCCGCCAGCACCGGGAGCCGTCATCAACGCCATCTGCGACAACGGTACCGCTCAGATCTCCGCAATCGGAGGCTAATTTACATGCGCCGCATTGTAGCCATTGCTACCATACTGCTTGCGCTGGTCATTGCGCACAACGCAGTAGCAGCCAACCCCCCACCGCCTGACATCGTTGGCGTCGCGCCGATAGTCGTGACGCCATCAGGCCCCGGGTATGGCTTGCGCAAGATCTCCTGCCCGACGTGCTCGAGCAGCGGGAGCTCTGCAATCATCATCGGCACAACGACGATCAGCGGCGGTGCGACCAATGGGCTGCTATACAACCTTGCTGGCGTTGTCGCTAACCTAGCGACTGCCAACAATGGCGTGCTGGTGACGAATGGGTCAGGCGCCCCGACGATTTCAACGACCTTGCCATCTGGGTTGACAATCCCCAGTCCCAACATCACCGGCAACCTCGTTTCAACGTCAACGAATGCGCTGAACTCAGCGACGACCATCGTGAACGTCAGCGCTGCAACAGCCCCCAGTCCAGGGCAGGTGTTGACGGCTACGAGCAGCACAGCAGCAACCTGGCAGACGCCTGCAACGGCACCGACAGCAGCCAACCCGACGGCAACGGCCGGACCGACTGCAATCAATGGCACAGCCACGACCTATATGCGGTCAGACGGTGCACCAGCCATTCAGAAGGCTAGCGCCATTCAGTTCGGTCTCGTTGAGACTGATGGGTCGACCATCAGCAATGCAGCAGGCGTGATCTCCTGCACGACAGCGACGACAGGGCAATTGGGTTGCGTGCGTCCTGACGGGGCGACGATCACCATTACTGGCGGCGTGATCACAGCGGTGGGCGGCTCAGCGACATCCATTGTCCCAGGTACGACAACGATTGGCGGAGGCACGCCGCCCTGCGCAATCGTTAATAGCGCTGGCACAACGATGGTCTGCGACGCAATCAATGCAGGCGTCATCACGGCCATGGCGAATGCAGTCAATGCGGCAAGCGGACTGCTGACGTTCAGCATCATTGGCACAAGCGGTGCGCTTGTTCCCGTGCTCAACGGCAACAACACGTGGGCTGGTACGCAAGCGCATAACGATGGCTCGCTTGCGCTCAATGGGTCGACAAGTGGACAGGTCGTGTTGCATGCGCCGGCAACGGGCGGCGGTGCGATCACATTCCCCGCTGGCGCAGCAACGCTCCTTGCGATCAATGGCAATGGCAGCGGCTTGACAGGCTTGACCTACAGCCAGCTTCCAGCGCTCGCAGCGAACCAGCTCCTCGGTGCATTGACTGCGACAACGCCAAGCGGCTTGGCAGTCCCATCGTGCAGTACTGCGGGCAGCGCGCTCAACTGGACAAGCGGCACAGGCTTTAGCTGCAACACATCCATCACAGCAGCCTCAATGGCGTTGGGCGGGCTCACAGGCTTGGGGGCAAACGTCGCGACAGCGCTGGCAGTTGCAGTTGGGAATGCAGGCGCATTTGTCACCTTCAATGGGGCAGGCGGCACGCCAAGCTCAATCGTGCTGACAAATGCGACTGGAACGGCTGCGAGCTTGACTGCGGGGATCGCGACGACAGCAAATGCGCTGAACTCCGCGACAACGACAATCGTTGTCAATGGGGCGACGGCTCCTGGTGCCGGGCAGGTTCTGACAGCGACGAGCGGGACCGCAGCTAATTGGCAAACGCCAGCAGCCGCTCCCGCAGGCGCGAATCCTAGCGCAACGGCGAGCAACACGGCGGTCAATGGCGTTGCTACGACATTCATGCGGTCCGATGCCGCGCCTGCTATCCAGCTTGGCAGTGCTAGCCAGTTCGGGTTGGTCAAGGTCGATGGTACGACGATCACTGCATCAGCAGGCGTGATCAGCGCAAGCGGCGGATCAGCGACAACGATCATTCCCGGTACGACAACGATCACCGGTGCAACGGCACCTTGCGCGATTGTGAACTCAGCCACGACGGTCATGGCTTGCGATGCGATCAGCGCGAGCGTGATCACAGCTATGGCCAATGCTGTCAACGCAGCGTCAGGTTTGCTGACCTTCTCCATCATCGGTACAAGCGGCGCTACAGTCCCGCTGCTAAATGGTAACAACACGTACAGCGGGACGTCAATTTTCAGTGGTGCCGTTTCGCATACAGGCGCGTTGCCAACGCAAGCTGCGGGGACGCTTGGTATTGCAGGCAATGTAACATCGCCAACACTCGCCGCGAATGGTGAAGGTGATGTCTACCTGCTGTCGACAACAGGCGGCCTTGCGCTTATTGGGCAGGGGTCAACGAATGACCTGACCCTCCTGAACAAAGCGGGCAGCAACGTGTGCGTTGTTCCGACGGGTACAACGACCTTCAATTGCACAGGCTTGCAGGTGGGAGGCGTTGCAGTCAGCACAGCAACTGCAGCCAACCCGACTGCAACGGCTGGTTCAGCAGCAGTGAACGGCAGTGCAACAACGTTCATGCGGTCTGACGCTGCTCCTGCTGTTGCGCTGGGTAGCGCTTCGACGTTTGGCGTTGTGAAAGTCGATGGTACGACAATCACAGCATCGGCTGGCGTCATTTCAGCCGTTGGCGGATCAGCGACATCCATCACGCCAGGTACGACCACGATCTCAGGTGGACTGTCGCCTTGCTTGCTCGCAAATTCGACTGGCTCAACGTCCGCGTGCATCACGCTTGGCACAACGTTCTCAATGAGCGGTGGTGCGCTTGCATCGCTTGTGCCAGACACGACGCATACCGTCAGTGCGTCAGTCGCGAATGCGGGTGGTCAGGACAACTACAACGGCTCAAGCATCACAGCGACCGGCCTGGCAGCGCCGCCAGCAAACAGCACGCAGTTGATCGTCAATCAGAATGCGTCCGCGTTGACGATTGCTAACAACAGCGTGACTGTGAACGGCCTCGCCTTGTCGACAACGCTCCGTACCAATGGGTTCTATGTCTACACGTCCAATGGGACCTCATGGGATGCATACGGCTTCCCGGGCTTCGGGACGATCACGACGAACGCGCTCATGAAGTTTGCCGATGGTAGCGGTGCTGCGACAGCGTCCACCATCACCGATGCAGGCGCAGGCGTTACTATTGGATCCCCGACTGGCGGTGCGCAAGGCGCAGGTACGCTCAATGCGACGGGATTGTTCATCAACGGCGCTACTGCGCTGACGATAGCAGGCTCCAACCACAACGTGCTGTTCAATGGGAGCGGCGCACTTAGCGGTTCGCCAGGCTTCAACTTCGATGGCACGTCGATCATTAGCATAGGTATCTCTGGTACAGCCACAGGCACTATCACGTTTGCAACGTTGGGAGGCGGCGTTACAACGCTTGTGCCAACATCCAGCGCCTCGTCCCCGACCATCACGCTACCCTCAACGAGTGGTACTGTCACGGTCCTTGGTAACACTGTGACAGGTTCTAGCGGAACGATTGTCGAGGCGACGAGCCCATCCATTGCTACGCCGACATTCACTGGTACGGTGCCAAGCTTCACAGTAGCGACGATCACCGGTGCGTTGACAGGCCATGCGTCAGCAGACTGCGCGCTCGCAGCGTGCACAATGACTGGCGAATTGACGACTGTCGCGTCCGCTACTGGAACGGCTGGGCTGAATCTACCGCAAGGCGCAGCACCAACGGCCCCTGTCAATGGTGATCTGTGGACGACAGCGTCTGGGTTGTTTGTGCGCATTGCGGGAGCGACTGTCGGTCCCCTGGCCGCAAGCGGGGGTGCGCCAGCGTTTAGCTCAATCACGAGCGGCACCAATACTGCAGCAGCTATGGTCGTCGGTAGTGGCGCAACGCTTGCGATCACGGGCGCTGCACCAACGCAAGCGGCTGGCACGCTTGGTCTTGCAGGCGGCATCACGACACCTACGCTTGCTGCGAATGGCGAGGGTGATGTCTACCTGCTGAGCACAACTGGTGGGCTAGCATTGATTGGGCAAGGCTCAACGAATGACATCAGCGTGTTCAACAAGAGCGGCACAAGTGTTTGCACGGTCGCTACTGGCACAACGAATTGGAATTGCACAGGCTTGCAGGTCGGTGGCACAGCTGTCAGCACTGCTGCTGCTGCAAATCCGACAGCGACTGCAGGATCGACCGCCAACAATGGTACCGCAACAACGTTCATGCGGTCTGATGCATCACCCGCCGTTGCCTTGGGGTCTGCGTCGACCTTTGGGTTGGTCAAGGTAGACGGCACAACGATCACGGCGTCGGGAGGCGTCATCACAGCAAGCGGCGGGTCTGCGACTACAATCACGCCAGGGACAACGACAGTCAGCGGTGCAACAGCTCCTTGCTTGATTGCGAACTCAGCGACGACGGTGATGCAGTGCGTTGCATTGAGCTCAGCCTTCAGCATTAGCGGCGGCACGCTTGCGTCGCTCGTCACGGATTCAACGCATACTGTCAGTGCTGCTGTTGCCAACCCTGGCGGGCAAGACAACTACAATGGGACCAGCATCACAGCAACAGGTCCCGCGTCGCCAGTCGCTAACGCAACGCAGTTGATTACCAATCAGAACGCGACAGTGCTGACGATCGCGAACAACAGCGTGACCGTCAATGGACTGGCGTTGTCAACGTCACTGCATACCAATGGGTTCTACTCATACACATTCAACGGAACGTCGTGGGATGCGTATGGATTCCCCGGGTTTGGCACGATCACGACCAATGCTGTCATGAAGTTTCTCGATGGCAGCGGTGCAGCAGCCGCCTCGACGATCACGGACGCTGGGGCGGGGGTTACGGTCGGGTCGCCAACAGGCGGGGCGCAGGGAGCTGGCACCGTTAATGCGACAGGGTTGTTCATCAACGGCGTTGCTGCTGTAACCTCCAACAATTGGACTGCAACGGCTGTCACAGCAATCGGCGCTACGCTGACGAATTCAGCCGGGACGTTGAGCTGCACGACAGCAACGGCATCGGTGATTGGTTGCTCGCGTCCCGATGGTACGACGATCACAATTAGTGCAGGTGTGCTGACAGCAAGCGGCGGTTCAGCTACTACGATCACACCAGGCACAACGACCGTTGTCGGTGCGACATCGCCTTGCGTGTTGCAGAACCCTTCAACGACTGTGCTGTCGTGCGGTGTTGTCGCCTCAACGTTGCTGACATCCGCAGCGACGACGCACACGACCAGCGCGACGACAGCGAATCTTGGCGGTGAAGACGACTACAACGGCTCAAGCATCACAGCGACGCTGGCGACGCTTGCATCTGGTCAGACTGCATTTATCACGGACCAGAATGCGACGACGCTGACGATTGCAAACAACAGTCAGACAGTCAATGGTCTGCCGCTTAGCACATCCCTACATACTGGCGGGTTCTACGGCTACAACTTCAACACGACGACGAGCCAGATCAGTGCATGGGGCTTTCCTGGGTTTGGCACGATCACAAGCGGCGCGCTGATGAAGTTCCTCGATGGTACTGGCGCTGCAACGGCTGGTGACCTGAGCGGTGACATCACGACTGCCGGCGCGCTTGTCACAACGCTTGCGACTGTCAATGCCAACGTTGGTAGCTTTGGTGACGCGACGCATGTCGGGCAGTTCACAGTCAATGCGAAAGGGTTGATCACTGCTGCTGCAAGCGTCGCTATCACAGCATCAGCGTCAACGATCACGCCCGGCACAACGACGATCTCAGGCGCAACAGCACCTTGCGCAATCGTCAATTCGGCGACGACAGTCATGGCGTGCGATGCGCTGGGCACAGGTGTCGTTACGGCATTGGCGGTCAACGTTGGTAGCGCTGGCGCTTTCGTGACCTTCAATGGCGCAGGAGGTACGCCAAGCGCCTTGACGCTGACGAATGCTACTGGCTTGCCTGCCGGTGGTCTTGTGGCGATTGCTGCGAACACTGTACTAGCTAATGCCACGAGTGGTTCAGCCTCGCCGACAGCCTTTGCTATGCCGAGTTGCTCGACGGCATCAAGTGCCTTGATCTATACGTCAGGCACTGGTATCGGCTGCACCGCAAACATGGCGACGCTGAATACTGCTGACCAGACACTATCTGGCGGCTTCAACCTGACGGCGTTCTCCATTGGCACCGTCACGACCGGCACGACAACGATTGACTGCGGTAAGAATCCCGGTCAGTGGATGGTCGATGCTGGTGCTTCGACGATTGCTGCGCCGACGAGCGATGGTAGTTGCTTGGTGCGTGTCTACCTCGGCGGCGGGTTCGGCACGATCACGTTCTCCGGGTTCAATGCAGAGGGGACGAACACGGGTGATACGATCCCATCGGCTGACAAGAGCACAGCGACAGCGACATTCACCAATGCGTCAGCCAACATTGGCTGGACGAACACGCTGTCAGTCGGGCAACCTGTCTACTTCACCAATGCAGGCGGCGGTCTGCCGACAAACTTCACATCAGGCACGGTCTACTATGTGATTGCGACCGGCTTGAGTGGCACGAACATCCAGGTCGCAGCAACGCCTGGCGGCACAGCCATAACAGCTGGATCGGCTGGTACGGGTACACAGACTGGCCATGCCGCAGCGTCTTACCTGCTGTCGATTTCAAGGGTTAATGGTGGGGCTAAATACCTTGCATCGGCGGATCAATGAGCATGAAGAGACTCAAGCACTTCCTGGTAATTCTCTGCTGTCTGTTCGCGCTTAGTCAGACAGCAGAGGCGGCAGTTGCTTTTGTAGCTAAGGGGACAATTTCTACTAATGACGCATCTCCAACTTCGCCGCTTACCAATACCAGTCTGACGGTCACAGGTGCAGCCAACTCAGCGTTGGTTGTCTACATTGCAGCAAGCTCGGGCGGAACTCTGACATATGCAGCAACTTGGAACGGTGTGACCGTCCCGGCAGTCACCGGCACATCTCTTTACGATGGTGCAAGTTCGTCGCAGGTAGCGATGTTCTGTCTTGCCGCACCCGCCACAGGCGCCAAGACGCTTAGCATCAGTTGGACAGGAACGGCGGGAGAAGTCGACTACATAGCAGTGCAGTTCTCTGGCGTTAATCAGTCTACGCCCTGTACAAATGGCACATCGCTTACTAATCCAGCAAGCACGGCGGCAATTTCGATTCCGATAACGAGCGCCAACGGCAATATGTGCACGGCAGTGTTCAACTCGCCGGACCCATCGATGACGATGAATGGCACGTCACTGTGGAGCAACACGGCAGGTGCTTCTATCAATGACGCAGGGAACTATCTGCTGAGCACGACGACTACGACAACCCTCACAGATAACGCCAGCGGCAACACGAACCTCGTTGGCGCTGGTCTCAATCTTCTCGCTGCTGGCGGGGGAACGCCAGCCGCTCTCGCATCCTTCTTCTCGCCTACGGCTCCATGAAGCGTCTGCTCGTTCTTCTCGCGCTGCTGCTATCGCATCCCGCACTAGCATTCCTTCCGCATGGCGGGGGGATTGTCAGTGGGGGTGGTCCGCCAACGCCTGTGATCATTCAGCAGGCATCAACAACCGTCAATCCAGGGGGCGCTGGGTTTAACGGCAACAACTACGTTCGCCAGCTACCCAATGCGATCCAAGCGAATGACCTGCTATATGTCGGCGTGTCTTACCCGCACGGCACATTCTCTTCGATCACGGACACGAATGGTACAACGTTTGGATCGCCTATCTGCACAGCAGATGCGGGAGTAGGCAACTACACGACAGCCGTTTGGCTTGTGCCTGCCATGCCTGCAGGACGGGACTTTGTCACAGTCAACTTGACATCGTTGACGCGTCCCTTCCAGATGACGCTTGTTGAGTTCAACAACATAGCGACAGCGTCGCCTGTCAATGGCACGGCCTCATGCGTTGCTAATTCGGCGATCAATGCTGGGACGAGTGTCGTCAACCCAGGCTCACTCACGCCGTCAAACAACGATGCTGCTGGCGGCACACTCGTCTACAGCTACCTAGCGATGGCGAGTGGTACAGGCGCTGGTAACCCGACATCCTACACGGCCGCAAGTGGGTACACGCAAGTCGACCAGGATACTGCATGGAACTCGAACACGTCGTTCTACCATGCGACGCAGATGTTCTTGCAGCGCACGGCAGCAGCGACAACGCCGTCCATGACGATTGCAGGGAACACGAGCGACCACTTCAACGTCATCACGGTCCCGCTGAAAGTAGCATCAGCAGGCGGATCACTGCCGAGTACTATCTACGTCCGCAAGCTCCTGGACCTCACAGCAGCGCCCATCGCGCCAGCAAACTTTAACTGGGTGCTGCAAGCGCAGTTCACCGGCAACCTGCGCATCATGGATGGGTCGTTCCTGCAAGGCTTTGGTTGGTCGTTTCAGACGCCAGCCGTGACGGATAGCGACGGCAACACGTGGCTTTCCGCTGACAGCAACAAATTCATATGGTACTGCTTCTGCGCAGCATCGACGGGCAACACATTCGTCACGGTGCACTACAGCAGCGCTGCTAACACGACACCTAACACGACAGTGCGCATGTTTGATGTACTAAATGCAACGGCGTTTGATGTCGGGGCGGCGCTTGCACCGACAGGTAGCTGCTCAAGCGTGACATCGTTTGGCGGTGCGCCGAACATCACGCCAACGCACTCGAATGGTTTGGTCATCGGTCATTTTGCACCAAGCAGTTACACGACTGGCGTAACATCGCCTGCAGGAGCGCAGTATGCGCTCGTCAATTACACAGGCGATGCGGATGCTGATTTCATGAACAATGGGGATGGTATGGCCATTCTGTACAACTCAACGACTGCTGCTGAGAACTGGACATGGACGTTGATCTCCTTCGCGGGGTCGACGTGCTTCGCAGCAGCGGCGGCGTTTCACTGATGCGCACATACCGCTTCATCTTCAATCTGCTGCTGATGCTTGCATGGTTCATACCGGACTTTGCATTAGCAGCACCGCCGCATGGCACGGGTATTGTAGCAGTAAGCCAGCCCGTGCTGCCTGCATACAATGACCTGTCGACTACGAATTGGCCCAACGCTGGGTTGGCAAGCATTAGCGGCATCCCCACGCGCAACACGATCTGCCAGACTGTCACGCCAAGCGGCATCACGCCGCCAGCGTCAGGCGATGATGCATCAAAGATCACCGCTGCTATTGCGGCATGCACAGCAGGGCAGGTTGTTTCGCTGAATGGCGCGTTCCACATCACGATGTCGGAAACGTCAATTTTGCTCAACAAAGCAATCACAATCAGAGGGGCTGGATCGCCGACAGGTACGTGCGGCATTATTGGCGGAGGCGTGACTACCAACGCGGCAACAGCAGCAGGAAACAACGTCCTGTCGTTTGCATCAGTTCCAGCGACAGTTGCAGTCGGGATGACGGTGCAAGACAAAACGAACATCTCGAGCGGCGTGATCACTGGCTTGACTGTTGCAAGCTTTACGAGCACGACCGTCACGCTATCCGGTAACGCGACTGGCACTGGCGTCGCGAGCGGGGACAACATCTTCTTCGGTACTGGCGTGCCTTGCTGGCCATCTGGGATCACAGTTGACAACGGCGCAATTCCTGATTGGTGGGTCAGCACAACGCAGGCGGGCGTTACCTGCGGCACCTCAGCAACAAACCTTGTCACGTGCTCGGGCGGCCCGGTCTTTCTCGTATCGCCGTCTGGGACATTCAATTGGGGTTGGGCCGGATGCTTCCTCGGCACGACGCCGACTGGCTGCGGGGCAACGCTAACTGCAGATGCTGCTGCGGGCGCTACGACTGTTAGCGTATCAAGTACTGCTAATTTCTCAGTTGGTATGTATGCGCTGATTGACGAGAACCCCGCAGTTGTAAGCACAACGAATCCAACCGGCGGCGCTGCAATCAACGCTTCACCGGAGTGGTCTAGCAATGTCGGCTCACCGCAAGTCGGACGGTTTGAGGGAGGAGATGAACCAAGTACTTATTCATTTAGTCCGAATCGACTGACATCTGAAATCCATAAGATTACGTCCATTGGTTCTGGTACTCTCACGTTTGATGCGCCCCTCTCGAATGGTTTCCGCCAGTCTGGCAGCCATGACGCGCGTGTCTACTGGCCGACCGTGCAGGGGCCGTCCGCCAACCCGTTCTTGCAGCAAGCCGGCATCGAAAACTTGTACATTGATCGTCCACCGAATGGTGGGATTTCGTTTGAGTTCGCAGCTCTGAGCTGGGTTAAGAACGTGGAGGTGCGTAATTGGATCTCAGGCGCCGTCAACATTGAGTATTCAGCGCGTGTAGAAATCGATGAACTGTTCTCCCATGACTGCACCGACTGCGAGAACAATGGCGTCGAGTACCCCGTAGCGTTGGACTCCGCGTCGACGCAAGTTCTCGTCCAAGACAGCATCATCCTGCGCGGCGGCAAGGGAATGGTCGGTCGAGGCTCGACAACGAATGTCATCTCGTACAACTACGTTGACGACCATGCGTATATGCAGAGTGTCATAGGGCCTTCTTGGGAGGACATGTCGCTCAATAGCAGCCACTATGCGGGCACGAATCACGTACTGTTCGAAGGTAACTGGGCAGACAACTGCGATGGTGATGAGACGCATGGTAGCGCTGCGTATCACGTATTCTTCCGCAACAACTGCACAGCGACGCGATCAACCTGGACTGAAGCTAGTACAGGACGCATTGTTAACGATGCAGCAGATATAGCGTGGGGATCTGGCGGAGGAGCAACGCCTCCTGCCACTTCTCCTGGGCCGCGTCGTGCTGCCGGTCCTATGGCATTGAATGTTTTCTACGCATACATTGGAAACGTGCTTGGGCTTGCAGGTCTTACAACAGCAGGGAATGGTTGGTCGTATCAGGGTGCGTTTAGCGCGCATAGCGGATGCACCAATAAATGTCTTTGGATGACAGGATGGGTTGGTAGTGAGTGGCCTGCACCGGATGCAAACTTGACAGCAGCGGTCAGCCCACAGTGGATTTTTCGCAGTCAGAACTTTGATTACGTGCGCAACGCGCTTGATTCAACGACAGGCTTCACGACAACGCTACCGAACTCGCTATACCTGTCCAGCGCCCCTGCATACTTCAGCGCAGGAGCGACTTGCAGCTACTCATGGCCGTGGGTCAACTCACAAGGCGCGACAAAGGTCGCTGCTGCTTCTGGGCCAGGCCCCTGCACAACCTACTCAGGCTTGCCTGCAAAGGCTCGCTACGACGCCGGCACACCGTTTGCGCAGCCATAGAGGTATCTGATGCGCACGCCTATTGCACTGCTAGCACTCCTAATCGCAGCGATACCCGCGGATGCGTTGCCCCCGCGCGCTGGCGGTACCGTGGCGTCAGGTACAACGATGACTTGTACTGGCAGCTCGCCGAGCAAGACCTGCATCCAGACAAGCGGTACGCTGCTTATTGTGCCGTCCGACTACTTAAACGGCACAGCTGTCTGGACGATGAAGGGTAGCAGTGGTGATGGATCAGCGGGGACGACCGTTCCTGCTGGCGGTGCTGGCGGTCAGGGGGGCGGGTACTGCAAGTTGACGGCTCCTACGCATATTGCCGCCAATGATCATTTGACGGTGCAGATTGGCACGCATGGCGGCACACTGCCAACGCTGCTGAAGGATGATACGAACGCGACGATTGGTACTGGCGACTATGGCGCATCAGCAGTCGGCACAACGGCCGGCGGTCGTACGCAGACCAATACCTGCACTGGCGGCACTGCAAATGCTGGTGGGTCAGGCGGCGGTTCAGGTACAGGCAATGCGGGTGGTGGTGGTGGTGCTGCAGGCGGTGCAATTGGCACAGGCAAGAATGGCGGCCTTGGTGGGTCATCTGCTGCGACGAGTGGTGGCGGGGGCGGCGGAGCTGATGGTGGTACAGCAGGTGCTGTCAATGGCACGAATGGCGGCGTTGGTGGTAACAACTCAAATGCAACAGGCGGTGGTACAGCAGGCGTTTCAGCTACGCCGACTGGTGGTAATGGCACCCCCTCCGCGACGTTCGGCGGTGCAGGCGGCGGCGGTGGGTTTGGTAACGGCACGACCAATGCTGGTGCTGGCGGCAATGGCGCGATAGGTGAAGAAGAGTCTGCGACGTCGGGTTCAGGTGGCGGTGGCGGTGGTGGTGGTAAAGGCACTACTGCAGGCAATGGCGGCAATGGCGGCCTCTATGGCGGCGGTGGTGGAGGCGGTGGCGGAGCTGCAACAACGCCAGGTACTGGCGGACTAGGCACATCGGGCGAGATCAGTGTTACGTACTGATGACGTATAAGCTCTCACGTCGAGGCTTCCTAGGAGGTGCCGTTGCTTCAGCGACAGCGCGCAAAGCGCATGCGATTGTTCGCGGTGTTGGAGCAGTCGTTGCAGCAAGTGGGCTTGCAGCACAGATCGTTGTGCCGAGCGGTGCATTTGCAGGCACCTACAACTATGCCATGGCTGGTGGCTCCGGTCAGACCGTCACCGCGCAGCAGTCTTATACCGATTGGGGACGTGGCGGTAGCAGCCAGTTCACGATGGTCCCCACGCTTATCACAAATTCAGGCTTAGCTAACTTCCGTTTGTACTTCGAGGTCGATACAGCAGGTACACAAAACGTCACAGCATGCAGGCTTGAATATGGCGACGGTAGTGCGACGAGCGGTGCTGTTGATATTGCTGCTGGTTATACGATAACGATCACTAACAACGGTACGACAGTTTATTCTACAACCGTAGCTGCGCATCCATGGTGCACGCGTTGGCGGGTATGCTCACAAAACGGCGGGACATGGGCGATAGGCAACCCACGCCCCGTAACGCAAACAGCTGCGCAACTATTAGCTAACTTCTACCTGCCGCCGTACTCAGGATCGGGACTGAGCGGTGCTGGATCGACAGTACCAACGACCGAGACCTATACGATCCTCGGTAATGCGGGACTGGTTCAGCCGATGATCCAGGGCGGCAATCGTCCAGAGATCGGACCTTTCACTGAGTGGCAAGCTTACTACCTCTGCACGGGTAATGCGATCGGCAATATATTTCAGATCGCTGAGGCCGCCTGTAGCTGGAACCTGGTCTACCGCGATACGCGTGCATCTGGCGGCTCATTCACGGGAACGCTTGCGCCGCTTGATTGCACGCCGACTGGTGCATTCCAACGCGCAAGCTTAGTGTCAGGCGCGTCGCCTGGCGGCACGCTAGTGCAGACAGTCTACCAGTACCCGTATGTCGGCGGGTCAAACATGACCTACGATGCGGGGCATAGTCCGAACTTCTCGTATCTTGCTTTCATGATGACTGGCGATCCCTACTATCTGGAAAACATCCAGTTCCAGATGAACAGGGACCTGCTCAACTTTGGACAAGGGTTTCGCTACTCAAACTCCGGCCGGTATATGGCATGGCCGATTCGCACTGCAATGATGGCAGTGATTTGCACTGGAAGCAGTACGCCAAATTGGTTGCTGTCAAAAACGCAAGTCAATACCATCCTGACGCAATATGGGAATACGATTACGCAGTGGGTGACGACAACGCCCAGCAATTTGTGGACCGGCTTAAATATGTACACGCCGAGCGTAGCGGATCCGCTGGTCGGTGTGGTGTCGCCATGGGAGAATGACTATCAGACAATCATAGCAAACCTTGGCGTCTACTGGAACACGAATGGCGTACTGACAGTACCGACAGGCATCCTTACGCTTGCAGCAGGCTTGATCACAAGTGCAGTCAACCGGACGAATGGCACGAGCGGGTGGAACAAGTCGATGCCCAACTGGTATGATGCGCCAGTCGGGGGCATTGCAACGCTTGATGCAAGTACGCCGCTCAATATAGGCGACACGACGATCACGTTGAATCCAAGTTGCGCACTTGCATTCGCTAATGCAGTGAGCGGCGGGCTCTACCCGACGACAGCAGCGCCTTCCGCCATCTTCCCGTCGACGTTTCCATTCAACGTCGTCATCGCTGGTAACACCTATACGATCACGAGCTTCGCGTCTGCGACTGTCTGGAATCTCAGTGCACCGAGCACGCATGCGGCTGGTGTAAATCAGCTTGTATGGGGACCGAATGTCACGAATTGGCCTGATGAGTGGAACTTCCAAAACACAGCAGGCGCGACAGAAGGGTTCACGCCAATCGACAACACGCATCTCGTCAACACGGGTACAGGCATTGCTGGGTTTTACCCGTACTTCAACATTCTACGTTGCGGGATGGCGATGGGCTTCACAGCAGGCACTGCGGGGTCTGTCAATCCGACAAGCTACCTTAATGGGCAACTTGCATATGCAAACGTCGTCTCCTCATTCAGGTCCGATTGGAAATGGATGATCAGCCCGACGACATGACGCTCTAGAAAGCGCGCGAGCGGATCGGGTATATTATGCGCGCTAGCCTACAACCCTAAGATGAGGTCAGGAAATGAAAGCCTATGTACTTGCTGGCGTGCTGCTGCTCGCCGGAATTCAGGTCGGCATGGCAGCCGATACACCTCCGCCCCGCGTCATCGATATGACAGTCGTGCTCAAGGATCCGCAAGGCAAGCCGATCATCGATCAGTTGGAAGGCAAGGCGGACGCTACGAAGCCCGGTGGTATCGATTGCTCGGCATGCGGCAACTTGACAGTCGGACATGCAATCGCGAATGCGCTGTTTGCGAACTTGCCTAGCGAAACGAATGCGCAGGGTGTCAGCAGCGTATCGCCTGAACAGAAGTGGGCGCGTGGTGCGCTTGCTGAGCGCATCAAGGACGACAAGACAGCGACGCTCACGGCGAGTGAGATCGTCGTCGTCAAGAAGCTTGTTGGTCAGGTCTATGGCACGAACGTGATCATGCAGATCTTCCCGCTGCTTGATCCGTCTGACAAACCGCCGCCGCTTCAGTAATGCTGCGACTGCTGCTACTGGCGGGGCTCATTGCCCCGCCTACTCTTGCTGCTGTTGCGTATGCGCAGACTGCAAGCGTTACTATCGGTGGTGACATTCCGCCTTGCTACGAGCAATCCGGCTGCAAACTACCGCTATCATGGGATACTTTGTTTAGCATCAGTAAGCTAAACCCTGGTGAGCAGCGCAAGGGAACAGGCATGCAGTTTGGTGAGCTTGCAATCCCAGGGTACGCGGAGAACACGTTGGTGCTGCCAGATAGCTTCAAGCCGGTGATCACTTGCTACAAGCATGGCACGCGTCCATTCCTTGTGACAGATAGCAGTGGTACGCAGCTGTTCGAGATTACCTGCCCTTAGAATGGCGCAGAAGCCAAGCAACCTGCAGATCATCGACAATCTGCCAAAGGTCGTGGCGGCTATTGACTACATGACAACGCAGAAGGTGATGGTCGGCATCCCTGACACGGCTGCCGGACGCAATGACGGATCGCCGATCAGCAATGCGGTCATAGGTTACGTCATGGAGACAGGCGAACCTGGGCATAATGTTCCAGCGCGCCCGTTTCTTGTGCCTGGCGTCGAGAGCATTCAGAAGGAGATCGTGGCGGATCTGCTAATAGCAGGGCGCCTAGCGCTGGACGGGGACAAGCCTGCTGTGCAACGCAAGCTCCAAGCGCTAGGGGTGAAGGCGCAAAATGCGGTGCGTTCTAAGATCTCATCTAACATCCCTCCCCCGCTTGCGGAGAGCACAGTCAAGGCGCGCTTGCGTCGGACGCGTAAGGGGACGGCGATGCTCAAGAGCTTGCAGCAGCAGACGATGAATCTCGTCTACTGGGGCAAGAACAACCTGACGACGTTGATTAACACCGGCCAGTTGCGGCAGTCGATCACCTTTGTGATCCGCTCGCTACCTGCGCAGAGATGGAGGCATGGGAACGATGGCAAGTAGAACACTGGACGCAATCGCGACGCAGCGTCGTATGGGCGCGTCGTCAACTGACGCCATCCAGCGCGTAGCGCATGATTATGGCGTGCCTGGTATGAAGAAGGGTCAGCATAAACGTGGGTCTAATGAGGCTAACTTTCAGAGTCGCGTTCATGCGCGTTCACAGCCTATCCACTCGGAGATTCATAACAAGTTCGAGAAGGAAGGTTGGAAGTTTGAGGGAACGAACCGCGGGAGTTCGAGCTATCTGCATCCATCGGGTCAGTCGTCAGCAACTGTGACAAAGAAGGGTAAGATTCGGGGCATTGGTATGCATACGCCCGCCTTTGTTTCAGCTTCGCGCACAGCTGGTACTGGGCGCGGGCGGGGGAATGCGCGTTAATGGCGACCATTGATCTCAGCGATATCGTCGATGACGTCGACTTCGACATGGAGTTCCGCGTCGTCCAGGCAATTGAGATAGTTGGGAGCAATGGTCGCGCGACGTTCACGAACAAAACGATTAAGACGCACGGTTCTGTGCAGCCAGCAACGCCACGCGGCTTGCAGCTATTGCCAGACTCCGTTCGCGTTGAAGGTGCGCTGACAATCTACACGCGCTACCCGCTGCGCATCAACGATGGTGTGCGTGCTGCGGACACAGTGCTGTGGGAAGGACGGCGGTATGTCGTGTCGAATGTGCAACCCTGGTCGCAATGGGGCAGGGGGTTTATCAACGCGACCTGCACGCTACATGACCTGACCGACCAGTCGCAGCCCGAAGATAGTGATGGCGATGAAGCAGAGGATGATTGCGATGAGTAGGACATTGGATGCACTTGCAACACAGCGCAAGCTTGGCGCATCCGCAACCGATGCTATCCAGCGCGTAGCGCATGATTATGGCGTGCCGGGCATGAAGAAGGGTCAGCGTAAGATGCCTGAGGTTAGAGGGCAGAACAATTATAGTTTCACGCATGGTAAAGCGCCGCGCGGCAGAGGCAATTGGGCATTCAAGCATGAGGGGGGTGCTCTACACGGGCAAACGACATTCCATAGCGGATCCTTCAAGGAAGCGACTCATGCTGCACGTAAGCATGGGCAGCAGCATGGATCGCATACAATACACGTGCAGACTTAACTAAGTGAGCGAGACGAACTCCAACACATCTGCTACTGGCGGGCCGCTTCTCCCAGCGCAAAACCTTGTCATTGACGATGACGCGTTCGCTGACCTCATTCAGTCCGTCGTCGCTGGCATATTGACGCTTCCCCCATCGCTTGTCCGTCCGCGTTGGCAAGCGCCGACAAACGATCCCAACCTACCGCCAACGCAACCTTCGCCCAGCACCGACTGGTGCGCGATCGGCATTGTGACGCAAGCGCAGGATGGTTGGGATTATGAGTATGAGCTAGCAACGCCGCAAGGGATTGGCTCGCTCAACCAAGCGGTCTATGAAGAAATCGGCTTGCTCGCATCGTTCTATGGTCCGCATGCGCGCGGCAATGCATCGCTCCTGCGCCGCAGCCTGCAGATCAAGCAAAACCTTGACCCCCTGTACAAGCAGGGCGTCAAGCTGCGCGGCATCGGCACCATTCGTGCAGTCCCCGAAGCCGTTAACCTGCAATGGATCTCACGCGTCGACTTGGAGATCAACCTGACACGCGAGATCATCACGACCTACCCGATTGAGTATCTGGTCGATGTGGTAGGGACGCTAAACACAGACCAGACGCCTCCCGCAGCAGAGCCTTTCGATGTGCCTGTGATTGGCGCACCTCCCTCGCCAACGCCGCCGCTCTTTGTGCCGGCTATTGACGACTCAGGGCGCCCTGGAACCGATGAGACAGGTAAGCCTGGCTTCGGCGTTTAGTTCGACTACCACATTTAGCTTGTGAGGAATGTACTATGAGCGGTACCACTGGGTCCGGCTTGGCAGTTTCAGACGTCATCAATGTCGCCGTCACGATCTCGCCGACTGCAACGGGAACGCGTAACTTCGGCGCGTTGCTGATCGGTGGCCCCTCGCCTGTGATCGATGTCAGTCAGCGTATCAGGCAGTACTCGCAGTTCAGCGGGGTGCAAGCTGACTTTGGCAGCACAACGCCAGAGTATCAGGCAGCGCAGTTGTTCTTCGAGCAGAACCCGCAGCCAGCCATCCTCTATATTGGGCGTTGGGCGCAGCAGGCGACAGCAGGTATCCTTGAGTGCGCTTTGCTGTCTGCATCGCAACAAGTGGCATTGCTTGCATCGCTGCAGGCGATCTCGACTGGCAGCTTCAACATCTCGATCAATGGGTCGCTGCATACGATCTCCGGGTTGAACTTTACCGGCATCACCAATCTCAACGGCGCAGCGTCGATCATTCAGGCAGCGCTGAATGCTGCGCTTGCTGGTACGACATGCGTGTATGCGCCAGACAGCAATACGCGCTTCGTGATGACGTCTGGCACAACCGGCACGTCATCGACCATGAGCTTCCTGTCAACAGCAGGGAGCGGCACAGACATCTCCGCCCTCATCGGTGGTACCGCTGCGTCTGGTGCTGTCCCACCGATCGCTGGCATCGCTGCTGAAACACCATTGACAGCAGCGAATGTGTTGCTTGGGTCGACGTTGGGTAACCAGTCCGTGTATGGCTTCATGTTCGCGCCGATCAACATCACGGATATCTCGGATGCATCGCATGAAGCAGTCGGGGGGATGATTCAGGCGCTTGGCACAAGCCACATCTATGGCATCACGAGCAACGAGAGCAACATCCTGCTGAGCAATATCAACACAGACCTTGCGTCCGTGATGGAGTCGCTTGGCTACTTCCGAAGCTTTATTCAGTACTCGTCAACCTCGCCCTACGCCGTTGCGTCGTTCTACGGTCGCGACTTCACGGTGAACTACTCCGCGCAGAACAGTACGCTCACCATGAAGTTCAAGCAGGAGCCGGGCGTCATCCCAGAGGTACTCACGGAGTCGCAGGCTGCGTCGCTCAACCAGAAGAACTGCAACGTCTACGCGACCTACCAGAATGGCGCTTCGATCATTCAGCAGGGCGTCATGTGTAATGGCTACTTCTTCGATGAGGTGACCGGCCTCGACTGGCTGCAGAATTTTGTACAGACCAATCTGTGGAATCTCTTCTACCAGACGCCAACGAAGATTCCGCAGACAGATGCTGGTAACCAGCAGATCGTGACGAACATCGCAGCGTCGATGAACGCTGCTGTCAACAATGGGCTTGTAGCACCTGGCGTCTGGACGAGCGCACTGCAGTTTGGTTCCTTGCAGACTGGCGACACGCTTACTGCTGGGTTCTACGTCTACGCCCCGCCTATTGCCTCGCAAGCGCAGGCTGATCGCGAGGCACGGAAGTCTGTCCCCATCCAGGTGGCATGCAAGCTTGCTGGCGCTATCCACTTTGCCAATGTGGGTATCCAGGTCAATCGCTGAGGCATTTTTGTAAGTAGGAGGTTTGATCTATGGCTGGTCTGCCATCTGGTACCTACTCGTTCCTTGATGTCGTCGCAAACATCACGGGGCCTGGTGGGAACGTCAATCTCGGCGAAGGGTCGGGTGACGCGGAAGAGGGTATCACGATCGAGCGTAACGGCGATCGTGATACCATGACTATCGGCGCTGACGGCACCCCCATGCACAGTCTTCGTGCGGACAAGTCCGGCACGATCACGGTGCGCGTACTGAAAACGTCGCCGACAAATGCGCTACTGCAAGCGATGTATGACACGCAAGCGGTGTCATCGGCAGTATGGGGTAACAACATCCTGCATATCGCCGACGTTGCGCGCGGCGATGCGACGATTGCGCAGGGCGTTGCGTTCCGGCGCTTTCCAGGGATTACATATGCCGCCAACGGCAATGTCAACGAATGGGCTTTCAATTGCGGCTACATCGACAGCGTGCTTGGCTGAACCTATAGATCAAAGGAGTCAGGACCTTGATCGACGTTAACGTGAATGACGCGCAGTACAGATCATCGCGCACGCTATCCGCGATGGACCAGTTCTATGTCATGAAGCGGCTCATGCCGCTCATGGACACGCTCGCTGAGATAGCACGATCACCGACGAGAGATGTCGAGGAATTCGCAGTCAAGATCGGCAAGGGTATCTCGAGCTTGCCTGACGAAGACTGCGCGTACGTGTTTGACAAGTGCTTGGGAGATGTCCAGACGCAAAGGGATGGCGTCTGGGTCACGATATGGAACCGCAGCGCGAAAGCAATGCAGTTCCAGGACATCACCATGCCAACGATGGTGCAGCTAGTCTACTTTGTCCTGATGGACAACTTCGCGGGTTTTATTCCCGCCCTGCCGCAGCAAGTTTCGCAAGACGGCCCCCCGCAACCAAGCGCGTAGTCAAATGGGTGACTATGGCTGACGGTACGGATTGGATATGGCGTCCAATCCTACGCGGGGTGTTCAAGGGCGAGTCCCTCTTTAATGGCGCGATCACCATAGCGGAGATCGCGCAGGCGAATGACGCGCTGGATGTGCAGGATGAAAATGAAGCCCGCTACCATGACGCAAACAAGAGTCCCTAGCTAATGGCGATCGACGCCCAGGTACTGCGCGAGTTTTTGATCTCACTCGGCTTCAAGGTCGATGAGAACAAGAGCCGGCAGTTCTTCGATCACATTGCGCTAGCGACGCTGCGCGTTGCGCAGTTGGCTGCGGCTGCGGAGGCGGCTGCCGTCACAGTCGTAGCTGCTGTCTCGCAGATGGCCGATGGGCTAAACGATCTCTACTGGGCATCGCAGCGCACCAACGCGGCTGCACAAAACCTCCTGACATTGTCGCAAGCGGCTAGCACTGTCGGCAGCTCTGTCGGTGGTATGCGGTCGGCTATTGAGAGCTTCGCCATGTTCCTGCGAAGCTCGCCTGGAGCTGCGGGCCTTGTGTCCGCGCTTGGCGTCAATCCAAACCAAGACCCCACCCAGGCGCTCACGCAACTCGGTGCCCGCTTCCGCCAAATGCCGCAGTACCTCGCGATTGCGCGTGCGCAGCAGATGGGTATTGGCTTCCGCGAGTTGCAAGCCATTGAGAACCCTGATCTGCAGCGCAACCAGGGGGTCTTCAACGAACAGCTCCGCCGCGCGCATGTCAATCTGACGCAAGCGACCGACGACGCGCACAAGCTGACAAACGAACTGACCTTCCTTGGGTCAGCATTCTATGTGCTGCGCATCAAAGTCAACGAAGCGCTGTCGCAACGCGTTACGCAAGACATCCAGCACTTCCGCGAGTTCCTCGAGAACAACTTTGAACGTATCGCTGCTGCCATTGAGTTCGTCGCGCACGCCTTTCTGTCCGCAATGGATGTCGTTGAGAAGATGGCGGATACTGTCGGTTGGGCGTTCAATGGGTTGATCGCTGGGTTTCAATCACTACCACCTGAAGTACAGCGCGTCATTGAGATCGTCGGCGCTTTGGGTGCTGCATGGGTTCTGCTCAATAGCTCATTTGTCGCGTCGCCCCTCGGCCGCGCATTGCTCTTCGGCGGGTTGTTCCTGACAATCCTTAGCGACTACCGCGCATTCCGTGAACAGATGCCCCACATCATACCATGGGAGCAATGGCAACCAGACGTTGACAATGCGATTACAGCGCTGGGGCATATTGGGGCAGCGCTCGAACACATCGTCGATCTCGTCGTAGGACCCAATGGTATCGAGACAGCTCTCAGCAAGTTTTCAGAGTCCGTCAGTAGGTGGGGACCTGGACTAGCTGAGCGTCTCGCGAAAGCAGTGTTCCCGATACTGCGGCTGGGCGAGGTGCTGCATCAAATTGCGTCTGTGCTGGAGTGGATTGACAATAAGACGACTGGCGCACCAATACCGCCTGATACCCGCCCGAAAGATGGGCCGTCATGGTGGGATCTCAATGTCAAGCCATGGTTCTCCTGGGGCGGCGGTGGGGGAGGTGCGCCTGGCGGCGGTGGTGGGAGCAAACCTGGGCCGCCATCGGCTCCTGTGCAAGAGCGCGCAAAGACCTTTATGCAGCGATTCATGCAGGACTTAGGGCTGTCGCCAGAGGGTGCTGCTGCAATGGTTGGCATGGGGTATGTGGAGTCTGGCTTGCGTAGCATACCTGCTGAGCACGACCCCCCTGGTACGGCGCACCCAGGATTTGGTATTTGGCAGGATACAGGTGATCGTCGCGTAGCGCGTGATGCATTTGGTGCTGCGCATCCTGGAATGTCGAATGAGGAGGTCGACTATCAGTACACGCTGTCTGAGTTGCGGTCGCCGCAGTTCCGCGCGCTGCTCGAGCATTTGCGTGATCCGCGCTATGATATCGATGCGCAAGCCAACGCAGCATTCCCATTTGAGTCTGGTGGGTCTGCGTTGATGGAGAGAGACCGTCCAGGGCATGTTGCTGCTGCACGCGATATGGCTGCATTGCTACCGCGGGGCGGGAGTGGTGATGGGGGTGGCGGTGCGACGCTCAACCAGCAGACGACCATCAACATTAGCGGCGTGAGCGATGCGCGTACAGCCGCTGGGCTTGTGCTCGGCGGACATGAAGACGCGACACGCAATGCGATACGCACAGCGCAAGGAGCTGTGCGATGAGCTTCTCCGCAGCAGCTGGCATCCTATCGGGACTGTCGACCGTACTGTTCCAGACCCATCGCGCGATTGGCACGATCATTCCTGGATGCGCGATTGAGGAGCGGCATGTCGATCGTATGACGATCACACAGCACCCAGTCGAGTTCGGTGCGCCAGTCAATGATCACATGTATGTCATGCCGGCAGAAGTTACGCTGCGCTGGGCGTGGAGCAATTCCATCCTCATATCGCCAGCGACGTTGCTGTCGGGGGCAGCGGACCTGACGCAGTTGGATCCCGCCAATTTGATCGGCGGACTGTTTGGCGACGGTTATGTGCAGCAGGTGTACAAGAAGCTGCTCGCGATGCGTATCAGCGGTAAGCTGTTTAGCGTCTTCACCGGCAAGCGCATGTACACGAATATGGCGATGCCATCCTTGATGGTTGTGACCGATGTGAACACTGAGAACTCGCTCATGGTCGTTGCTGTCTGTCAGGAAGTGATCATCGTATCGACGCAATCAACGCAAGTCCCATCGCAGGATCAGCAGACATTTCCGCAGCAGACATCCCCCAACCAAAGTCAGGGGCCACAGCAGCCTACACCACAAGGGCCAAGTATCCTTGTGCACCTCAATGAGACGCTCGGTCTCGGTCTACCAGTGCAGGGAGGGTGAGCATGTCGACCGTTGTTCTCATCCCCCTGATTGCAGCACCGCAGACATTGAGCGTGACGCTGGTTGGCGTGACTTATGTTCTCAACATCTTCTACATGGACGACCCCGAAGCTGGTTGGACGCTTGACATCAACGACCAAGCAAGCAATCCGATCGTCTGCGGCATAAGCATGGTGCCGACAACGAACCTGCTGGAGCAGTACGACTACTTGGGCTTTGGCGGCCTGCTCATCCTGCAATGCGGATCCGACCCCAACAAAGTAGCAGCATTCGAGGATCTCGGTGCTGATGCGCAACTCTACTTCCTAATCCCATGAGCGGCAGCACAGCAGGCGCGCAATTCATTCGCAAGATGTCGCTGGTCATCGCGGACCAGCAAGGCAATGGGCGTGAGCTCATAGTCCCCAATGACGCAATAGGCACGGCATTGCATGCGCACTTCAAGGTCCGCCATTGGGTCAGCAGCACGCCAGACACGCTGGAGGTCCGCCTATACAACCCAGCGCAGAACACAGTCAGGTTCATCCAGGGGCTTGGCGTAACGCCGTCTGAGTGGGGCTTGGCCAATTCGGGGAATGCGTCCAGCAATGGGCAGATCATTCTCAAGGCTGGGTACACGACGGCAGCGTATGGCACCATATTCAGTGGCACCATTCGCTACACGCGGACGGGCAAAGAAGACGCGACGACGACCTACTGCGACATCTTTGCGTCCAGCAGTGACGCGCCGCACAATTGGGGCATTGTCAATGCGACGCTTGCTGCCGGCTACAGTCAGACAGACGTCGCGAATGCAGTAGCGAAGTCGAAGAGCAACGGGCAGTTTGGCGTGACGCTTGGCAACCCGCCAGCCGTGTCCCCTGGTGCTGCAAATGCTGTGCCTGTCACACCTCCCGCCGCGTCGCCTCGAGGACGTGCGCTGTTCGGTATGGGGCGTGACGTGTTGCGCGATGTCGCTGCGTCGCATGACAACTCATGGTTCTTCGATGGCAACAACACCATTCAGTTTGTGCCGCGCACTGGCTACCTTGACCTTCCTGCCATTGTGCTGCGCTCTGACACGGGACTGATCGGCTTGCCGGAGTTGACGCAAGACGGTGTACGTGCGCGCTGCTTACTCAACCCCAACATCGGCATTGGTCGGCGCGTGCAAATTGCCAATGCGCTGATCCAACAGCCGCCTGTCAACATGGCGTTTACCGCCGTAAACTTTTTCCCGTCGACGGAGGCTGATGGCTTCTACAAGGTGCTGTTCGTTGATCACACCGGCGACAACCGCGGGAACGATTGGTACACAGACATGCTGTGCTTGTCGATTGATCCAACGGCGAAGGTGCCAATCACGGGGGCCGTGCTGGACCTACCGACGGGGATTCCCCCGTAATGGACTTCTATGAACGCATTGCGAGCGAGCATGATGCGCTGCAATTGATCATGGATGGGCGGCAGGTCCAGATTTGGACAGCGCAGCCGGGCATGATCACGAAGGTGTCCGACCTTGGCGGCAAGATCACGGTCGATGTGCAGCCAGCTATCCAAGGGAAGGTAGCATCGGCTGATGGTACTGTCGGGTTGCAGAACCTGCCAATCATACCCGATGTCCCGCTTGTTGTGCAGCATGGCGGCGGGTACATGGCGACATATCCTGTCGCAGTAGGGGATGAGGTGTTGATCGTGCACGCAGCGCGCAACATAGAT